ATGTATATATTACAACTGCAACACATTGGGAGAATTTCCCTTGGAAGGTTGAATGGCTACAGAGTTACTTCCCGTTCATTGATGAATCTCGTATTATCTGCGTTAGAGATAAGAGTATTCTAGATGTAGATGTAATGATTGATGATAATCTTGATAATCTTATTGGCAACATTAGATGCAATAGAGTTCTTCTAGAAAAGCCTTGGAATAAGGATGCTCATGATGAAGTTTATGGCATTAAGCGTTGTACAAATTGGGATGAGATTGTTGTTGCAGTAGAAGAGTTTTATAAACAAGACGAGGAGTTGATGGCAAGTTGAATGTAAAAATTTTAAATCCAGATGCCGTATCAAAGCTATTCACTAATTGGGGTGAAACAAGTGCAATTTGTTATGATACTCATACCGATGACCCGACTCCAATTGGTAAAGGTTGTATGGCAAATGGGCACTTTAGCGGAAGTCGTGGTGACTTTATTAAGTTCCTAGTTACAGACATTCCTCGGTTTACTGTTGACCAAGCAGTAAGACATGAGATTGGCGTGTTTAAGAATGTCCAGTCGTTTCGCTATGTAGATAAAGATTGTTTTTCATATGAAGTACCAGTAGAGATTGCAGATAATCCTGAATTGTTGGCAACGTATGATAAGCATATGCAAGACACAATGAATCTATATAAAGATATTCAGTCCTACGTTCTATCCAAAGGCAAGACACAAGAAAGAGCAAACGAACAGGCAAGATATGTACTTCCGATTTCAACACATACTGCTTTCGTAATTGGTTTTACTATCGAAGGACTGATTCACTTCATGCATAAGAGACTATGCTCTCGTGCAGAGGATATTATTCGTCAGCTGGCAGTAGAAATGAAGAAAGAGGTTATTAAGATTTTGCCAAACCTTGAATCAAGACTTGTGCCAGAGTGTCAGTATTTGCTTTGGTGCCCCGAAGGAAAAAAGTCCTGTGGAGCATATCCAACTAAGAAGCAGCTTAAAGAAATTTTAAGCAATAATGGAGGAAACTAAAATGGAGCATTTTGAAATTCATAAATGTCCAACAAGCATTTTGGTTACAAAAGAACCAATAGCAGCTTGTGGTTGTCATTTTGCAAGATTTTTTGATGATGGGTCTGTGGAATGTCTTCTTAGCCAAGAAGGACTTGATACGCTCATGGATTGTTGGCTCGAAAAGTACGGCAAATGTCCGTTCTTAGTAGATATAAAAAGTTATTTAGATAAGGAGAGGCGCCTATGACAGTAGAACAGTGGTTAGGAAAAGATAATCTGCTCGGTATTGATATTTGGCTACGCAAATATCGAAAGGGCGAAGAGTCATTTGATGAATGGCTAGACAGAATTAGTAATGGTAATAAGAAAGTAAAGAAAGTAATCATTGATAAGAAGTTTATTCCTGGTGGTCGCATTCTGAGTAATAGGGGAGTAAAAGATACAAGAGTTACTTACTCAAATTGTTATGTAGTAGCTCCGCCAGAAGATTCTATTGAATCAATCTATGAGAGTCGTAAAAAGTTAGCCCGTACATATTCGTATGGTGGTGGTTGTGGTATTGACCTATCTAAACTTGCTCCTGCTGGTGCTAAAGTACATAATCAAGCAGAGAAGACTAGTGGTGCAGTAAGTTTTATGGAAGGGTATAGTCAGACAACTGAGGAGATAGGTCAAAATGGCCGCAGAGGAGCCTTGATGATTTCCCTAGATTGTCATCACCCTGACTTACTAGACTTTATTGACATCAAGACAAAAGATGGCAGTGTAACCAAGGCCAATATTTCTGTTCGTGTAACAGATGATTTTATGCAAGCAGTCGAGGACGATACCGATTGGGTTATGTCTTTTACCCGTGAAGAAACTGGTGAAACCATCACTAAGACTGCAAGAGCAAGAGATATTTTTAATAAGCTATGTGAGAACAATTGGAACTGGGCAGAGCCAGGTATCCTGTTTTGGAATAATATTGAAGAATATAACCTACTAAGCAATAATCCAGACTTTGAATATGCTGGTACTAATCCTTGTGCAGAGGAGCCATTGCCCGCAGGTGGATCGTGTCTCTTGTCATCAATCAATCTTTCTGCATTTGTAGATGATTGTGGTGAATTTATGTACGATGATTTTTACGACACGATTGATGTTGGTATTAGATATCTAAATGAAGTTCTTGACGAAGGTCTTCCTCTGCATCCTCTACAAGAGCAGAGAGATAGTGTAAGGGATTGGCGTCAGGTTGGCTTAGGTGTTATGGGTGTAGCAGATATGCTTATCAAGATGCACCTACGCTATGATAGTGATGAAGCAATTGAGCATTGCCGTGATATTTCTATGGCTATGGCAAACCACGCTATGTATATTTCTGCAAACTTAGCTTGTGAGAAAGGTCCATATCCCAAGTACACAAACACAACAATTGATACTCCATTCTTCAGAGCTAATGCAGACACTTTAACGAAGAATATGGTTGATAATTACGGTCTACGTAACAGTCAGCTTCTAACCATTGCACCTACTGGTACAATCTCAACAATGCTTGGCATTAGTGGTGGTATTGAGCCTATCTTTGCAAAAAGTTATAAACGTAAGACCGAATCTTTGCACGAAACAACACAGTATTATGATGTTCTTACTCCAATTTATCAGAAGTACGCAGATGAACACGGACTTACTGTCAATGATAAGTTCCCAGATTGGTTTGTAGATTCTTCTGAAATTGACTATAACAAGCGTGTAGCTATGCAAGCTGCTTGGCAAGCGGGGATTGATGCAAGTATTAGTTCTACAGTAAATCTACCAAATGAAGCAACTATTGATGATGTGAAGAACATCTATATGTCAGCTTGGGAAAATGGTCTAAAGGGCATTACCATTTATCGTTCTGGTTGTAAACGTGAAGGTGTACTAGTCGTAGAGAATAACAACAATCAGACAAACTTTAAGACAGAGGAAGAGATTCCTCGTGGGGCAATTATGAATTGCTCTGATGACCTTATTGGTAAAAAGCGTAAGTTAATAACTGGTTGTGGCAGTCTTCACGTATTAGCATTTTTCGATGCTGATGATGGTAGCCTACAAGAAGTATATTTTAACAGAGGAAGTACTGGTGGTTGCTCCAACTTTATGACCGGTCTAAGTCGTACAATTAGTCTACTGTGCAGAGCGGGTGTTGATATTGAAACTATTAAAGACCAGCTAGATTCTACTGGTGTATGCCCAAGTTATGCAACAAGATCTGCAACAAAGCACGATACATCTAAAGGGTCTTGTTGCCCTATGGCTATCGGAAATGCACTTATGGATATGTACAAAGAAATGCAAGAAGAAGTCGAAGACGATTATGACGGAGATTGTGAATCTCATGTTATTAGTCAAGAAAAATTAAATTCAATTAAGCTTGGTATATGCCCAGAGTGTGGAGAGCCAATGACATACGAAGGTGGATGTGACATTTGCAAATCATGTGGCTATAGCCACTGTGGTTAATAATACAAAATTAATGGAGGATTAATGCTATGAATAAGAATGATAATATTAATAAGACTTTTGCTGCAAATTGTGATTGTGCTTACGCAACTACTGACTCCAACAAGGCTACTTATCGTTGTGCCATCTGTGGCAAGGCTTATGACACTATTGACGAGCGTGTAGTTTGCGAGACTAAGTGTCTAGCCGCAAGGAAGAAGGCTCAGGCAGAGCTAGAGAAGAAGAGACTAGAGGAAAAGAAGACTGCTCGTAAGGCTGAGATTGAGAAGAAGTATAAGGAACTAGCTATTCTTGTAAAGGACTATTGCAAGGACTATGGTTCTCTACAGATTGGTGAATCCAATTACTTTGAGGATGATTATCCTACTCTGTCTAAGCTACTAGGATGGTGGTTCTAATGAGACACTTTGAAGTAGTTAAAGATGAGCACAGAAAGAATAGTAGAGACATCCAGCTCCCCACTCGTGCTACAAAAGGCAGTGCTGGATATGATTTCTATAGCCCTATTTCTGTAGATATTGAACCTATGTGCTCCCAAATGATTTGGACAGATATTTGTAGTAAGTTTGAAGATGATGAGGTTCTTCTAATCAATGTGCGTAGTTCTATGGGGAAACAACCAGTAATGATTGCAAATACACAGGGTGTGATTGATCCATCATATTATGGAAACCCAGATAATGGTGGAAACATTGGGATTCGTTTATTTAACCTAGGTAAGACTATTTATACTGTTCATGCTGGAGATCGTATAGCTCAAGGCACGTTTGTTAAGTATCTAATCACAGATGATGACGATACAACAACAGAAAGAGTTTCTGGCTACGGTTCTACAGGTGTATAAACAAAACAGTACAAAATTAACGGTAAAACGTAAAAAAAATAAGGGGCGGCGTTTGCCGTCCCTTTTATTATTAGGAGAATATTTATGAAAATATACTATATGCCATATGGCACAACTCAAGAAGAAATAAATAAACTAAGAAAATCAATCAATGAAAAAGTTATAGTTGTCATTAGCGGCAACGATGACTTCAAAACAAATTTAAAAGATTTTATAGTGGCTGCTAAAAAGTAGCCGCTATTTTATTGCGTTTACATAACCACAATGTTATAATAGACATAACAACAATGTGAAAGGATGTGTAAAAATGATTTCACAAAGAGCAGCGGCATATTGCCGTTTATCTAAAGAAGATGGAGATGACGAAATTAGTCAAAGTATTGAGAATCAAAAACAACTACTTGAAGAATTTGCAAAGAAAAATAATATAATTATAGACAAGTTTTATATTGATGATGGCTACAGTGGAGCAAAAATGAGCCGTCCAGCATTTAACCAATTAAAAGATGATTTAAATAGTGATAAAGTTGATTTAGTTCTTGCAAAAGATTTATCTCGTATTGGTCGTAATAGCCCAAAGGTACAATTATTCTTAGAGAATATAATTGAACAAGAAAAAAGAGTTATAGCACCAGGAAACAATTATGATTCATTAAATGAACAAGCACAAGAAATGGTCGGAATACAAACATGGGTAGATGAAAAATATGTGCGTGATGTTAGTAGAAAAGTTCGTGGTGCCATTGACACTATGCAGCGTAACGGCAAATACATAAGTTGTGTACCATATGGTTATTATATTGATCCATTTAAAAAGGGTGTATATTATGTTGATGAAACATGTGCAATGTATGTTAAAGAAATGTTTGATATGTATTTAAATGGATTTGGAGTAAGAGCAATAGCAAAAGAATTCACCATTCGTAACATTCCAACCGGTAGTATGATTACAAAACAAAGACTAGAACGTTTAGGAAAACCATATAAAGGTACTGCATCTAACAGATGGTATCCAAATGTTATTATGGACATGCTAAAGAATGATTTCTATATTGGAACTCTAACATTAGGAAAAACAAAAAGACGTTCCATACATGGTAAAAAAATAAAACAACCAGAAGAAAAACAATATGTATTTGAAGATGCACATGAACCAATTGTAGATAAAGAAACTTTTCAATTAGTACAAAATACAATTGCAAATAGAGGGGTTACAAATTTTCGTGGAAGAAGAATACAAACAAGACCAAACATATTTGTAGGGGTTCTATATTGTGCAAAGTGTGGCAATCGTTTAACATCTGCTGGTAAAAATAAAAATACAAGATATGTTTGTAGCCTATATAATACACATGGCACAGACTTTTGCTCAAGTCATTCCATAACAGAACGGGATTTAAAAGAAGCATTAATATATTTTCTTGAGCACTGTAAAGAAAATTTGTCAGAAGCAATAAATGACTTGGACAATATTATTCATAAAGACTCTCAGAAATCGGAAGATAATATTATAGAGGTTTTAGAAAAAGATATTGCTCGTGTTGAATATGAAGTAAAAATACTTTTAGAACAAAAAATGCGTGAAACAATGAAAAACCCATCTATGATTTCAATGATTGATGAAATGTATGAAAAAATGCTAGAAGAAAAATATAATGGTTTAAAATCATTAAAAACACAATTAGAAGATAAAAAGAGCAATATGTTTGACGACAATAGTATCTACAAAAACTTGACTTCTGCAATGGACATTATGACAAAAATTATAGAAACTAAAGACATTACAAAAAGACAAATTGCAACTATAGTAGATAAAATAGTCGTACATGAAGATGGTGGATTAGACATCTATCTAAAGGGCAACTTACATGAACTTTGTACGAATTATGTACAATACAAGATGACAGACAAAGAAAAAATATTAGCTGCCACTTTAGACTATATAAAAACTACCCCCGATTATATTATACCCACAGCAGCTTGGAAATATTCACGTGCTCAAGGATGTCGTGTAGGATACCCAAATTATTTTAGAGTATTTAGCATTTTAATTAAAGCTGGTTATGTAGTAAAGAATGAAGGATACAATAAGGGGTATAGGCTAAATCGTCCATTCAAAACTCTATATGATGATTTCAAAAATAACAACATTGACTATGACACCTCACTGTGCAAGAACAATAATGTTACATTAAAAAATATCAAAGACATATGTAAGTGGGTGCAATCATTACAATATAAGAAGAAATTATTTTAGAACTCCCCTACCATTGGTGCTATCACTTTGCCAATTTTGACCTAATTTTTGATATAAAAGTGATTGCATTTTTGACGAAAAACATTATAATATTTATACAAGGAGGCGATTTTATGACAACTAAATCAGAAACAAAAGTCATCACAGTAAGGCTCCCAGAAGAAACCAAATTCGCAATTGAAATGGCGGCTCACGCAGAAAATAGATCGGTGAACAATTGGATATTAAATGTCATAAAAAATCACTTAAAAGAGCAAAGCGTAAAAAAATAGGGACTGCACTTATGTGCAATCCCTATTTTTTATTTTGTGCGTTTCCACATGAAAACACTTAGATATGGAGGCATATTATTATGTGCCTCACCACCACCACGAGTAAATCCCTGCATTACAAGCTCGTTACCAGAAACGACCTTATATGGTCTATTCTCATATTCTCCATAACCAGCAGCACCAGTTGAATTTAGATAGTAACTATTCGTATCTCCACCTCTATCAACCCAGCCAGAGTCGTTAAAGTTATCATACATGTGGCCTTCGTGAGCAGGCATCTCATTTGCAGTAAGTGTATGTGTAGCTTCTCCACCAGTAGAACCAGCAGAATAGCTTGAGCCTGCAGCTAATAAAAATCTATCTTGTATCTGTTCCCACGTACCTCCAAAAAAAGCTTGTGGACTTACATTGTTAATACTCATATAAATACTTCCAACAGGATAAATCAAATCTATAAGAGTCTTACCATTAACAGATACGTTTTTATCAAAACTAGCATCCCATCCACATTCAAATTTACCTTTGGCTAATTGGTCTGAAACAGTAGACATTTTGCCAACAGCAAGCCCATTACCATACTTGGCAATATTAAATACTCTTTCTGCCGTATTTAGTTTTCCTTCGGCTATAGCGCTTGAACCAACTAAATCCTTTACTGTTAATCTAACTTCATACTCACTAGATATATCAAAACTGCCACCAATAACAATAGTTCCATTAATTGAACTTACCGTATCAGACAAAGCAGTCCAAGTGCTAGCCCCTTTCTTTTTATAATAAAGCTTACTAGAAGAGCTATCTACTTCATTTTTACCATTCACACTTGCACAAGAGCCAGAGAATGTGCATTTGGCGTACTTGCCATCTTGACTAATCGTACCATCTGCTAGACATCTATCAACACGAAAAGATGATATAGATATATTAGAATATGGATAACATGTTATATTTACACTACGTGCAGTACTATTTCTACCACGGCTATCTGTTGCATAAGCAACATATGTTAAGGTTCCACTGCTACTAAGTACACCGGTCTCATATGTTGCAGTTGAGCCAGAAACAGGCATCGGAGCAGAGGCTCCGGTTGAATACATTGTTACAGTACACGCCTTAATACTGCTTCCAGCTCCGGGAGTAATACCACTCAGCGTTATCTTTACCTTAGATTTATTTTGAACATATATACCCCAAGAGTCAACAACAGAGTTTCCGGCTGATACATATGTCGCAGTAATACCAGAAGTAGATGGGGTAATGCCTCCCTCAACTTTTACCGAAATTGTTTTTGTGCTTGTTCCTATAACAGTAGACCCACTCAATGTTTCTAGCTTACACGTAAGTGTTCCAGAAACACCATTTGGGAGCCATGTATGTGGAATATTATATTGTCTATATGTTTGACCTGTACTAGAAACTGTACCAGTATTTGTTGAAGATTTATCACCCATTGATACGGTAGTTCTATATGAGAAGCTAGTAGACTTAGGAGTAAAATAAATGCGTATATCATTACCAGTATTAATAGATGAAATTCCGGTTCCACTTGTGTTTGTAATTTTATCAATAGAACAAGAACGAGGTATAGTTGGCAACGACCATGAGCCAGAACCAGACGAATTGTAACTGCCAGAAGAATAGAACGAGCCACCACAGTTTGCTGCGAAAGAGCCACTGCCATCAGGATTGTGGTATATTGTTGATGTGCCGCTGAATACGACTGTTCCATTATAAATTGTTTCTGCGTAGTTTCTGCTTTGGCTTGAGCCATTAACAGTTACATATTTTTCATATATAACAATCCAATAGCCACTACTTTTACCACCATCACAAGTTACGTTCCAACTTATAGTAGAATAATTTCCCTCTATGTTTTGTCCTGTTAATTCCCAATAAAATTTAAATCTGTAAGGAGCACCACTTCCATCATCGGCATAACCACTTGTATAAAAAACACCATTATTTGCCATAACTATCACCGTCCTTAATTGCTACTTTTAGAAATCATAAGTTTAATTGTATCATTTCCAACAGAAATATCTTCATATTTATCTCCGTCGCCAGTATTGATGACGGTTCCGTATGGAATGTTTAAAATATATTGATCTACAAACGTCTCAGGAGTTAGTGTAAGTACACCATCAAGAAACATTGCTTGACAAGCAATATCTTTCTCGTCAACTGTTTGCAAATAAGATCTTGATGCGTAATCTGATACCACAGATGTAAAATATCCATATTTAGAAGGATTTGCATACAAAGCAGAGCACGGAGAAAATGTAATTTGAATTTTTGAATTTGGTATATAAACACAATTTATTATGCTTGGCTTTGGTGCCGGAATTAAAGAACGTACAATAGACAAACTTTCATTTTCTTCTATAACAAATCTATAGTTGCCAATTGAAAGTGATGGTTTTACAACACTATCAGAATGTATTGTTTTATGATTTACAACCTGAATATTATTTTGAACTTCAAGTTCTTTATTATACATTTTGTTGTTACCAACATATGCGACTTTATTTACACCTTGGTAAAATCCAAAATCGTATGGAGTAATTTTTGTATAAAAGTCAGAACCCTCTACTGCACGACCAATAACTAACCCATCATATTGAAAATTAAAATATGTCTTTAGTATATTATTATATTCTGTTAAATCAACTATGTCTGTTTCAATACCTTCAATTTTATTAAGGCCGTTGTCTATGTTGTCCGCAATAGAGCCACCCCATTGGTTTACGTTCACGTTACCATTTTCGTCAACAACGAATATTCCATCACCAATGTTGATAGAACCACCGAAAATTCTACTACCTTCAATATAGCCACCGACCAGCGCATCGGCAATAACTCCGAATTGAGTTTCTTTTTCTCCATCATTGTTACTATCGTATTCAAATTCACCTATGACGGCTTTCGTAGTTTTGAAATTATCATTTGTAAATACTATTTGGTTATTTACCAACCACACTTGTTCTGGTCTATAATCTCCATTTACATCTTTTGTTCTCAGTCTTATTCCATAGTTGCCGATTTCAACATCTTGGTTTCCACTTGTTGCTTTTATTGCCGTTGCTGCATCTAATAAGCCTTGCTTAATTTTATCTTCTATTCTTGTTGCAGTGTTAGAACCCTTTTGCCAATGAGAAGAGTTTTTAGATACACTTTTACCAGCATTAATCGCTTGAGATAATAAATCAGCATGAATGTCTGCTTGATCTCTTATAGATAACAAATCGCCAAATTTTACAGAAAAGTCACTAAAATCTTCGAAATTAATTGTCGTTTCTAATAATCTTGCCTTTTTAATATAATCTTTTCTTAAAGCAATTTTTATCATATTGCCAAGTGCAAATTGATTAATTATTGGCTGAAATTCATCAAGTGCAAATATATTTGCAATATCAGCAGTGAATGATAATTGTGGTTGAGAAAGTTTTAATAATTCTTTCCTTCCAGCTTCAAGAAGCGCCTGTTTTGTTTCCATTATATCTTCTTCTGTATCAGTTTCTGTCACAACAAAACAGTCATCATTATATTCATCCTCGCGTAAAAATGGAGCAAGTCTTATTAAATTTTCTTCAGAAAGATTATTTTTTATAGATATAAGATTTGCAATTTCTTGAATGTCTTCTTTTACACTCTTTAATCCATTGTTTGCCGTTGCAATGGCCTCATTCACCTTTTTAAGCTTCTCGGTTACGGAATATAACATCATATAGTTAGAGTGATACATATAGTAATCTTTATTGCTCTCATTAGACCATCCACTTTCTGTCTGAGTAACTTGGACACCCCTATAAGTATTCTCATATATATCTAACGTAGACTTGCCATATTCGTCCCATACCTTATCGAGAAATTCTAGTATAGCGGTTTCTCTACTAAGATACGTAGAATCTTCGCTAGTCATTTTTATCTTAAATGTAGTTGTGACATTTTTATCTGGCTCATCCAAAAATGCAAACTCAATTAAAAGTTTACTCAATAATTCTTGGTTAACCCTTGCGGCATTTTCACCATATTCATATTCTAAAGAACCTTCTATTTGCTTTGGACTATAATAATCTCTAAGAAAATCTAAAAATTGTTCTATTTTTGTTTCGGTCAAATTTTCTCCATGTTTATTTGTCAACGTAGCAATACTTGCATTATAGCCTTTAATTGCATTTAAATCATCTTCATATCTCTTAGTATATTCTTCTAACTTTTTTAAATAATTGCTATATTCATCATATAAACTTTGCCCCATCCATTGCACAGTATGATAGAAGGATAAATCTGTAATATTTGGCAGACCATAATTTACCTCTCTAATATTTAAATCATCTGCACCAGTTACTGTAAGAACCGTCTTGATATCATCAGTTGAGTAATCAACTTTCATATTGTCGGCAAGATTCTCAAATGTAATCATTGCATCTGTTTCTGAACCAGCTTCTTCTTCGTCATAAACATTTACTGTATTGTCCAATGTATTAAATATAACAATACACTTAAACGTATCAGACATATCGTTCATTAAAAAGTCATATACTGACATTCTATCAATCTCAAAAAATCTACGCTCAGTTGCCAAATTAACATCAACATATCCAATCTTCCAATCTGGCGCTTTTTCTTTTAAAATTAAATGCAATAAACTATGCTCTTGGTCGTCTTTATCATATAACTGTACACCATCAATACTTCCAGTTGTTCCCATATTGATAGCAAATTCTTCAAGATATCTATTGCTTAAATCATACTCTGCTGAATATGCATCAAAGCTTTTTGTTTCGTTTATACCATCACTATTGACAGACGGATTCTGTAACTGGAAGTATCCAAAACCTTCTAGATAAACAAGGCGTAGACCATCTGCCCAATCATAATATGGATTAACAATAGTTTCGCCAGTGACTATATTTGTGCTTTCTCTATTTATATCAAATGAAATTTCACTATAACCTTTCCATTTGAATGTTCCATTTAAATTATTTACATCTAGTTGCCCAATTTTATCCTTATTTGTTTGGCACAAATATACATTTGGTTTTCTATATGTATCACTAAGTATGTTCTTTGGAAGTTTCAAGATTTAACCTCCCCTCAATCATTGCTAACATATTTCGTTTCTGCTATTACTAATTTAACAGTATATTCATAGTCTGGTTTGTATGCAGTAGCATATATACAAACACCATCTTTATCATTTTTTGCCACAAGAGTAGTCCATGAATTGTCAAGACCACCAAGAAGTATTTCGTCTGGCTCAATATAGACAATGGAATTCTTTGTAACGTCTCTAATATACACATACTGTTTATAAGCGTTTCCATCTTCTTGCCATCCGTATTTATATAAAGTAACAGTATATGTCCTCTTTTTGATTTCTTGATCTCTGTCCCGTATGGTTGCTTGCATAGCATAGTCTAAATCAGGCTTGCCTCCAGTAGCATATGCTAAGAACGAACCTTCTTCATCGTTCCCTATTTGCATTGTAATATCTCTATCATCTAGAGTAAATATCTGCTCGGCGGTTGGCTGTAAGTCAATTACAGATGTGGTTGTGGCGTGTTTAATATCTATCTTCTGAGCATACTTTTCTTCATCCTTGTTTGGATCGTCGTCCTTATGAATTAACACCCAGCCGTTTGCAGGAATATAAAGGTCTGTAACGAGTAACGGCGTTTCGAAGACAGAGGAATCATCAATTCCTTCAAAGTCATATATTGCATCCGTAACCTTCATTATATCTCTATACTCAATCATTAAATGACCATTGCCAGTTACAGTAATATAGTTTACACCAGGAGATAAAGCCAACCATTCGAAGTTAAAGTTGTCGCCAAACACTTTAATATCATTATCTGAATAGATAATTTGATTGCTATCCATTGTGATGACTTCATTTGCGGCAAGGTTGCTTACAACAGTTTCTTTTCCAGTAAGTATATTTTTAATCCTAAGTTCTTTGCCGGTCTCTGAATTTTTAAATATAATCTTAGGATAAATATGCACGGCAGATTCATCAGAGTAGTTTAGTAATGGACATATTAGTTCACCACCAACATTTGCTTCTACACTACGTATATTAGAATAAGCCCAAGGACTTACTGCTGTAAATTCTGCACGAAAACCAATTACTCTTGCATCCATTTTTTGTAGTTGCACATTGGTAAATCTACCAAGAAAAGAATAAATAACTTCATCATCGTCATTGTATAAATCTAGCCAAGACACTTTGTGCAAACTTGTCAGCCATTCCATTGCATTCCTAAGTTCAGATGTAGAAAAATCCGCATAATTTTCTTTGACCATTGTTATAGATAACTGTGCGACATTGTTATATTTTGCACCATAGTCATTACGGTGCGTGCCGTTATATTTGTCTGTAAAAACAGAATCTATTCCGAGATAACTATCGACTTCGCCATTGTCTGGATCGAATGCAACAACAATTAGCCCGAAGTCTCTATTTGATTTATCTCTATAAGTAAACTTTTTTTGATATATTGCCACCTTGTACACCTCCTTATAGAAAGAGGAGCCGATTACTCGACCCCTCTAATAAATTATCTTGTATAGCGCTTTAAGCCGCCATTCACTTGTTTCATCATATTATCAAACTCGGAACGTACCATCTTTTGTAATTCTGGAATTGCATCTTGGTTACAATTATCCACGTGGACAAGTGAACCGAATTCAAGATTTAGTTCCATATTATTGTTTGTAATATGAGGTGCTCCAATAGAAGGAGTATTTCTCTTGAGCATTTCAGTTGGGTCAATAGAACCAAGCTTCATGGGGTTTTCTGTAATGTCAGCAGGAATTACGCTTGTACCCTTAGATAAGAATGCAAGCTTACCATTACCATCTGCGTGTAGAACGAGTTCCTCAAGACCATTCTCGTCAATCATTGCTAATTGACTACTCTTTACGCCCTTAGTGCCTTTTGCGAAGCCAACAAGGTCATTCTTGTTAACCCAACCAGTATATCCACTTCCAGGAATGCCGATAAGCACTTGGTCTCCAGAGGTTTCCATTACAGTAAATGTACTGCCAGGAACCCAACCTTGCATTTTAGTACCATTACCACCGTCTCTTGAGAAGTTCGTAGCACTATCTTTAACGGTTACGGCAGAACCTACCCCAACTGATGATGGAGCATAATAACCACCACCAGAAGATGGTCTACTTGGTTTAGGCTCTGGTTTTGGAGGTTCTACATATTCAGCACTAGTTGTGTCTGTTGTGGACTTGTTGATATTATTGACAGTATCGTTTGCATTGCTATCTGCCTCTTTTTGAATACCTTCTTGTTCTCCTCTTAGTTCTTTGAGCATCTCTAGGTATCTAGCAAGAGCATCTGCACCATCACTCCATGGGTCAACAACCGCATCATAAATAGATACACCATATTCCTCAGAAATGTTCTTAAGGAAAGCGTCTATACCATCAGCATTTTCAAGAATAAGTTTTAAACTATCTGCAAGAACTTGTTCCTCATTTTTAAGGTAGTTATCAAGTTCTTCCATCTTTTTGTCTTGATTTTCTTTGTAGGCATCAAGCTCTTTATCTAAGGCGTTCTGCTGGGTTTCAATGTCGTGCGAATACAGGTCTTCATTTAAGCTGCTTTGAGCTTCTGCTAATTCTGCTTCGAGCTTTTTCCTCTTGGCTGTTGCGGCAGCACTATTATCACCGGACATTGCATCTATTTGTCTCTGAATTTTATCAATTTCGTCATTGTGTTCCTTTAATGTTTTTGCCCAGTCGTGTGCATCCTTCTGGGAGCTTAGGTCTTCTTTACGCTTTGAAATAAGCTTTTCGTAAGCGTCTATTTCCTTCTGAATACCATTTTTTACAGCTTCTATACGAGTCTTATTAACATCAATGATAGACTTCTTAGCAGATTTCATAGCATCAATGCTATCATACTGAGAATCTTTTAGTTCCTTTAATTTCTCATTATATTCATCGGTGCTATATTTACCAGCCGCATAATCCTTATTGAGTTGCTTAATTTGCTCGCCATAAAGCTCAGCACGATAGTTTGCCTTCTCCATTTCTTGAGCAAGTAGGCCAAGAGATGTTATGCCATCACTAGTCCAATGACCAACATCATCAGCAATATCGTCATCATCAATTAAACCTCTTAACTGTTCAGCTTCGTCGCTTACATTATCTATGGCAGTAATGATTTTATCAAAGTTCTCCCAATGTAAGTCGTTAATGGCATTTTGGAATCCCTCTATGTCGGTTTCACAGTCTATAATAGATGCGTCAACCTCATAGATAGCGTTGACCATTGAGTACCAGTCTTCTGAGAACTTTTCAACACCACCAGATTTGACAGCTTTATCAAGTTCATTTTGCATTTCTTTGCGTTGTTCTCTGAGTTTGATAAGTTGTTCTTGGCTATTTTTAGTCATAGCCTCATAGAAGACATCAGATGCACGTTCACCTTGTTCTTCTAGTAAGTCAATCGCACTTTGAATTTGGTCGTTTTTGACAGTTGTTAAACCAATCTTATTAGTATATTCTGTCTTGACCATTTCCTGAATTTGAACATGGGTTTCAGAAATTTCTCTTCTAGTTTCTTCTAATTGCTGATTGAGGTCTGCTACCTTACTTGCCCATTCACGATAATTGTTAATAGCCTCAACAACCTCTTCGTTTGCATCACCAACAAAGTCCGTAATTGCAACAGCACCATCTTTAGCCATCTCACGATATTGTTCTGGAATTTTAGCAAAGAGTTTTGCAGAATAATCAGCGTAGAGTTTAATTCCTTCGTTAAGTTCTCGTATTTTCAAATACTCAGTATCAAGAATTTGAGAATAAATACCTCTTTTTGCACTTATGCCAACAGCATTTTCCAACTGGGCATTCATAAGACTGAGATTATTCTCAATTTCTTCTAGAAGCACTTCAAACCAATCAAATATCTCTTCGAACTGATCTGCGGTATCAGACATAGAATCTGCAGCATTAGAAAGAGAATCAGATGCGCTGCCTAAGTTGTCAAGAAGATCAGAATGGCCATACCAATCTGGGACGACTCCTCCATATTCTTTTGCTCTTGCAAACTTTGTAAATATTGTACCACTTGTGCCAATACCAAAACCATAAGCATTTCCTTCGGCAAATGCCTTACCACGAGAACTTATATGACCATTTTTAAAGAGTTCTTCAGTTTGCTTATGATTAAAGATAATGTCACCCTTTTGAATATCTGTAAATTCAGCACCATTTTCTCCAAGCATTTCCCAACGACTACCACGAACACGAAGTTCTGGGCCTAATTCACCAACAAGAGATGTTTCGGTTTTTTCCGCTCCCCAATCACCTTGAGCATTGGCCGTTCCATCTGCCATTATAGAGTTAATATTGTAACGATTTTTGGTTGGGTTGACATATCTTTCCTTGTTTTTAGGTTTATCTACCGTTTGTCCTTCACTTACTTCTCGATACGTAGTCGTAACGGTTACACTGGTGGGAATTCTATCGACAGCATCAATTAGATTATTAATTGCTTTTACCGCAGCAGTACTATCAACGCTTGGGTCTGGAATTGCTTCGACTGCTTTTTTGGCAGCTTCTGCTACTGTTTTAACTTCTTCTATCTGACCTTTCGCATCTTCTTCTCCTTCTAAATATAGTTTTAAGGTTTCATTGGAATTTAGAAGTTTTGCATAATCGTCTAGAACGGCTTTATCTTCTTCAGATAAATCTTGTACTTTTGGTGTTAATGCAACTTTATATTTGCCATCTTCGCCAAGTTCAAGCAATTCACTATTAACCTTTCCGTCTTCTAATATGACGGGTAGGTGTGCAGGATTTGATTCCCACTTTGCTTTAATTTCAGCTAGCTGATTATTTATAGATTCTTGTGCGACTTGAATTTCTATTTCACTTGGTGCAGTAAGCTTTCCTTTTTCGGCAACGGCACCAGCTAATTCTTGTGTTGCTGTTGTTACTTTATTCGTTGCAATTTGGATTTCATTATCTGTCGCATTTGGATCATTTAATAACTTGTCAAGCTCTGCTTTTGCATCCTTAACCTTTTGAGTACATGTGTCAACCTTATCAGATGCAGCAGTATAGTTCTCCATATTGGCTATCGCATTATTAGATTCTTTTGCAAGCGTAGCTTGATATTCGCTATATTTCTGAACATAATCATCAAGAGCCTTTTGTTTCTCTTCTGCTGTAGCCTTTTCGCTATTAGCGACATCAATATATTGTTGGTCTAGATCACCTAACGCTTTTATGGTTCTATAAATATTAGCCTCAGTACCCATATCAAATGAATCAAAGAAACTACTATTATCACCCATAATCCAGTCTGCATCAACATTGTCCATCTGTTCACCAATAGCAACAAGCATGGATTTTGTAAGCCCCATCTTATCTGCAAAGCTATCAAAATCAGTTTCGTTAACAGTCCAAACGCCATTAGAGAAAGACATCAAACCTTTTTCTTTGGCATCCTCTATAAATGTTTCAATATTCTTAGTGGTTGTTTCAACACTCTTAATTGCACCATCATCGTCATATTCAATATTGAAATATCTGCTAAGTGTACCACTTATATATTCTGCCGCAGCGGTATACCTTTCTTCTAATGTATCTAAATCCTCGTATACACTTTCTGGTATTAGTCCCTTAAATGCAGACTTAAACACTTCAGAACCCATTTCTGCACTGTGATAACCATCAATTACTGCTTGGAACATTTCTCCAGCAGTATCTATATAATCAGGATTTTCCTCTGATGATTTCTTTGCATTTTCAAAACTCGTAAATGCCTCTTTTGCTTCGTTTATCTGATCGCCAAGAAGATCATATTTAGATATTTCGTCAGCGAGAGCAGCCATCTTTTGCCTAATTAAAGAAACTTGTTTTTTATCTTCCGTTGAAAGAGCGTTTGTTGCGCCTTTTGTATCTTTTAATTTCTTGGTATATCCATTAAGCTCTTTATATAGTTTATAATATTGTAGCATCTTTTGAGAACGAGCAAGTTTCTTATTCGCCACAGCGGCACTTGAGGCGCTATCTCCTAGTTCTAATGATAAATCTACTACTTTTTGCAATTCTTCGGCAGATGTATCGGCAATGACTCCACAATCTAAAAGAGATTTAATTAATGCGTGTAAACCAGTATCATCAGTAGAATCACTAGCTTCATACATTTCTTTTAGTTTTTCACCAGTAATGCCTACTGTGTTTTGAATTTCTTCTAACTCATCCTGAAATTCAGTTTGTTGTGTTACACGTATAAATGCAGCTTCGATAGCTTTACCAGTATTGTCGGCACCAATAGCAAGCCTATCCTGAGCATCATAAATTATCTTTAGATTGGCATTCATTTGCTTTTGCCAATCCTCTAATTCATCAGGATTACCGTATTGCCATTCAACACCTTCTTGACTTAGATAATCTTCATTAATCTTATCCATTACATTGGATATGATTTCATATTTATCATCAGCAATTTTTTGCATCTGTTCTACTTTCTTTTCTGCATCTTCAACCTCTTTGTCTGACGCATCATCACTTAGATTATCCAATTCTTCTTTTGCTTTTTCTAAATTTCTTTGGGTAACTTGATATTCTATAATTTTTGCATCAAGACTAGACACTACTTCTTCAGAATATCCGTCTTGTAATGTTCGCCTGGTTTGGTTTCCACTACCTTGCCAAACCATTGCCTCAGACGAACCAACATATTCTCCATTAGGGTTTCGATAAACAACTGAAACCCCACCAAAGTTTGAATCACTTTTTACTGCATCATTTAAATTTTTGGCGGCTTTCTTTTGTAGTCTTTTTTCTTTTTCTTCTTCAAGACGAATTGAGCGTTCAAGCTCTGCATTTTGTGCCTTTAGATTTTTTAATTCTTCTTTTTCCGTGAAAGAAAGCTTATCTTTTAATTCTAATTCATTAATACGATCTTGTGTTGTTTTGAGTTCATCATTTAATGATTGAATCTTATTCCTGACTTCAGATATTTTATCTGTTGTATCTTTGAGTGTCTTTACATAATCCTTGTGGGTCTTTGTAAAGATTACAAGTGCAGCAATAGCTGCTGTAATTCCAGCGACAACCAAAATCCATGGATTTGCTATCACGAATGCCGCCATTGCTTTAATTGACTTCCATATATTTGCAGCAAGCAATTTGAAAGATGTCCCAAGGCCAACATTTACAGTCGTTAAACCCATAGCTGAAAGAACACCAGCAATTTGTGCATCGTTAAGTCCTTGTTGAGCCAAAGCTGCTTTAATTTTAGAAACAGTATTTAAATCAGTTACAACGGTTTCTTCACCAATCGCTCCGGTGAATAAAGTTTTAATCGCAATCTCTTTTGCGTCATTACTAATGCTAGTAGAATCCATAATTGCGGCTTTTACTTTCGCTCCATTTAAGGCTTCAATAGCAGCCGTCTCTCCAGAAAGTGCAGCAATATGGGTTGTAACCGCAATAGTTAAAGATGTCCACATTTTTGGCAAAAAGATTTTACCAAGTTTAATTGCCGAAATTGTGGCAAGAATAGATGGGAGTAAACCAATTGTATCTATAAATTTTACTAATGCAGTACCGGCACTAACAATAAATTTTACAAAACCAGAATCAAGCTCACTTGACCACATTGTTTGTAAAGCGTTATTAAATTGGTCAATCCTACCCTGAATACTATCCATGTATTTCTTGTTTTCAGCTTCCGCTGAACCTTGTGCTTTCATTGCACTTTCATACGCACCTTCAAGGTCTTCAAGGTTTGTTAGCATTGCAGCCATAGCATTTGAACGGTTTTTACCAGCTAATAATTCTAACAATGCAGCACGGTCAATATCGTTCATTTTATCCCATACTTGGGCAATTTCTTTGATAATTGTATATGTATCTTTATATGCACCAGTATCAGTTAAGATATCTACACCACTAAGGGCTTTAACTTTAGATTGAAGTTTGCTGATACTCTCAACGACTCCATCAGTTTCTTCGCCCATTTCTTCAAGAACACTTACCTTAGTACCACGAATACGTAAAGAAATTGTACGAAGAGCAGAACCTACGCTATTTGGATCTTGTAGAACTTTATTTGCTGCGGCAACCATTGCTACGGATTGCTCAAGACTATTTCCTGCAGCCATTAAAGAGCTTGCAGAGTCTTGTAGGGCAGTTGCTATACCGTCTGAGCTTACTGCAAAATTGTTACCAACCTCGTTAAGTACATCAACAACATGCATACTATCTTCAGCAGCATATCCATATGCCTGCATAGTACTAATTAATGCCTCAGATGCTGTTTCTGCATCAGTAAATTCGGATACATTTAACAAAACTGCCGTACTTCTTGCTAGTTCACCGGCCTCTTGAATTGAATATCCAAGTCTTGCCCACGAAGCAGCCATATTTGTTAAGTCTTTTACTGTAGCTCCAACCTCAGCACCAGTCTGAGACATTGTTTTTAGAAATTGTGCATAAGTCTCATCAGTTTCATCAGTTACTTTTTTAAGTTCCGTTAATGCAGAGTCTATCTCTCTAACATATGTTACACCCTTTTGGACTTCGGCCCATATACGATAGAAACTACCAAAGGATAGTATGTAACGTCCAACTTCTTGGATTTTTCCTCCAACACTACTTAAGAATGCTTCCATTCCTGTTTTAACATGACGACTTCCGTTATTAAGTCTAGAAAATGAATTGGTTAACTGATCAGCACTTACTGCCATATCAGTCATTTCGTTTTTACCAGTTCTTACAGAGAATGTTACTTGGTTTTGTGTAGCATTATATTTAATACTTTCAAGCTGAACTCCCTTTATAGACTTGGCATATTCCATCATTGCAGCTTTTGCTTCATCTGCGTTTCTAGAATCTACATTTTTAAATACACCAACATTTCCACCAAGGGGATCTTCTGAGTCGGTATCAATTCTATTTTCATTTAACTTCTTAGAAGCATCAACAACACCAAGCAGTTCTTTTTCTGCCTTTGTTGCATTGTCCGCAAGCATCTTTAACTTAGACTGAATACCTTCGTCATCACTCCAAGCTTTCCCACTTGATTTTACAGCTTCAATTTCATCGTTAAGTTCTTTTAGTGCGTTTCTATACTTTTCAACAGCGGCAGAACTTTCAGCAGATTTACCAAAATTGCTTCCAAGCAAAGTATTGACATCTGCTTCTCTAGCCGAAACTTTTTGTGCGGCATTATATCCATACGCATTTTTACCTTTATCTAAGACATCTTGTCCGGCTTTAACTAAAGCCTCTTTTGCTTCTTCTAGCTCTTTTAATTTTTGTTCTAGTGTTACGCCAGCAGCATTCTTTGAGTCATAATCTTCAACCTCTTTAACGGCTTGCTTATATGCCTCCATTTTAGAAGCGTATTCAGTCGTATCGCTATCTGTTAAAAAGTTTTCACTTTTAATTTTAGCGATTAAAGTATCAATGTCTGAGATTTTCTGAGAAACACTATCTAATTTTGCATATTCTTTATCGGTGGTTAAAACAACAGCACCTAAGCTATCGTTCCATTGCATAATTGCTTTTGTTATGTTACCTTGTGCATTAGTCGTAGTAAACTCTAACTTTTTATTAATAATATCAAAATTAGAAAAATCATAACTACTATTGGAACTAGCGGCAAATTGTTTTGCATAACCCTCAAGCATTCCACGAGTAGAAATATTATCACTCGTTTTACTTCGATCTGCTTCACTTCCGAATAAGCGACCATCGTCTTCTAAGACTTTCTTATTGTATATTTTGGTTAGATTTGCCTGAAGCTCTCTAACTTCTTTATTTGCTCTATCAAGTCTTTCTAGGTCTGCATTTTCAATGATGATGCCTTGCTTTCCTTTTTCGCCAATCTCTTCGGCAATGCTACGTAATTCTTTAAGTTTTTCATTATACTCATTTAGAGCATCAGTGCCAAGCTTATTAGTAATGCTCTCAATATTTTTAGAGTCCCAACCAATTGTCTTTTTAAACTCATTAACCGAACTCTTTACTTGAGCAGAATTATTATTTGGATTTAAAGCTTCTTGCTGTGCCTTAGTTAAAGTAGGTTTAACTTCTGGTTCTTTCTTTATTCCTAGAGTTTCTTCGCCTTGTTTAATAAAGGACATTAAATCCTCGTTTGACATCTTCTGAAGAGATTCAACGAATGCTTTTTCTGCGGCAACAATTTTCTTGCTATATAAAGTGACTTGTTCTGCATAATCAAGCATCTTCTTATCTTCATCGTCATATTCAGGAATTGCAGAAAACTCTGTATAAACTCCACCATGAGGGCTAGCATCACTCTTGGCTCTAACATTAGCCATAAATTCCTTGCCAAATTCTTCTGCTATATATTGTCTAATTACCGACACATAATCAGACTTGCTAACAGTACCAAAATTATCGTTATAATAATTTTGTGATTTAGCAAGAATATTATTAAGTTTACTATACTCATCATCTGTAATAGAATATTTAGAAGTGATATTTTCACCTTTGGAATTAACAACTGATAAACGACCACCAGCATCTTCAACAACCTTTTGCAGATATCCATTGAGAATACGAGCCATTTCATCACTATTTTCAGCAGGGATACTATTGCCGTCTTCTCTAGATAACATAGCCATTACAACATCATTAATTTGTGGATAGCAATCAGCAATTGCTTCAGCAGCTTCTTGACTATTTTTACCAAGATTTAATGACATCATCTCGTTATCATAAATCAAATTATATTTTTTTAGATTGTTTCTAGTTCCTAATTGCTCTAATTGATTAATATCTTCTAACGAGAAGACCATATTATTTAGGCCTTTAGTGTAAGAATGAGAATGTGTTAAAGAATCAACGTTTCCATAGAATTTTTGGAAATCTACAGACCCATTATCTCCCTTTGCTAATTGAATACGTTTACCATTTTGTGTGGCAAAGCCATATTCAATATTAGCGGCGTTCGCTCCAGCCTTAAAAGCCTCCGTGAGATTCCACACTTCTTTAACAAATTCACTAGTTGATTCAACACCTTCGTTGAATACATGCTCTGGGTTTTGTACCGATGGAATAGAACCTAATTTTATAACTTCTTTACTCTTTGAGCTAGTACCATCTTGTACCATTCCTTTAGCAGCATCAATACGATTTTGAAGTTCTTTCTTAGCAAGTTTTAGTTTTTCTGCATCACTTAATTCTACTTGTTTCTGTTGTTCAGCGGTCTGCTTAACTTCTTCTGTTGTTTGCTTTTGCTTTTCTGTTGTTTGCTTTATTTCCTCAGCAGTCTGCTTTTGTTTTTCTTGTGTCGCATTCTTAAGCCCAATCATCTTATCTAAAAGAGCATTTCCTTCTTTTGTTCTATTTTCTGAGGGGGTTCTGTATATTAAATTTGCAGCATCTTTTACTTCTTTCCCAAGTGTACTATAAAACTCTGCTTTAGATTTATCGGTTCTTCCTCTAAAGCCACCAATAGCTTCTTTAACAATTTTAACTGCATCCCTATACTCAGCAGATGTTTTTATAGTAGTTTTTGACTCTTTAGATACAGATTCTTCAGTAGATTGAGCTGCACTTTTAATGACTTGTTCTGCAACTTTTTGCTCTGCTTGTTGTACCGGTGCCGTTTCTGGAACTGTAGGTGTAGAAAGCTTGTCGTCAGCGGCCTTCTTAGCGACTTCCGCTGCGGCTTTTATAGTTTGATTAGCAATACTTGTAGTAGCTTCTTCAATTGGAGTAGTGTCAACATCACCAATCAATATGTCTAAATTTCTAATTTCAGACTCGGAACCACCATATATCTTTAATAAAGCCCTCTCTCTTGCTTCTTGGATATATTTCATTTCCTCATCAGAAATTCCACCGTATTCCCTAAGCTTTGCAATCCATTCCTTTTGTGCTTTATTCTCTTGCCCAAGGTTCGTAACACGGTCAAGATTATACTGATTGGCATTCCTATATTCTGCAGCAAGATTTATGCGATTGCCCATTCTATCTTTGAATACAACATCGTTAGCAAGTTCTCCCTCTAGTCTTGTTTCATCGGAAGAAATTTCTTTCATGTAAGCAACGATATTTTCTTCAAGTTTTTTATCTACTACTTCATATATTTTCTTTATAATTTCATCTGACTTAGTATCCGCCTGATTAAATATATTACTAACTCTTTTGCCAAATTCAGTTATTTTTTGTTTACCATTGCCACCCTTACCACTTGTCATAGTAAGTTGTTTAAATTGCTTAAGTATATCTTTTAAGAAAGTATCTTCTAATCCTCTTTCGCTTTCACCTAAAAGATTCTCTAATGTTCGATAATAATATTGTGTAAATTTTTGTGCTTTTTTATCAAATACAGACTTAAATTCTGTTCCTCCAGAATATAATGAAGATATTTTTGAATCTCTTTCTATTAAAGCTTTTGAAATTCTATCTTTTTTCTGTGTATCATTCAAAGAGTCTGCCGCAGATATATTACTTATATATTCATTATATTCTGAATAAATTGCATTTTCTCGTTTCTCTAATGCTTCTCTAAGTTCTGTATCTAAAGCCTGTAGAGATATTCTCCATGATGCTTCGTGCGCTTTAGCACCCTTTGTCCCATATTTAGATTCTACAATCTTACCAATTGCATCTTTCGACATATTATCAATAATCTCTGTTATTTGTTGAGATAGTGAACTTTCTATTGATGCAATCTTTTCCCTTGCTTTTTCATATAAAGCATTTCTAAATTGTGTAAAATCATCAGATTGAGTATAAATAGATCTAAATCTATCAGATGTATATCTAGTTAACTTACTTTCATTGCCATACTGAGTTGTAAATTTTCCAGTTTCACTATCGTATTTAATATTGCTAATAGATGAAGAATCTTTAATTTTTGCTCTTGCTCTATTTTGCATTTCCTCGTTCTGAGCAATAATTTTTTGTGCTTCAATAATTTTTTCAAGAGCAATAAGTTTTTTCTGATCGGCAGAAATACTCTCATCAAGAATTTCAGAACTTGTTGTTGAACCAGCAGTATGTATCTGAGCATACATTTTTGAAAGTTCTGCATTTATAGCCTCTAGTTGTTGTCTTTTTTGTGCAAGTACTTCAGAAGAAGGATCTGACTTTTCAAGAGATGCAATCTCCTCAGTAAGCTGTAGTTCTTCCATTCTTTTTGTATTATAATCAACCTGTAATTGAGCAAGCTCTCTTTGTTTTTCTAATACTTTTTTTTTGTTCTCCAAACTAGCAACATCAGAATTTGCATTTTCTTTATTTTTAGCAAGTAGCTTAGCTTCTTGCTCTAACTGGGCAAGAATAAACGATTTGTCCGATACATCTTTTTGATATTTACTAGCGGTATTTCCAGATTTATAAGATGGTAGTTTTTCTATATCAAAATCAGTTTTAGAAATATCTTTAAGCAAATCAACTCTAGAGCTAATATATGACAAAATTGTACTATCTAATTTCTTTAACTCTGGATTTATATTTTTTACAAATCCTAAATCTTTCTTTCTTTCTGTAAGAATTTTAATACGCTCTTCATAATACGCAACGTCATCTTCTCTTTCATCAGATTTAGTCTCATAAAGTTTAATTTTTAAATCCTTTAATTGTTTATTTATATATTGTAAATCTGACTTATTGGTTAATAATTCATTTCTTTTCTTTACAACTTCTTGTAATTCTGGAGGAAATATAGAAATATCTGCAAGACTATCTTTTTTAAATGTTGATAATGCTTGGACTTCCTTTTCTAATTTCTTTCTTGTATCTTTAGAAGAAAAGAAATCATCAGACGACATACTAGAAAAAGCGTTTTCTAAATCCTTATTATCAAGACCCATGGTAGAACTTATTTCAGAAATTTCATCAACCATAGAGTTCAAATTAGTTTTTAAACTATCAATTTGAACAAGTATATTGTCATGTTCTTTTGAACCTTCTTTGTATTTAGATAAATCTTTCTCAAGACCCTTTAACTTGCCTTGCCTTTCTTTATATTGTTCTATAATCTTAAGAAGTAGGGAGTATGTATCTTTATCCATTTGTTGCTTTTGACTATCTAACTCGTCATTTATTTGAGAGTTTAAATTAGCCAAAATATTCTCTTGTTCTGTCACCCTGGAATCATACTCAGTTGATACAGTTTGACCAGAAGCTATTTTCTGATAATTACTTAATTTATCACGTGCCGATTCTAGTTCATTTGTTTTATCAACAATTAATTTTTTATAATGATTAATTTTACTATCGTCGTTAACCTTTTCTGCTTCTGTTAATTGAGTATTTAATTGTAATAAAGATGCCTCAATTTCACTTACTTTAGATTCAGCAGTTTTAACATATCTTGATTTATCTTCACTCGTACCATTCTCTATTGTTTTATAAAAATCAGAAGTTCCCTTTGCTGCCTTTATACGACTTGATACTTTCTTTCTCTCTTCGATAAGTTGCTTATAAGTATCAGACACCGATACGTTTCTCTTGCTTAGTTCAAAATCTGGTATATAAGACTTATCCATTTCGACCATAAGATTATATAATTTTTCTCTATCTCTAATGGCTGATTTAATATTATCAATATCTCCAGAGTCTTGAACATCTACGCCCTTACTAACTTCTGAAAAATTTCCTTTTGCTTCTTCTACGTTTTTTCTAGCAACGTCTATCTGTTTTGATATTTCTTGTTCTTTTTGTTCAATCTTTTGTATTGTTTCATCTCTTTTTTTAATAGCAGCTTCGTATTCACTAGATGTTTTTGCTAATTCAGCATCTATTGAAGCAAGTCTTTTGCCCCAGTCTACGGCTCCCTCAATAGAACTTTCTGGTCTTCTTTCATCTTCAATCTTTGGTCTTGGATTATCTTTATTGTATATTTGTGTACCGTTTGCAAAACGTCTTCCACTGGCGCCAAGATTTTTAACCATCCTTAAAGACTTTCTTTTCTGAGTCGGAGAGTCTTTTCTATTTATTACGATTGGATTACCCATACCATCATAATAAATATCTGCATCCAAATCTGATAAAACATTATTCGCTATGCCATATGCGGTCATTTTACCCTTACCATTTTTGGATGTTGCGACCTTTAATCCACTTCCCTTTTGACCTTTACCAAGTTGTGACAGAAGTGTTTCTCTTGATAGAACAACATTATCACTGGCAATCATTCTATCAAGCCATCTTAATAAGTCACTTGCAATTTTTGAAGATGCTTCATCGCCAGATATTGTAGAAAGAGCTTCTCTTGCTTTAACTAGCTGGTCTCCTTTTATAATATCCTCAGATGGATTTGCACCAATAACAGAACTAATAGTAGCTTTTGTTGCTTCATCAACTTTGGAATAAAGCTCCTTAAACATATCTAAAAGGGGAGTATAATCTTCTCCTTCTTTTGTATCTAAGTCTGCTGTTGCTGTAACTTTAGCATTATAATCCTTAATGTTTGTAACCAATGCATTAATTGAACTACCAATCTCAGTTATATTTGCTCTATATTCTTCAGATGTTGTCTTATTTTGCATTCCTTTAAGAATATTTGAAAGTTCAGCAAGTAACTCATTAGAAACATTTTGTGGATGTATTTTAATTTCGTCAATAATGTCCGCAAGACGTGCAAATGACTGATAGTATTTTAATACATCTGGAGCAGTATAGTCTCTTGCACTAGTCTGAGTAAATGTTGCAGAGCTTAGTCTAAATGACTTAAACATTGTATCCAGTGTTCCGTTTTTGCCACCAGTACCAACGAGTTGACTTAAAAGATCACCAATACCGCTTCCATATTTGCTTCTATACTTTCCCTTTAATCCAGTAAGCAATCCAAGTAGGTCTTCTGATAAAAGTTCTCCCTTAAAACTTCCTTTGCCATTACTCTGCATTAAACTTGTGAGCACTTTTGACATTGCATCTTCTGTGATTTTAGATAAATTAACCTTATCGCCAAAAATACCCTTTAAATATTCGTTAATTGGATTTAAGTTTCTAACAACTCCACTAACTCTACTTAATCTTCTATTTTCTTTATCTGTTAATGTTTTACCAGAAGCAACTTTATTGTCTAATTCTTTTTGTTGACTTTTTGCTTTATAATATGTATTGGCAAATTTTTTAACAAATGCAGTCATTTCTTGGGAAGCCTTTGATAAAAGTTGAGCAGACTTATCATTTATCTGAGCAGCAGACTTTTGTTCCTCCGCTGCTTTGCTTTGACCTTCAGAAGCATGTTCTTGCTTATCTGCGGCAGTAGACTGTTGTGTGACTGGAACACCTCCACCGCTAACTCTAGAAACTGGAATACCTCCACCAGAGTAATTTGCACCATTAATATTCGCATTTAAAGATATGTCATATGTTTTATTCTTTAGTGCATTTTGTATTTGGTTCACTAAAAATTCATCATTAATTAGAATTTCTAATGGTTCAATATTAAATGCATCCTCAAGAGCAGCACGAACATTGACCATATCTTTTGCATTAACATTGAGTGCGTCAAGTATGTTTTGCTTTATTTCTCTTGTATCTCTACCAATTTCTGTTCTTGCATCATGAATAGTCTGTTTAAGATCGTTTAATTTACTCTTTAATGTTTCTACACCATCATCATTTTGTTCGTTTTTATCAAATGCCAATGTAACAGGAATCTTTTTAATACTATTTGCCTGGTCTGCAATTTTTTGTATAAAGGCATTAATTTTTTCTATATATTTACCAACTTCATCCTCTGATGGCACAGCAAGCTCAAGTTTAATATCTTTTAAACCAACTTTTTCTAACATTTGTTGCAAATTGCTCTTTAATTTCTTTGTTGATTCAGAGGCTTCATTGAGCATTGCAGTAAGTTCTTCAATTACCTTTTTTAAATCTGAATTATATGCCCCGATTACTTTATCAATTGATACATCATCACCAATATCAAGAAATTCTGGGAATTCCTTTCCTATTGCAACTATGTTTTGTAGTGTTGTCCCAAGCTTTTCTAATTTATCAACGGATAAGCTCTTTAAAAAATCTGGAGTAATATCATTAAAACCAACAATATCTTCATATATATCTGTTAATTTTTCAAACTCTTTTTCTACATCTTTATTTTTTAAATTAATAGTTATTTCTGGATTCTTAAGTTTTGCCAAAAACTCGTCCATTTCTTTGTTTTTCTTGGCAAGACCCATATCAGATTTATTAATCTTATCAACAATGCTAATTGCAGCCTTAAAAGAAGCTCCAACCTTACTTGCGGCCTGTTCTGCCTTTTTAGATTGCGTCTCAATATTAGACATACCAGTGACAATATCTTTAAACATACCAGTTGGATGCTTAACATTATATAGTGTCACAACATTTTTCGTAGCTTCCGTTACAGAAGTCGAAACATCACTAAATTCAGCACCAAGACTTCTTGCTCCGCTTATAGCCGTTTTTATTATATTTGCAAAAGGCTTAAAATCGACCACCTGATCCATTTTAATACCTTGAGATGTAGCCTTGTTCCATTCATTGACAAAATCAGTAGCAAGACCAGATAATTGATTCTTTAACGCAGAAACATCAGTCTTTTCGGTAGGGTTATTAAGTTCTGCTATAATTTTACTCATATCAGAAGCTTGTCTTTGAAGAACCTTTCTTACATCAACAAATGTCTTAGAAGTATTTTGAGGAACATTTTGTAGAATGCTAAAAATCTCCTCAATATTATCACCAAACTTGTCAAGCTGACCTGTAACTTGACCTAAGCTCTGTTTTACTTGGTCAAGTCCATCAAACATATCACTTAGCTTCTGTCCGCCCGCTAATTGCTCTCTCCATTTAGCAACTTCTTCCATCTCGGTAACAAGACCCGTAAGCTGACCTTCTGCCTTACTAAAATCAACCTGCTTACCAGACTTCATTGCTTCACTTAAAGCTGCAAAAGTCTTAGTTGTAGTAGCAGTAACTTTATCTAAATTTTTTAATCTTTTTTCAAAACCATTTATTACTTCATTATAATTACCAGCTTCAATGGTAATTCCATATGCATACTGTGCGCTGGGACCTCTTTTACCCATAATATATCACCTCAAATTATTCTAGTAAGACCCTGTGAAGTAAAATATGCATCCATTTTATATGCATACAATCTCTCAAAATCTTCCATTCTTTCTCCAACAGGATCTCCCTTAACAGTTCCACTTAATTCTGGTCGTCCATGTGAACCAATCATAAAATTACTCATAACAATTCCACCAATTCCAGTTCCCCAACCATCATCAGAGTTAATATCTCTTCCATATCTAGACGAGAAATCTGCATCTCTATCGGTAAAACGTACTCCCGCCTGCACTTTATTTTTGTTCCATAATGTGTATGAACTATAACCATAATCACGAAGCGTATACGTTCTTTTATAATCTGGCCATGGATCGCATTCAGAATAATATTTGTCAATGTAATGTTTTGCTTCTCTTTCAAAATCTCCTCTAGCTTGTCGTGCCGCTTCTCTCATAATTCTGCGAATATTTTCTTGGGTGTCTTTTCGCATTTGGTCGATGAGTTGTTTTATAGCCTTGTCCACACACACTCACCTCACTTCAAAAAGCTTTGCAACTTAGCAATATCTTCGTTGTTAAGATTAGTATTTATATCTGCAATCTTGTCAGAAAGACTGTGAATAAGTTCGTCTGCACCTGTGGATAACTTACTCATAGCTATTCCAATAATATTTGCAGTACTGTTGTTGTTTTCAATCATATCTGCATATAGCATATTAAGTATGGTATTTGCACGACCATAATCTTCTTCAAATGTATCTAGAATAGCATCTAACAAACCATTGCTACACAGCTCATCATATTCTTCATAAATGTTGCCTTCTTCATCAAACTCTAAATCTGTATACATCTTTAATACGTTAATAGTAAACAGAAAGTACTTCTGGAATGAATCAGTTTTTATAACACCATTCTCTTCAAATGTACAAACATCAAGCACTCTCATAGCAAGACGCTGCTTATCAATGATTGGAATATAACTCTTTACGTTTAAAGTTTGCTTAATAAAATTAGACAGAGCATTTTTATCTGCCTTGTTATATAGCTTTGTCTTATTTGCATTTACTGCCTCAATAAATTCCTTAATCTTCATAGTCCCTTAAACTCCTTTATGTAATAATTTTTTATTTAAACCGGCATCAGCCGTTAGCTTTCAATATCAATATCTTTACTTGTCATACGATGAAAAGCCTCACCGATACATACGGCTTCCATTTGGTCTTCATATTCATCAATACCAAATTCTTTCTTGGCAAACGCTATACTTTGCGCTTTGAGCTCATCACGCTTCACCTTTGGCCCCTGACGGAATTGCAAAGTTGCCCTCCATTGGCTCGGTGTCAATACATGAAACCCAGTATCCATTGCATAACACATACCGATAATTGCACCTTGAAGTTGGCACAATATTTTATATGTACCAAAGTTGCCACCCTGAGCCTGTGTGTCTTCCAAAACCACAATGTCTGGTTTCTCTGCTTCAATAACTTCGTGTATACCCTCATACATCTCTTTAAAGCGACTATTTATATCTTTATTTTTATGTTTGTCAATAAGCCCACTGTGGTCATACTTACCATCTACAAAGATTGCATATCCCGACCTAGTAGTACTTTGATCCAGTGACAATATTCGTGCCATATAATTCCTCCTAACCATTATAAATTTCCGTAAACTCACATTATAAATTGCAACCTTACGCAAACCTATAATGCAATTAAATAAAGGTGGGGCAACCCCACCAATTTGCTTAAAGCATTTCATTTACTCTTTTTTGTACTGCGGCATAGTCATAACCAGCGGCTATAAGCCTTGCTTTTCTTTCTTCACCATTTCCATACTCTCCACGAATAACAGCCTTGGCAACATCATCAAGATTTACCGCTCCAGGAATTCTAATCTTTTGCCCAACATGAATTACATTTGGATTGACGATTCCATTGTATTTTGCTAATTTTTGATATGTTGTTCCATACTTAGCGGCAATCCCAGAGAGTGTATCTCCTGCAACAACAATATAAACTGTTTCAGTTGTGCCACAAAGTCTTTTATTGACCTCGTTAGCTATATATGGGAACTTACTTTGTAAATAAGGCCCTGGGCAACTAGTTGGTACAAAGAAATTGTGTCTTGTAAGGTTCCCACTAGCATCACCAGTATAATTTAACTTCTCAATGCCATTCCTCTTACAAATATCAACACAAAGGTCAATCAACTTATTAATAGCCACATCACTAACATGCCAATCTGGTGCCCCTCCATCATTTGCTACTTCAATGGTAACGGCCATCATATCATTTTCTCTGTTGGCACTCGCCCAAGAACGATTCTTTTCTTCTACATACAATCCGACTCTGCCATCTGACCCAATACCATAATTAGCACTAGCTTCTCTGGCGCTTGAAGCAAAAATATTGCCACAGGTTTCAATGGACAAATTACCGGCCATATGGTGAATTGTAATTTTTGATATTTTTCTATCTCTAGTATTATAGTTGGGAGATAGTTTTGTGTAGTTGACTAAAGAACTGTTCATTAATATCATCTCCTTATAAAAAGAACGGGGACAGCCAAAAGCCGTCCCCGTCATTAAAAACTACTTGTTGTATGACGGTTATTCAGACTTACCGTTTACGATTTTAGACATAGCACATAGTGAATCAATTAGTTCACTGACTACATCAAGGTCGATTGGATAATTCACAGTGTCGGCACTAGCTTTGACCATAGACATTACCCACTCCTTACGCTCTGCACCAGTGGCAAACTTCTTCTCAGCTTCTTCCATTAGATTGGTTACTAATGTTAGTAGTTGATTCCAATTCTTCTCTTGTACAGATTGCTTAACATACTTCACTAATTGAACAACTAGAGGAATACACGCAGCAATTCCTGATAAAATACTTATAATAATATTCACAACATTACTATCCATAATAATATCTCCTTTTTACCAATTAATTTTGTATTGTTTACTGTTCAACGTCATCGGCATAACGCCATACAAAACCATAACAATGCTTAATTTTACCTCTACAACAAGCAGTTATATTAGATTCTCCAATATTAAGCTCTTTTGCTGCCTGCCTAATATAATCCCAATAACGAATAAAATTATTATTCAAATCATATTGTATAATTCTACGTGCCCTTGGATGTTTTTCTCCTTTAATCCCATACATAGGATTATTTTCACCAGAAACACGTTCGCTTATATATTGCCTTTGTTCGTCTGTTATTTCAATAGATTTCCTGGCTTCTCTCATTCGTTCTTTGGTTTCTTCACTACGCTTCTTCCCATAATTCGGATTATCTTTTCCACACTTTCCATACATTGGGTGATTCGTTTTATCTTTAAAGCGTTGTTTATTAATTTCTGATAATATTTGCTTCGTTTCTTCTGTATGACATTTGCCATAAAACGGATTGTCTGAACCAACAAACTTTCCTTTATGAGCTTCACTCATTTTAACTTTTGATTCTTCAGACATTTTACGTCCAGTATTGGCTTCACTTATTTTTCTTTTATGTTCTTCAGAAAACTTTCTTCCTTTACCAGATTCACTCATTTTTCTTCTTGTTTCTTCAGATGGTGTTCTTCCAATATTACATTCTCTTAATTTTTGTTTTATATATTCTGGACGAGGTTTGCCAAGTTTAGATTGTCTCACCAACTCTTTTGATTCTTCAGATAATTTACCATGGCTTCCGCCTTCTTTAAGATTATATCCATTTTCTGGATTCATTAAGCTTAACTTATCTATTAACAATTTTTCAAAATTATCTGCTTCATCTTTTGTTAGATTAGATGCAAGTATTTCGTGTTCAAAAGCATCCCAATCATACTTTTTAATAGCATTATAAAAATATCGGCAACCTCTATATCCTTCACCTTTAAGCCATCTTTTTTCTGGTTCCTGGCATGTTTGTCCAACATACTTTTTACCATTAATTTTATTTGTGTGCATATATACACAATACGTATCGTTATAAATTTCCATATTATTTAGCACTCTTCATCGTTCACAGACGAATCTACGGCATCTAAAAAATCACCATTTACAACACTACGTACAACTCCTGTTGCCTTATCTACTGTTAGTTTGTTTTTGTTCAAACTAATCTTAAGTGCTCCATTATATAGCACATAACTAAAGAAAGCACCAATAATTGTAACAACAGATTGAATTGCCAACGCTGGGTCCGCTTGTAGCCCTTTAAACACAGCTATATTGTATAGCACACCATTTGCCACACCATACAAAATAATTAGTCCACAGACCACCTTAGACCATTCTTTCTTCTTCTTCATAAACAACACCTCATGCAAACAGCTTCATAGCCGTAGCTTTACCAGCAATACCATCTGCAACGAGTCTATTGGCAGACTGGAATCTCTTTAATGCAATAACAGAACTAGCACCAAAGTCACCATCTGCACCACAGTTACCACAAGAATAACCACGGCAAATTAGCATAGCCTGTACAAGCTTGGCAATCTCACCCTTGCTACCACGCTTAATATTCCTCCATGCTGCCTTGCTCAGTACTCCGAACTCACCATCGACACTTGTGCCAATATTCTTCTGTACGGCCTTCACAATTGCTTTCTTAGTTAATGTGCCATAGTCATTATCAACAACAAGCCCAGCACCATAATTCTTATTTAGCCAATTCTGAATGTCGGCAACTGTCATAATTCTATTTGATGGTTGTACGACTGGCTTAGACTCAGAGTCATACTTTGGTCTACCATAACCAACAATGCGACTATAGCTAATGTTATATGACTTGCGGCACACGCCACCACCGTTAGCAACAACACCGGCAGTAGTAGACGTATTGCCCTCTATAGTATATACAGTTGCGGCAGTCACCTTTTCAACTAGACCAGTATGAACAATGTTGCCACGAGCATCCTTGAAGAAAATCTGATCCCCAGCCTTTGGCACAGAATAGAACGCACCATTCTTCTTATAATAATCAACGGCATAAGTACAACCAGCAGCTAGTGAATTTACGGGCAGATATAACATCTTTCTAGCTTGCTCCACACCAAAACTCTTCACGAACAACCAGCAATAAAACGATGTACACCATGGATAACCATTCTTGGGTCCATTGAAGAAACCAGGAATATTGTCAAGATCTCTTGCATACTTCGTAAAATTGTTGTACCCCGCATTTGCCGTCTTACTATCTAACTGACTATTGCTAGCTTTCTCCAAATATCCAATCTCATTTTGAGCAAGAGCAATAATCGTACTTGCATAATATTTGGACATCTTACTCACCTCTGATCTACCTTTTTCTCTAAGTCATCAATACGATGATTAGCGACTTTCATTTGTGTTTCAATTACAGGGATACGTTGTGCAAAATTATTATGCGAACGCACTTCCCTTGTAAGTTCTTCTAGTTTTGTATCAGTTACTGCCTGCTGTTTGTCTAGCTTCGCGTCAACCTCACGGTTTGACTTATTGTTGGTCAGTATCACTGCTATTACAGAGCTTACGCCAGTTACAATAACACCGGCCAAAGTTAGCCACGCTTCCATATGGCAGTCCTCCTTAATTTTATTTTGTGCTCAATTCGAGCAACATATTATATTCGTCTTCTGATATGAACTTGAGAGCCTCCTCTTTTGGAAGGTGCATCTCAAAATGTTTATCCATATTGTTTTTGTGATAATATTTATTCCAGTAATATACATTGGCTAGAGAGCGAGCTTTGTGCATTGGGCAGATACGAGTGCAACGTTTGTCTGGAGTACCGTATAGCTGATAATTCCAGCCACTGCACCAAGCACAACCAGCGGCAATAGGACAATTCCAACATTCATCTGTAGACTGAGAGCGTCTAGTGATACAATCCAAACATCTCTTTGTTTCTTTGTCCTCTTCGGTCTCAAATATACCGTCTACAGTACCAATTGTAATTGGAGGCACATCGTCTCCAAGACTTGATGGCATATATCTAATGCATGGATATGCAATACCGTCTGGGTCAAAAGACAACATTGCGCCTGTTCCACCACAAAAATTTGAGTTTTCTTCTTCCGACATAGGCTTGAATAATTCATCTCTAAACAAGCCCACATACACTTCGTGGTCAAGTGATAGCAAATAATCTGCCATCTTCTTAAGTTCTCTATAAAACTCCTGTGCCTGTTCCTCTGTCCATTCTGCCTCAAACACAGTATTGGCATTAATCTCTTCCATGCCTTCATCAACAAAAAACTTCACAATCTTATTTAAATTGTGCAAATTCTCTGGGGCAATAGTCACCTTGGTGCCAAGTTCCTCATAATAATGACTATTAAAATGTTTCATTGCAGCGTAAGCATCATCAAAATTACCACGTCCATCATGATAAATACGACAGGCATTGTGAATCTCCTTTGGACCATCAAGTGTAATACCAAAACTCACAAATCCTCTGAACTTCTTTAGAAATTCCTGAACTTTTGGCTCAAAATATAACGCCCCATTTGAAATCATTGATGCTCTCCACGTATATATCCAAGGATGATTCTTCTCAAGGCACTTTTGCACAAAATACGTACAAACATAATCAATAATATCTATATTCATCAGCGGCTCTCCACCAATGAAGTCCAGAATAATTGCTTTTGTCTTATGATTGATAAATGTGCCTTCGTTCTTATCGTACATATCAAATAGCAAGTCAACACCACGTTTAGCAACATCCTTTGTCATCATACGATGACCTTTATGCCCTTGATAGCAGTATGTGCAGGCGCAACAGCAATCATCAGTAATTTGAAATGTGATATTTCGTGTAAGAAATTCATGCTCATCCAGCACATCTTCTCCACTATATAAACGAGCAATCTGGTCTGAATATTGTCTGAACTTTTTCACAAAATCACACTCCTGTATAAATTATAGTACAATCGTCAAAATCAAAGTTATAATTATATCTACTAAATTCAGCAGGAGCATACTCCTTTGTGACCTCTCTCTTTGCCATCTCTAATTCTATATACTTTTCTTTGGCACTTTTTGAATATCTCTGTATGTACTCATCCTTAACATCGTCTTGCGACATTAAGTATCTCAAAATATTTACAGATGCATTATATTCAAAAAATAGCTTTTCCACATATGTGGAAACTTGTTCTGGAATTCTAACCTTTTTCTCCATAATTCATTGCTCCTCTTATTGTAGTTTTTTAACAGCAGAATCTCTTAACTTAATATAGTTATCACTATTCTTTTTAAGCTCTTCTAATAGTTTCTTCATTTTATCATAATATTTATTAATATTATCAGAGTATGCTAATAGTAAATTATATCTAACAGACTCTTGAGCATACATTAAATTATCTCCAGATACTGTCATTGAATTTACTTCCTCATACATTTCTATAAGTCTTTCTAATTTCTCTTTCTCTCTCGCATTTTGAAATTCTGTTGGAATCGCAAATGCTGAATATATTTTTAATTCATCTTCCGAATAATCAAATCCAGAAATTTTTGCTATCTTATTAATTAAGTTAGTATAATAATCAAAAGAATTACTTAGTTTATCACTATTAAACTGATGGCAACATCTAAAAAGAACCTTCAATATTGCGTCATCTTTATCTACTCCTTCTATTATAGAAGCAATTACAGAATCGGATACTTCACTCATATCATATGTATCTATTCTAAGCTCACAATAGTTTAAAATATTATTCATTTTATCAATCCTTTCATCGGATATTACATTAGCTGCTGGGTTGACCCACAACCATTCTTACATTTACCAGAGCATGTGTCAGTACAGTTATAGGTGCAAGCATCTCCACAACCTGGGGAACAATTGTTGCCACACTCACCAACACATGTTGTTGTACAATTATCGGCACATTCTGCTTTACAAGTACCAGTACAAACGCCACAGCCAGTTTTACAAGCAGCACTACATCCGTTACAATTTCTGCCACAATCAGTGGTACAAGTTGTATTGCAATCATCTTTACAAGCCTCACTGCAGCCACCACAACCAGTTGAACAAGCCCCTCCACAACTATTATAACAGCTGTTAACACACAATCCAGAGCAAGCTCCACTACAACTACTTGTAGCATTCTTCTGTGCTGGTTCTGCCACATAAACAGTCAATTTCGCATCAATTCCGTCCATTGCCATAGCCTGATCTCCAACCGCCTGTTCTGTCACACCACTTGCAGTAATTGCATTCATCGGAACGACAATTTTATTAACATGTTCGATAAGCATCTGCCCACCAGCCGCTGGGGTAACAGTATAATCATAATCAGTACCGGCGTAAGCCACTAGACTTCCGTTTCCATTTCTTCTATTCATCTCTGCCTTAACCCTAGCCTTAAGGTCAATCATTTCTTGAGCCAAACATTGCTCTTTTGCACTTAACGACACACTATCACCCACCTTTCTTTACAATAAATACGGCACTTAATTTGCATTTAACATATGTCTTGAAAAACTCATCCATAGTTCGAATATTCACCATTCTGCGTTCATCCGCATTGAGGAAATTGAATTTGCCATTTCCCACGGAATAGAACGCCACATAATGCCAACCAGCACTATGTTTATACCATAGAATACCGACATCTACCTTGCTGTAATTCTTCTTGCCGAACAAATATCCTTTAGCTAAACCAAACTTGCGCAAATATCCAGAAATCTGAAATGCAGTTGCACCATGTTTACCATTTAAAAATGTATGGTCTACAAAATATTTCACAGCATCATCAAAATCAGGATTCACACCAGCAGCCTTGGCTGCATTATATGCGGCAATCATGCCACAACCATGCTCGTCTGCCGTATACTTGCCAAATGGTACATCGGTCAACTTCGACTGTTTTATGATAAAACCATTTCCATCTAAAGCATTTAAAATATTCATAATACACCTCCATTAACCCCAAGCTGCACTAATTGAAACCCATTTTTCTCCATCGTAATATTTGAGCAAATTATTGTGACCAGTATCAATCCAAAAAACCTTCTGGTTATTTGGTTCAGTCGCATTTGCAACAAATGCAAAATTTATAGCCGCCGCACTTGTCTGTGTCAAATAAGTACTAGCTGCTTCGGTCTTCTTGAGGTACGTATTCTCGATATTAGTACTAAGTTCATTGATTCTGGCATCATCAGACGAGCCTCCAATATGAATTATATTTGCCACTTATTACACCTCCTGTGCATCGCCTCTGAGAATAATCCGAATAGGGATATCAACAGTTGGCTTATTTTTTGTTGCTTTTAATATAATTGTATTTGTGTCTTGACCACCATCTATCATGTTTGTGCCCTGTAGACTAATGAGTTGTTCCTGAGCGATATTTGCCGTTGGCAGAATTTCTTGGTTGCTTGTCTTCGTAACACCTTCTACGGCAAGTGTATATGTGTATGGTGCAGCATCACCAGTCCAATTGGCTACAAACAACGTGGCTTCTACAGTCTTTGAGATTGTTGCCTTGCCGTCAAATAATGTCTGTGTTGCATTTTGAGTCATTGCGCCATCTGAGTTTGAACCAACACTGTCATATAGCTTTGCTATACCAGCAGTCGTGTTGTTGCCAATATTATATGTAGTGTCTGTGAATATAGCATCTGCGGGCACACTCTTATCAATTGTATATGGTAATGCCACAGGCACACCGTTCTTGAAGTACACGGGATTGTTATCCGACCCGGCATCCTTTGTCAATTTATTCGCGGAAGTGGCTGAGCCACCAGGCTTGTCACTTCCAGCGTATTTGTGTGTATGGTTTACATCAGATTTCTTGGCAAGAGCATCCTCAATGCCAAGTTTTTTCATATCAACTGTAACATCACCAAATTCTCCATTTACCGATGTTACAATAGGAGTCAGTATCTGTATCTTTTTTATAGACATTTAGCCACCTCCTTAATCTTTTCTCATAATAATTTTTATTGGAATATCTATAGATGGCTTTACGCCAAATGCTTCTAGCACAATTTTATTGGTATCTTGTCCGCCATCTTGCAGATTTGCCCCTTGTAGATGATACATTTGCTCGTCAGTAATACCATCTGCGGGCATAATCTCTTGATTACTAGTTTTAGTCACGCCATCTACTGATAGTTCATATCTATATGGAGCAGATGTGCCTTTAAATGCAATTTTGGACAAATCAATCTGAAAAGCAGGACGAGCCGCATTGCTATTGCTACAACCACTTTGTGCCAAACGACCTTTGTTACGACTCACAATAGAAACACAACTAGGATCTCCAACATAAGCAGAGCATAGCCATGGATAATAAATTGAACTTGGCTGAGTTTCAGTATTCCAAAACATCTTCCAAATGTTCACGTTTCGCAGAATGGCTGTCGTATCGACTCTTAGAGATTCATCGCTTAAATAATCTATAACATCTTGTACGCCAATAGCATAAACATTTCTATTGCCAACGGTTAATGTGCCGCCATCATACTTACTAATACTATAATTTGTAGTGCCTGGAACTTCAGTTCCGTATGTACCAGAATAAGTATGGGATAAAGATGTCCAATATTGCCAAGCATCTTGAATAACAACCTTGGGCACTATTGCAGCCTTAGCTGCATTACTTAACGTGTTATACCATGTCGTATTAAGATAATTGTCCAAGTCACTATTTGCATACTGCTGAACGGTTGTTCCACCCATTGTAGTGGTTGTACTCGTAGTGTTATATTTTAGTATAGATGCCTCATACATGGCTAAGCACTCAGCAATATTACCGTTTATCTTCAACACCCTATATGCCTTGTCTCCATTCCCCAAGTCCATCGTAATCAAATCACCTTTATGTGGAAGTAGATATCCGTAAACCCAATTCAATGCGAGTAATGTTTTATTCACAACAGTGGACTTATCTTCCATAGTAGATGATATGTTATTAATTGCAGCCTGAGTCATAGCACCATCTGTATTATTTCCAATTTCATCATATAGTTTTATTAGACCGGGAGTTTCGCCCGTTGTTGCCTCGTATGTTGTATTTGTAAACTGTGCATTCTTCGGTACTGATGCCTTAATTTCGTACTGTGTAGCAACTGGCATACCATTCTTGAAATACACAGGTTTGGTGGAACTTCCAGCATCTGTATTTAATTTCTTTGCAGAAGTGGCGGGGCCACCAGCAGTAGCACTTCCTGCATAATCATGCGTGTGACCTTCGTCAGCCTTCTCTGCAAGTTTTTTGTCAAAGCCAAGAGACTCTTGGCTAATAGTTATGCCTCCTACTTGTTTATTTATAGAGGTAACAACTGAAGTAGGAGTATCTACGTTTTTAGTATACATGAATTACCTCCAAATAAAATTTTATACACGAATAAATGGGATTTTGCTGAGGTCAATAGTGAAAGCGGGACGAACTGAGCAACCGTTAGTGGGAAGTACGCTAATAAAAGACCCGTGGGAACCACTTATTACATAAACATTTTCTTTGTTACTTACTGCAAAACTTAAAAACCATTCATGACCCCCTGCACTTGTTTGATTAGTCCATAGCTCCATTAACTCATTGCTTGTAATACAAACCTTGCCAAAATAATCATAAATATCCTTTAAATCAAGAGCAAAAACATTACGGCTACCCACCAAAACATTGTCGGTTAAATTAAAGTTATCATAATCAGAATCGCTCCAATTAAATTGATATTGGTAGGTATAAGTTGGTGTATTAGGCGTATTAGGCGCATCATAATACTGATACATGTATTGCGTGCGAGATTCAGGTACTATTGCGGCTTTAGCAGCAGAAGTTAAAGTATTATACCAAGTTGTGTTTAGATAAGTATCGAGGTCACTTCCGGCATATAGTTGTCCAGTGCTACCATTGGAAAATGTACCTGTTTTACTAGTAGCATTATATGACCATGAGCTAGAAATATCACTCATACCTAAAATCATAGCTTTACTACCATTTATTTTCAGCACCCTATATTGTTTATTCCCGTTCCCATCTAAATCCATACTAATCAAATCGCCTTTAACTGCATAAAACTGATTGCTTGTTTTAATATTCTTCCAAGCAGTATCGTTATACAAATACGCATCAATTTCATCAGCTTTATTTTCGCTGTTACCGATAAATGCATTGTTAATAGCAATCTCAACTTTTGCTTTATTATCATTTACAATGTTAAACTTATTGTTACCGAAGCCAGTTTGTAGAAAGAGCTTATTATTTTCAAGAGGGGAATAGAGGGTAAGAGTTTGGTTGTTTCGGTAGGATGTGTCTGTTGATTGAGCATAATATTGTACTATATGAATTTTATTGTCTAGAAGTCCTGCTGCACGGTAAAGCACATTCGATGTAAGTGTTGAAAACAAGTATGTATCTAAATTGCTAACTGCTAATCCATTTGAAGATATATCTATTTTAAAAATAAAAGGAGAGGAGCGTATAGATATAGAATTAGCACACATTCCTCCAAAAATATATCCAGTTGATCCAACTTGTACAATACCCGCTGTATTAAAAGTGAATGCGTTTAGGTTATACGTGGACGAACCTGAAATCCAAGTTCGTACTGGAAATAAATCAGCAACAGTTGAATATTTTGCAACAGTTTTTGCCCCAAGATCTACTCTTAATAGAGGCGTTGTTGAATTAGATGTGCTGGAATTTTCTAACGGTAATAAATAAAACACACCATTTCCTGCATCGAAGGGATAATATGTTCTAGCCGTGGGCACTGTACTAGTTGTATCAAATGTAAATTCTGCGCTTACCTCTGTGGTTTCTTTTGTAGTAAAATCATACTTTGCTACACGATTATAGCCACCATTATTAAAACATGCAAAACCATAAGCAACGTCACCAGCTTTTACCCATACTCCAAGGGCCATGGTAGATGGTGCATTTGATACGTTAGTTATTGTATTTGTAGATATATCATATTCAAGTACTGTGGTCATATACGTCGCACTTGAGTATCGTCCGCCAAACATGTATATCTTGTCTTCCGTAACCAACATGCTATTTTGCCATAGCCATGTAAAGGACTTACCTGTAGAATTAGTAGGAGTCGCTAATTTCTCCCATGTTCCTGAATTCATATCATATCTTTGAAAATATGCACTAGAATTGTTTTGCCAAAAATAATGATAAATATAGTTACCCACTTGGCAAGAACCATAGTTTGAGCTGTCTTGAGTAGGAATATAATTATAATTATCAACAGCCAATTGTTCATTACCAAACTTAAATTCATACTTTGCTTCTACGCTCGAAGGAGCGGTCACACGAGGTACCCACAGTTTCGTAGTATCGCTCGGTGGATTTGTTCCATAATCTATATTTAGTTTTACACCCCCTCCTCCGCCGAGCAGGAGAGGATTACCATAAATTGTACTTGTACTTTCTGCCATTTAATTTCCTCCTTTTACTGCGGAACTGCATTAGCTTGCAGCCAGGTTAATAACTCGCCATCTGGCGTGGTCTCAAAAACAACTGTACGATAGGCTTGATTTTCCCAAGACCCTTCTGAATATGTAGTAACGCCATTAGTCCCTCCGTAATATAGCTCATTTACTCCATCTATTATTTCTATGCTAGTAAATTGAATATTATTAGAAGTAAAGTTTATGGTTTGTTCCCATAAACTAGTGGTGGTTGGGAAAACAACAGATTGAGTATTAGGAGTTTCGTTAATCACCCAAGTTTTACTTACTGGCACCTCTGCTTGCGGAACCGCATTGTTAAGTAACCATGTAAGCATGGCACCAATTGGAATAGCGGTAAACGTTAAAACTTGCTCAGAAGTTGTTACACTACAAGAAGTATTGCCAGACGGAAATGTAGTCACAGAAGACTGGCCATATTTCATTGAACTACCAGTTCCAAGTGCTAATGAGGTTGTATTATTATAGATTGATAAAGTCATTGTCGTTTGTGTAAAACGAATACCCTGACTACCACGCATACCTCTCTTGTATGAACCCGAAACTGCAATTTCATTATATTGAGTCCCATTAACTGTAAAACTTACATTTTGTATTAATGGACTACATGAACTTTTAGAAATAATTTTACTTGCACTACTTGTGCTTTGTGGATAAGTTGTAGTGGTACTACATCTTATGCTTGGATTTAACTTCCAGTTCAAGCAATCAGACTTAATTGCATTGGTAACAAACCAATCATAAAATGCTAAATTGTCTGTTCCATCAAAAGGAAATGCAAATGTTACTATTCGATAAACTGCATTTGACCACGAAGTAGTTTTAACTGTTGTTGTTCCATACTTAATGCTAGAGCTATCTCCATTCACAAAATCAAAATTTTCAAATGGACTATCGTTTGATACGCACCTCACATTAACGCTAGTGTTGTTAAGTGAAATTGGCCAGGCCGTTAGCGTGTTATTAAATACCCAAGTGCCTTCTAAGGTAACGCTGTATCGTAGTAATTTTCCATCCCGCATATAGAACTTACCATCTTTTGATAAAAATTTAGCCATTAAGAAATCACACCTCCGTAATTTTAGTGAAGGGGATTTTGGAAAGGTCAATATTGAAAGCGAGCTGAAGATCGCCTTCGCTATCTTGACGCTGAACCCCAAAGATGTCACGGTCTGTAAGGGCAGTATTCGCAAACCAGATTTTTAGATCAGTTGTTGCACTACTTAAAAGGCTGCGTGCCGTTGATTTTATATTCAGTGTCTTTAATTCGTCAGCTGTAATGCAAGCCTTGCCAAAATAATCATAAATATCTTTTAAATCAAGAACAAAAAGATTACGTTCACCAATCACAATACTATCTATTAAATCTGCATTGTGATACTTATCTCCCGCTTGATATTGGTAAGTATAAGTTGGTGTATTGGGTGTATTTGGTGCATCATAATATTTATACAGATATTGCGTGCGAATTTCAGGCACTATCGCAGCTTTTGCGGTAGAGGTTATACCATTCAATTCCCAAAATTGATTTGTAAGCGTGTCCAGAGAACTCCCCGCATACAACTGACCACTATGGCCATTAGTGAATGTTCCAACGTTGGATGTATTATTGTAAACGGCTTGATTTGACCTAGTTTGATGTAAACATTTAGCAATATTGCCATTCATCTTTAATATTCGAAAAGTATTATGTTCATCCCCCGCCATTACCTCCATAGAAATCAAATCACCTTTAACGGCGAGTGGAGTTTTTACAACGTTCCCGCCCAAAGTGATTATTTTATTGTTTAGTTTTAATATACTCAAAGGATTGTCTCCTTTCTTTTTTGAGTTTAGGAAAGATATTTTATTTCTCTTTTTATTGAGATTTGATTTTTTGATTATGTAGATGTATATTGATAAATTTTTTTAGTTGATGTTGTTTTTCTTTCGCGCCCAAGTTGAGGTACACATACAAACTATAGTTAAGTTCGCAGGAGGAGAAGAAAATTAGGTAATAAGGCAGTGATCCTTAGAACAAGTGCTCCATTGTTAACATCCCACTTTGTATCCATCGGATTCACGCCAACATCTTCTACCCCAGTAGCGCGCATAACAGAAAAATATACATCTGAGACAGCTGGATCTCGCGTAAAAATAACATATCCTCCAACAATCACATTGGAAATTGTGAAATTTGTTTGAGAGTCAAAATTAGATGTTCCCACCCAGCCATCGCTTGTTTGCCAAAGGCAAAACAGAACACTGCCTACATTATCCGGATCAGTAGTTACTGTTAACGATGTCGTCTCTCCACCGCTCGTACCCTTCCCCTTAGAGGGAAGGATAAGGGCATTTCCATAAATTGTACTCATAACATAACTTATTAATACACGTTATTATAAGTAACTTGAACAGTCAAATCCACACTTGGTTTACCGCCTTTTGCTACAGCCGTGAAGACACCATCGACGTTTTTAATAGCAAGATAACCGACATTATCTGCAACAAGTTGGTCATAAAGAGTTTCCGAAGGTTGAATATTTACTTTAGCACTTGTTGGAAAACTAGAAGTAACTGTTTGAGTATAGGGATCAGAGCCAGTCCAAGAAGCGGTAGGAAGAGAAATAGCTTTTGTTTTTTCTTTAATAAATTCGGTTTCATTTTCAAGAGTTTGAATTACTTCAGATAAAGTACGAGCAGGGGCATCAGTGAAAGCACCCTCTTGTGTAATACAAGTTCTAGTCGTAAGCATCCACTCATTATTGGTAGAACACCTTAATTCGTGAGAAATATAATTATTATATATATGAGAAGTTGAAAAATAATAATATGAAGAATCCTCTAAAGTAAAATAAAACCAATTTCCATTTAAAAATGCAACTGGTATATATCCTTGAGTTATAGCAGTACGAATCTCTTGATATGTCTTATCAGCAGAATAAGTATAAATATAAGTATGAGTTGCATCGTCAGGGGTTCTTGTTTCCGTTACTATAATTGGAAAATACGGTCTATCAGCGACAACATTGCCTGCGCCATCGCCTCTTAAAAATCCACTAGCAGTAATCTTTGGTTGCGCTCCGATTGATTCAGGAGTAATATCAACTAATTCTACTTCTGTTTCATCTGCGGCGGTAATATTACCTGCACCGTCACCTTTGAGGATACCGTTTGCAGTAACCTTAGGCTGAGCGCCAATATCCCCTAGCACATCTGTTGGTTTCCTCTTATAAATCCAACCAGAATTATCAATAGTGGCAAAATCTCCAGCCTTATCTCCAGCCGCAGTAGTCTTTAACCAAGTTCCTTCAATATAACCATTCGTACCAATACTTGAAGAGCCAACTGTAAGATTGCCGGTTAATGAACCTCCACTTAATGGTAAAAAGTTGGTACTGTTATTATCCTTTGCAATACCAACTATAGACCACCCATTACCATCATAAACAAAATCAACGACTGCACCAGCCTGCCAATATTGTGACGAAACCAAAGCGCTACCCTGCCAACAAATAGCTTTGGCGCCAGTACTCGCAACATTTAGTGTTGCAGCAGAGGCAGTGTTTGCATATGTAAAACTAACACAAATTCTAGCACCTTTCTCTAGTGAAAAAGTAGAACTCCCGTCTGCAATAGTAGCAACTTTTGCGGCTGTTGCCGCTGCCGTAGAACAAGTTGCATATCTAGGAGAGCCTACTATTTGATGATCGGCACCAGAAACATTTACTTTAGAAATTGACACTTTTTTTCCTCCTTTTCTAAAGAATTGTGGGGCAAGTTACCTCACCCCACATAATTGATTGATTATTGAGGCTGACCAGTAGAACCAGAATTCTGAGTCCACTTCTGAGCAGCGGCAGAACCGTTCTGTAGGCTTGCAGAAGCAGAGCCAATCGTAACTTCAGAAACAACAGGAACCGCACCCGTAACGTTAGTTTTGTTGTTGGTAAGTGTAACTGTAGGAGCACCAACAGTAACACCAGTAAGAGCAGTTACATTATCATTTGAAGCAGGAGCAACTTCAATAGCAGAAACACCAGTTGCAACAGTTACGTCACCAGTAGTACCAGAAGCAATCTTAATTGTTGGTTGTGCAGTAACCTTAACACCAGTTAGAACGTTTGCAGTCGTAGGAGTGCCAAGACCAGTAATTGCAGCAACAGTATCTGCATCGTCAACAGCAACAGTAATAGCGTTTACACCAGTTGCAACGGCAGAACCAGTACCTTGAGCAGATAGAGAACCAGTAGCAACAGTAACATCAGAAGCAGTAACAGCAGAAGCTTCAATAGCAGTGCCTAATGTAGTATTTGTGGCGGTAACACTATCAAACGTAGGTAGGGTAACAGCAGTTGGTTTATTTGCAGTCCAAGCAAAACTTAGAACACCATTGGTTACACTTGCAGACCAGGAAGCGGCAGTGCCGTCTGTCTTGCTACCAGCACTCTTAACCTTAGAAGCCGTTACAGAAGTATTAGTAGCTACATTTGGAATAGTCTTCTTGGTTACTGAAACCTTAGAAGCAGTACTAGTGACCATCTTGCTAGTAGTTGCACCACCACCAGAGACCTTAAACGTTGCGGCTTCACCTAGAGCGCCAGATGTACTAGGAGTGCCCAGACCAGTAATAGCTGTGGCAGTACCATCTCCTGCAACAGCGGCTCCAGAAGCGGTGGCTTTAATCTTGGTAGTATTCGCCGTACCACCAGAAACATTAAATGTAGTGTTGGCACCAAGTACGGTATCAGTGTTAGTAGTTACGGTGCCTGCGGTAGCGGCAGCAGTCATATACTCCTTAGTCTTACTTACCGTAGGAACAGTAACACTACCAGTAACGGTAGATGCTGCGTTAGTACCAGTAACAGTTACGGTATGAGTGTGCGTAGAAGAAGCAGCATCATGTACGTTGCCTAGCTTTTCCCATGCGGTAGCATCGGCTTCACTAATTTCCTTAGTACAAACATACTCGGTGTTAGTACCAGTAGATAGCCACACGTCACCAATATGTGCATCGGCAATGGCTAGAATGGCGGCATCAGTAGTCTTAGTGCCCTTAAATACTAGGGCAGAACCAAGACCTAGTTCCTCGGCGCTGTGAATAGCATTTGCGTCGTGGATTTGATATTGTATATCAGAGCCATCAGTGCCAGGTAGCTGAATAGAGCTAATAATATTCTTAGAATGAGCAATAGGTTCATAACGTCCCATAATCATTTCTCCTTTATTTTGTAAAAATTAATGTATTAGTTGCGCTATTTACTTCAACGCCAACTTTTTTATCTAATTCAGTTTTTATTGCCTTTTGAGTCATTGTGCCATCTTCGGCAGACCCAGTTGTGGCATATAATTTAGTTAGTCCAGTTTCGGTATCTGTACCTAATGAATAAATTGTATTTGTATCTTGTGTTTCAAAAGTATGTTTTGATCCGTCGCCTTTGATATAAGTAACGGTTGTACCATCTACAGATAAACCTATAATGGACTCACTATAATTTTGGTCTACATAAGTTTTAGTAGCAAAATTACTATCGTTTTCTAAATCACTGGTGGCTATGGTTATGTCACCGGTTTGACCATTGATTGATGTTACGATAGGAGTTAGAATTTGCAACTTATCGGTTGGCATCTTGCCACCTCCTTAATTTATTAGGGATTCCATTTAGTTGTATGAGCAGCATCTACGTACCATTCACCAGTAAAGTCTGCAAAACTAGAGACTGATTCTGGGGGAAGCGGATAATAATACTTTAGCAAATAGTTTTCATTATATTCAGGAATGGGCACATACTTTCTGTTAATAATATAATTGGTAGAATCATCAACTTGGAAGCATTCACCCGTTGTCAAATTAATAAGTGCATAAGCATAAGCATATTCTACTGCCATAATTAAACCTCCTCACGATATGTGAAATACCTTAGCAAATAATTAACGCTTGACTCATTTTTTATATTTAATTTAATTGATTTTGTTGCGGCGTCTTTTGTTACGGCTGCCAAAGAAATAGTAGAATTCACGGCATATACATTATCACCAATTACTACCTTATCAACAGCAACACTATCATCAACCGATGTATTAAACTTAGAAATTAAACACTGCAATTTAGTATAGTCATATTGTGAATAACCTTCTAATACAATAGAAAAATTTTCATTTGGTTTTATAATTGCTGCACCTTGAGTAGTTCTGTATGCAAGAATATCTTTCGTACCAACTGCAACACCAGAGCTTGTGGCAAACTTCTTGCCAGTACGAACATCATTAGCTGTTGCTGTAAAAACAGTTTGTTCGCCAACAACAGTTGCGGCAATTTCCGTTTTACCACCATTCACTTCTAGCAGGAAGGTCTTCGCATTCAGTGCCCCACCTACTGGATTTCCATAAATCGCCATGTCTTACACCTCCGTAATCGTTACTTGCATCGTATAGTCCTCAGTAGGCTTATTGCCCACAGCATATACGGTTACAGTGCCATTATCATTTGCAGTATTTAGAATCGTTCTATTTGTAGCAAGGCTATTAAGCTGGTCGCCAGTTGGATTTAGGTTGACCTGACTATTGGTGGTCACACCATCAACAGTTACTTGCTGAGAATATGGGGATTCTGAACCCGTCCAAGAATCAGCCGCAAGACTGACAGATTTTGTGGCGAACTTGTTGTCCACATACTTCTTAGTAACAAGGTCATTTGCATAAAATGGAGTTGGGACATTAGTAATCGTACCAACAGAAATCTTACCGGCAAACCAAGCGTTACCATCCCAATCTAAGGTGTGGGCGTTGGAACGCTTTGTATCTGAAGTGCCATTACCAACAATATGTGCATACTTATTAACAATATCTTTCTCATTATATTTGCCTTCGACATGCTGATGTCCTGCCGCAAAAGTACCTTCGCCTTCGGCATGAGAAACGCTACCAGAAGCGACAGTAGAACTACCTTCTGCATGAGAACTTTCACCACTAGCAGTGGTTCCATAGCCTTCGGAGTGAGAATTTTTCCCACTAGCCACAGTTGAGCGTCCTTCTGAGTGAGCGGCATAATCAGTAGCTTTTGTATCCCAACCTTCAGCATGGGTTCCATCTTCACCAGTTTCTGTACCAATACCTTCTGTGTGAGACCAGTTGCCCTTTGCAATTGTCATTTTACCCTCTGCGTGAGAAGCACTACCTAAAGCTAGATTACTCCAGCCTTCTGTGTGAGAATAGTGACCGTTTGCCAAAGCAAACTTTGTAGTACCCCATGCTGTAATGATGTCGTTATCCGTACTACTAGATGTGATTGTCTCTGGGGCTACATTATCACTGGTTCCCTCTGCATGAGAAAATGGACCACGGGCAGAAGTATTACCTCCTTCTGCGTGTGAAGCTTGCCCACTGGCCTCAGTACCGTTTCCTTCTGCATGGGAGTAGTTTGCACTCGCAGTAGTGTCGCTTCCTTCTGCTGTGGCTCTATTACCAACTGTTGTGCCATACTTTTTACCCTTGGTTACATAACCATCAAAAGCTACGGAATCTAAATCAGAAGTTTTAACATAATCAGTCAAACCTTGATTTATTGAGTCTATTGCCTCACTAACTGCTTTTGAAGTTGGAATTTCAACTTCGCTATCATTCAAGATAGTTGATAGAGATGCCCCCATAATGGTTTCTGCATCTTTTGCGTTGACAAATTCAAGAACACCAACATTGGTTACTCCATCACCAATTTTAATTTTATTTAAGTCTGTATAGACTATGATTTCACCTTTTAGCGGAGTAAAATTAGTAGCCTTGGCCCAATTTGCACTCGTATCGCTTTTTTGCTGGACACGAGTGGTTAAAGTTTTAACCGCCATTAAATTCCCTCCTTATGAGTATTTATATACTCTCTTGAAAAGGGCATATAAATGCCCATAAGTGACTCAATATCAGTTTCAAAAGAGTGTTATGAGAAGTCCTATCAATTTCAAGGACTTGGGGGAAGTCCATAAGGACTCCCCCGTTAAATATTGATTGTGCTTGAGCCACAATCTAAAACTAGTGTGTCATCACTATCTTGTGTCAGTTCATTCACAGAATAAATCGGTTTTGTAGCAGCTTTAGCCCATGGATAGACATCCGATGCAAGAGCGGACGCCCACGGCAACGCCGCAAAAGTATGTGTTCCATCTCCTACTTTGAAAAGAACTGTTGGAGCGGTAGTTGTAGTTCCAGTTGTTACGGCAGGAACATATACAATGCCTAATTCTCCAGACTTGAGCACAAGATTGGCACCTTTTCCAGCAACATCAGTTTTTGACCAATTTTCTAAAGTGTCATATTTGAGCTGGATTCTGCTATTTAGTAAATGCTCCATATCTTCCCTCCTTATGGAAAGTAGGGAGGGATTCCCCCTCCCCACAAGAGTTTCAATTAAGCATTACCACCATTTAGAACTAGTTCATCGCCGTCAGCAACATATAGAGTGCTGACATTAACGGCCTTAACACCGATAACACCATTCTTGGACTCGATAGAAGTGCCGTCAACCTTAACTAGACCTAGAGCAGCGGCAGTAGCGGCGGGTAGAGCAACAGACTTATCCTCGCCAATGGTTAGAGCGGTATCACCAACCTTGATGGACTCAATCTTGTTAGCCTGAGCTGCATCCCACTGAGCAACCTTATCATCAGTTACCTTGTTCTCAATAGCAGTAACACGATTAGCTACAGGAGTTACGCCATCCTTGACAGCCTTAGCTACAGAGCCAGTAACGGTATCTGCGCCATTTAGCTTTTCAATAGCAGCAGCGTTTGCCTTAATGCTATTATCCATCGTAACAGCACTATCGCTATGGGTGCTAATCCAAGAGGAAATTTCCTTTAGAGTATCGAAGGACTCAGGAGCACCATCAACAACCTTAGCAACCTCTTCATGGGCCATTTCACGAGCAGACTTAGCGTTATCACCATCAACAGAACCAATTAGAGTATCAATTGCAGTCTTATTAGCAGTGATTAGGCCACGAACCTCAGTGTCATTATATGTAGCAGCGGTCTTAGCATCAGCAATCATCTCGACTACAGTCTTGCCATCAGCAACAGTACCAATCTTGGAATTGATACCAGAGATAGCAGTAGCATTCTCACCAATTAGACCAGCAGCAGTCTTACCATCGGCAATAGTACCAACCTTATCACTTAGAGTGTCAACGGCAGTCTGAGCGGCAACAGCCTTATCATCGGCAGCCTTAGCAGCAGCGGCAGCTTCCTTAACAGTACCAGTATGGTCGGCACCTAGGATGGCAGTCTTTAGAGCAGTATCCTTCTCTTCGGCAGCAGCAATTGCCTCGCTCTTAGCAGTAGAGATAGCGGTAGAAACCTTCTCAACATCAACCTTACCCTCTAGTGCAGTAACTCTAGCAGATACACCGGTGTCACCGGTAACTAGACCGTCAGCATAAGCCTTAGCAGAATCTAGAGCGGTGCTAGCCTTCTCATCAGCATACTTCTTGGCACCCTTGATTGTATCAACAGTAGACTTATCTTCGGCAGTACCAACTAGTGTGTTCTTTGCATCGCCAACATCAGACATAGTGGCGACCTTATTTGTAGATGCTTCATAAGCAGTACCAAACTCTAGCTTATCCTGCTTGCCACCTAGAGCAGTGGCTAGACCACTAACCTGATCTTGATCAATAGTAGGAATGTCTTCCTTAGTTAGTTCGGCTAGCCCAGTAACTAGACCATTGCTGTCAACAGTAACCTTAATGCCAGTGCCAGACTTAGCAGCAGCATTCTTAGGAACAGCAGCATCAGCGGTGGTCTTTACGGCAGCAATAGCCTTAGCATTGTCACTGTCGGCAGCCTCAAGAGCAGAAATCTTAGTAGCATAAGCAGTCTGGTCAACATAGTTACCAGCATTCTGCTTTGCATTCCAAGCAGCAATATCATCAGCAGTAATACCAGCAGCGGGACTATCTTCTAGAGTCTTAACACGAGCGGCTAGAGCCGTTAGGTCAGCAGCCTTAGCATAATCACCAATCTTTAGAGCGGCAATAGCATCGGTTACATAGGCGACAACAGTAGCCTTTTCGCCTTCTCCACCAATACCAGCAACAATACCTTCTAGCTTAGTGATTGCGGTATTCATTGCAGTAGCGTCAGTCTTATGACCACTAATCCAGTCAGCAATTTCCTTTAGTGTGTCAAAATCAGCATCTGCATTAGCAACAATCTTAGCTACCTCTTCAGCAGCAATGGCACGAGCAGACTTGTCAGTATCAGTACCTTGTAGAGTGCCGATAGCAGTTTCGTTAGCCTTAATGCGCTTGCGGAGGCCCGCTGTATCATCAGCACCAACTACAGTTTCAAGAGCATCAACTTTACTCTGTGCGGCATTAGCAGCATCCTGAGCAGTCTTAGCGTCAGTTACGCCCTTGTTTGCAATAGCTAGTACGTCAGCAATGTCCTTATATAGACCAGTTGCGGCATCCTCACCAGCAGCAGGAGCGCCAATCTTAGCAACGAGGCTATTAACCTGAGACTGTAGGGTAGCAACATCAGAAGATAGGTCGCCAGAAGCAGTAGTCTGAGCCAGCTTGACTAAAGTACCAGCCTCGTTAGAAATCATGTAGGCTTCGCACTTGCCACCAGCATATAGAGTCAAAATCTGACCAACATAGGCAGTAGCGCCAGAAGCAGCATAAGTTTCTAGTTTGGTTTTATCATACCAAACGGCAGTAGTATCAAGAGGGATTGGGTTGCCGCGTTTAATATTCATAGGTAGTGCCATATAAGCGGCATCATTTAAAATAGTAGCCATATTATTAATTTCCTCCTCTTTCAAAATTAACCGATTGTAACGGCATAAGTTTCAGTGCTGTCGATGGCCGCAGGCTGATACACCCAAACATCATAAGCGGTTGCGGCATAGCCTTCTGCACCTTCAACCTGAACCTGCGTGTTCTGCTTGATGAAGCTAGCAGTAGCATCAGCCGACATCGCACTCGGCATTAGTACCTTAGTTACCTTATAACCAGCAGGAACAGCCACAACAACTTTCTTAGCGCCAGCACCTGCACCAAAAGTAGCTAGAGTCTTCTTAGAAACAGCCTCTTTTTTGCTTAGGGCACGAATAGAAGCAGAATTTAGAGCGGTGTCCTCAGTCATTGGACCCCAGAACATATAGCGGACACCAACTAGATTATTAGAAGTCTTAGAGGCAGAGCCAGCCTTAATCTGACCAGCGGCATAAGCGTTACCTAGATTGGTAACAGGAATAGCACCATCACCATAGGTGGCCTTAGCAGTAATGGTCTTAGCAGTAGACTCAGCAACAATGTCAGCGAAGCTACCAGTTGCGGTAGTTTTCTTCTCTGTTACACCGGTGCAAGAAACTTCCCAAGACTGAGCGGTAATACCAGTTGCGGGACCATAGGTATAAGAACCGGCAGATAGGGCGGCGGTATAGCTTAGAGTCTTTTTAGTGCCAATCTCAAAGGTGCCGAAACCATTCTGTGCGCTGAAAGATACAGAGGGAGCGGTCTTGCCAGGATTAGCCTCTTGAGCCATTAGAGAAGATAGAACCTGAGTTACATTCTTACCAGTTGTTTTGAATTTAGCAGAGCCAGAGGGCTTAGCTAGAGTACCAATACCAACGGTATAAGTGATGTCTTCATCAAAATAAACATTATCAGCCGAATAGTTGCCGTCACACGCCGCCCAATTCTCACCGTTGTAAACATAAGCGGTATAAGACCTCTTATCTCCAACAATTAGTTTGCTCACAATAGCGGTGTCGCCCTTCTTTGGGCTAGTAATAGTAGCTAGACCATCAGCATCAGTCTGACCTTGAGTTAGTTCAATTTGAGTGCAAGTATCACGGTTTTCATTGATAACGGCTAGAATATCATTGGCATCGGCACCAACATAAGATAGAGCCTTCCAAGCAGTAGTACCGTCACCGATCTTAATCTTTCTAGTATCAGTTTCGACTCCCATTTCACCCTTTAGCAGAACGGGATTCTTTGTATTCCAAGTTTCGGCTAGGTCATTACGTAGCTGGATTTTAGTTTTAATAGTTTTTTCAGCCATAATATAATTTCCTCCTTAAAAATTAGGCGTTTCCGCCAGAAATAATAAGTTCATCATTTTCTTTTTGTGCCAGTTTATCAAAAGTAAGAGAGCTAACCTCAAGCGTTCCATCTGCAAGGACTGAAACCTTATTTGCCTCAGTAGAATTTGTAATAATATCAGACGCAGAAAGGACAACATCTCCAGTTTTTCCATTCACAGAATTTACGGCAGAAGAACCTGAGCCACCAGTCGCACTAATGACACCATCTACAATTGTAATGTTGTTACCAGCAGTTAGCTTGTCTTGTTTGTTGTCTAAGTCAGTTTTCTTTGCATATTCACCCTGAATCTGAAGCTCGGTAAGATAACCTTTGGATTCAAGTTCCGACTTCGTGACAAGTTCAGAAATATCAATTGTGTCCAACTTCTTCTTGTCATCTACGCTCATTAGACCAGCCACCGTACTAGTGGCATCACTTCCAACAGCAATTAAGTTATTCCCTTTATAAAGTGCTTTATATCCTGTTTTTGTATCCTCTATAAAATATAGTGCAAGTGAATCTTTTTGAACTAATGCATCATATTTGCTTTTGTCATCTGTAAAGAAAAACTTTACATTCTTTGAATTGGCCAAAGCTCTCCCTCCTTTCATAAAAAAATATATTTGGAAAGTCATATTGACAAAACCAACAAATTATAGTTTATTCCATACATATGTTGTTTTCTCGTCACCAACCGGATTCCAATCATTAGTAGAGTCAATATCAAAGGAGTAAGAAGGTTCTCCGGCTTTTTCACTTAAAGCAAATGTTAGAATTCCGTCCTCAGAGTATGAAGGTATATAAACTCCAGCACATTGACCACCTACTTTGCCAATATTCTTAGATGTGCCGTCAGAATAATGAACAATAAGTTCTCCATTCTCGTTGACTTCGATAGACGTTACGTTTGTTCCAACAGCCTTTAGGGTAATTTTGTCACCAATAGGTTCTCCGTTTGCGGTAAGTTGGATGTAATTCTCTTCCTCGTTGTAAGAAATATTGTCGGCTTTATTGTCGTCAATATACTGAGCCATTTCACCAACCGCTTGAATCATAGCCTCGGCTTGAATTAGTCGTTGGTCAATGGCATTAAGCGAACTATCTGCAATTATATCTGACCACGCAGAAATTGGTAATATCTTAATGGTCGTTGGACTTGTCTTCCTAACCATTTGAGTATCTTTTCCATCAGCTCCAAGTGTTACTTTGACAAATGTTAACTGTAGCTCAATATCTCCTGCTTCCCTTGTTAATTTTGTATCAAACGGAAGCTTATACTCAATGCGATCTTTATAAAGCTCTTGTGACTTTACTAATACCTCAGTACGATATTCTCTGCCTACTGGTGTAAGATATTCTAGCATTACCGTAAAACCACTCATATCTATACCTTTATATGTAGGCTCTACAAGAAAGTGTAGATTATCAACAAGCTTACTACGTTGCATAATACGCTCTTTAACAGAAGTAACCAATTCGTTACTTTCTCCAACTAAAATAGTGTACAATTTCTACACCTCCTCACTTGTTAATATGGATAGCAGAAGTAATATAAGTATACTCCTGCTGATTTATCTTTTTTTCTGACAATAGTCTATTCAGTGTATTATCAGATACCTTTTCATCTTTATATAGTCTTGCTAGACTTTCTACAAATTGATTCATAGTATACCTCCATCCAATAGAGATTTTGTATACGCATCAATAATAGCTTCTGGTGTGGTTAAGTTAAACATTGACAACTGCTTATACTCATATTGGTCAATAGGTATAATTTCTACAGTATCATATCCATCCACTGGCAAATTATATAACCCATGAACGTGCCAAATATACTCGCCACCAGAAGAAAGAATTGCTTGGGCCTCTTCCTGTGTGCAAGAAACCATAATACCGTGCTTTTCCTGATATTTAACAAAGGATAGATGGTCGAGCACATCTATCACTTTGTTATCTTTCAATACTTTGTAGTACATCTCGACCATCCTCCTTTAAATAGAAATCATAATTCTAGCATATATGTCTACCGCTGAAGTTTGAGTTATAGATTGGTAAGAACCAGTATTCGTTATTCTAAAGACATAGTTGTCCCATCCAAGGCTTGGCGAACGTGTCCAATATTGAACGGCTGCACCATTTGGATTATAACAAATTCTAGATGCATTTGAAGAGAAATGACTAATAATAGTACCTTCACTTGCATATGGTTCTTCCGTCATACTTGGCACAAGCTCAGAGATAGACGGTACAAAGATATAGCAATCAGAACTACTGACACTCAAAGACTGCTTACCTATAGAGGACTTAACTTTAACTTGCTTAATTAACTGCTTCCATTTATCTGGTAAAGCATTATATACCCTATTGTTCAAATATTTATTTAATTCGAATTTAGCCCAGCCGCCTTCATTAGAATAAGCTGGGTCCATAATAACTGGATGAGTTAATGTCTTAGAAGAAATAAATGTCATTGAGGAACGAGTACCAGAGTTGTCACTTAAGTAGTAACGTTTCAAAGAACCATTCTGCTCACAACAAGCCTCAAATTCAATTTCTTCATGTGGCCAATATGCAATTTTTGCACAAACATCGTCACCTAAGTCAGCATACCAAAGTTTGCTCCAATATACAGTACCTTTACCGTACTGTTCGTAAGAACCATCTTCGAGTTTGCTACAGCCAAATACAAGTGACACATTGTGGCTCATAGAATGGATACCACTTAGTTCTGCATAATAAGACTTATCACTAGTAGTACTTGAAGAATAAACATGAAGGCCGTTTTCACCCTTAATATGTCTTAGAACAATCATCTCTCTGCTATCAGCACTAAATGGAGAAGCTGAGGCACTGCCCCAAGCAAGACTAACTCCGTTGTTATAAGACAGTTTAAATCCGCTAGTATTTAGACCAGAGAAACATTGTGCAAGAACAGCGTTCGTTGAGTTTCCGGCATCCATTTTGCAGTCAATGGCTAACACAAAGTCTCTATCCTCAGACAGTAGATTAACACCAGTATCAACACGGTTGCTCCCGGTAAAGACAGTTTCCTCAGAAATTAATACCTTCTCTTCAATGTCTGTATATGTAAAGTCATTACCCAACGTAACGGTTAGTGCGTCCTTTGCGGTCACATAATCTGACAAAGTGATAATACCACTCGCCGCAAGTCTAGTCATCATGTAGATTTCAACTGGGCGCATATCGGCAAGTTCTTTATTGGTGAAGTAGCCTTCTTTATATTCACAGTTATCGTATACCGCATTAATGGTCTTGTCTCCATTGACATAACCACCCTGATCCCATCCATCAAATAAATAATATTTATATGCAGATTCTTCAGATGTATAAGTAGGAATTTCACCAGTATATAAAACACTAGAGCCATATGGTGCCGTAGTTTCTTGCATAACATTACCTTTAGACACATACTTAACTTTATAGCTTCTTGTAGTTCCAGTATATGTAGCAGTAATAATTTGGTCGTCAAAAGCATCAACAAGTGCCTTGTCCCATCCAGCAAAGGTATAGTCGGTACTTACAGTGCTTTCCTTTGTAGGAGTAGTAATTGGATTTTCTGCTCTAGTAAGTGGATCTACGGCTTTGGTTCCCTTGTCAACATACTGGACATCTAGAATATCTCCATTGTCATTTTTGAAGGTTACAGTAAATTGCTGCACAAGTGTATTGTATGTAATTTCAAGATCTGGCCAAGCTTCATTATACTGAGCAAGTAGCTTTTCTCTCATAACGGGAACATGAACACTACCAGTAACTATTGACTGGTCAACGTTATAACCATTCTTGTCGAGACCACCCATCTTATACAGTCTGTCTAATAGAGTAGTATTATCTAAACTCCAATTAACACCAATAATACGAGCACGGTTTAGTTTTGTTGCCTTATTTAATAAGTCAACACTATCAATAGTATCGCAATTCTCAATAATAGCAGTTGTAATCTGGTCGTAACCCGCAATATTAAGATTGTCTAAATACTTGAGATTACGCATATTAATTGATGTTAGTGTGTCTGGTAATAGTGCAGTTTCAACCATACCACCATTTGTAAATAGAACACCGGTTAGTCCAGAGCCAGTTGCATAAAGTTCTTTTAGGTTTCCGCATCTGGATAGGTCAAGGCTGCTTACAAGATTTGGTGTATTTCTAACATCTAGCTTCTCAAGAAGTCTATTATTACCAATGACAAGGTTCGTTAAGAACTCATTTGAGTACCCTTCTGTAGTATTACCAATAATCAATTCCTTTAGCTTTTCAGCCTTAGAGAAGTCATTATCGTGAATATAACAGGCAGAAACGTCGCCCATTGACTGGATTCTTGAGGCGGCATAAATTAGAACGGCAGTATCGTCCATTGTCGTATAAGGACAAGAAATAGAATACTGCTGACCAGCTTTTGCACGAATCTGAGTAACGGAAGAGTTACCAAACATTACCGACAAGTACATATTAGAGAATGGCGTCAAATGAAGTGTGTAGTCTGGCTTAACGGCGGCAGATACAGGGGTATTACATCTAAACATAATTTGGTCAGATGCAGCCGTGTTGCCAACAAACTTGGTTGCCATATATATTTCTTGGTCGCGTTCGAATTGTCTACGCTGATATTTCTTTTTTCCGTTCATCATTTGTTCAAGGAATCTAGTATTGCCGTTTCTGTATGTGCGCTCATACTTTCTTACGTAGTCAACTCTCCAGAGTTCTTCAGGCCATTCGTTTTGCTTACTGTCGAATTCGTTGATTAGAGAAGTTGCACTCCAGCAATTCTTACTTTCACAAGATATATATAGTTTTCTGAGGTCAGAAACCATAAGGTCACGGACTCTACAGAAGAATACGGACTCTGCAGCATTAAAAACGTAGCCAGATGACGGGTTGCCCTCTGTGCGGTAGTCGGTATCTTCTTTGCCATAAGTCATCGTTAATTCGCCTGAATTGTTAATTCCTAACGCTGTGTCGTTATCATAGTCCCATAGGTCAAATCTATAACCGTTGTTGATAGCAGCGGCATCATCATCAATAATATAATAAGCGGCCTTATCTCCAAGAGTGGCAGCTTCACTCGTACTAATATAATGCTTTGCCCAATGCCAGAAGCTATTCTTGGCTCTATTATCAATCATTGTATATCTTGTCGTAAACAGATACCAATATAGTGCGGATTCATTGATAAACCAATTCTTAAGATTACTCACAAATTCACTATCACTTGATGTAATAACAAATTCGTAGAAATCTCTCCAAATTTGCTTATTTTGTGTTCTAATTTGTTCTTTGGCTTCATCTGTTGAAATGGCTTCGCCGTCTTTAGAGTCGCCACAGCAGTCATATCTAAACTCATATGAACCATCCCAGTCATTGTATAGGGCATCGTAGGCTTCGTTACCAGCTACCCATTCAGCCTTAGTAATTGGGTACTTCATACTGCCATCTGCATTCTTAACACCAGTCTGAAAAATGGAGTTTGCCAGAGTGTTATCACTAATTTCGACACAGAACTCCTTCATGTCATCTGGGTCATAAGCTCTCGTAATATCAGTCTTCTTGGAATCGCCAATATTACCAAGCGCATAATAGTGCCAGTCTGTATCTTGAAATTCTCTGTGTGTAGTTAAATCTGGATTACTTTCCTTGATAAATACAACACAGTTGACAAATTCCATGTCGTTCTTAACCCTTGGGTCTCTCCTTGTGGCAGGAGTAGAGTAAGGAAGATAGTCGTTATATCTCTTCTGTAGATAAGCATTGTTCACCATATCAGATGAGGCGATATTTACTTTTATATTAAACCACGAATTTGGCACAGAATTTCTGGTTAATGACACTTTTCCACTACCATCAGAAACCTTGGTTCCATCACCAAGTGTAAGCTCAGTAATATAATTTGGGTCTAGCTCCACTTTGCTTGTAACTTGATGTTTTCCATCAAATCCACCAATAATATCAATATTACGACCAGAAGCACCATATTCATTAGAAGTCGTTCCTTGCCCACTGTGGTACATATTGATAAATTTCCAGTTATCTAAAACGGCATCACCATTTTTATAGATACATTCAACAGAAGTATTTTTTACAAAGTCCTTCTTATTATTTGTAAAATATGGAGCCTCAATCTTAATAACTCTTATATTCGGACAAGCCTCAGCAACAGATTCTGGCGTTAGTGCATTGTTCTCATCATAAATCTGATTTCTTCTATAGCGGGTAACAATCTCAGTAGCAGTTCTTGCATCCGCAATAAAGTTGGACAAAATTGCCTCAGAAGAAAGGCTCGTATTATATGTCTTCATACGATAAATCAGAACGTCACAATCAGGTGAACCAATCGTAATTGGCACAGGAGTTTCTTGTGTAAACGAATAGTCAGAAGTATAACTCATAGGTCTACAAGGAGTACCATCCTCATAAGACATCACAATAGGAATATCGGTATCTTTTGCAATATTGAACTCCCACTCAATAATATCGCCCTCACTATAAGGAACATATAATGACTTTGCACTTGACTTAATATAGGCCTCGTGTACATTCATTTGCAAACCAATATTGGAAGACTGACATGTTAAAAATGTAGCATCGCTCCTAGACACATTGTCTGTCTTAAAAATTAACTTAAATTCTTTACCATTTCTTCTAGCGTCGTCTGCAAACAGATTATAAGAAATAGCGGCACTAGTACCTGCTTTAATTCCAAAATACTGGTCGCCATTTTCGTCAATCTGATAACCACCATTCTCCCAGTCGAAATTATCAGAAACAGTCATCTTAATGTCTGCATTCTCACTATAAGACCACAATCTATTGGTGTCATTATTAGAACGACCAACTGGGTTAAAGTCGAACTGTAAACCAGCAGTAACTGGCGTAACATCAATATCTAACTTTTCAACTGTAACATTAATAGTCTTGACAGTATCACGACAAGTAATAGTCAAAACATGTGTACCAACATCGGTTGGTTTATACTGCCATATTTGTGTATTGGAGTCTAGCTGTAGAGTAGACACTTCTTTACTATCTATAGCAAGAGTAACGGTTGGAGTTTCAGTTTTTGGGTCATATACAGTATAAACAATGTTTTCTGTATCATATTGCTGAACAGTAATAGTATTCTGAATGCAACCAATAACAGCATCTTCAGATTCTGGATTATACCAAATAATATCCTTTAAGATATGATTAGACTCAATGGTTGAACCATTAATTTCCGCAGTAATATAAGTTTCTAGCAAATGTGCTCCGTGTGTCTGCGCAGGAATAGAATATGCCATTGGAATACCAGAAGAAGAAGTGGTAACTCTTCCAAGCTCCACACCATCTAGCTTAAAATGAATATCCTTAGAAATTGCACCATAAGGCGTATAGTCAAAGGATACTGCACCCATATTATAGGTCAGCTTATCATTAAAGGAGGACTCCAATCTAATGTCAATCTTCTGCACAGTCCAAGTTTTTGTTACTAAACTACCAGCATCATCAGTAATAGAAAGAGTCAGTTTCTGTGTACCAATACCAATATAGTCAGTAGCGTCAAACGTATTTTCTCCACTTATAGCAGTTCCTGTAGAAATAATTTGCTTACCAATTTTCCATGTGGCAACACCATCAGAAACAGGGTCTCCAGAAGAGTCTTGGCCAGAAAATCTGTATTTAATAATAACTTTATCATTTACAGTAACAATTACTGGGGATTTAGTAACATACTCAATTTTTAAAGTACTAGTTGTACCACCACCACTGCCACCAACGATTGTAAACTTCTTTTTAATTTCTCTGGATTCACCAGACTGACCTTCATTGGTAATTTCATAAAATGCAAAAACATTCTCCCCAACATCTGGGTCTTCCGTGTCATTATATGCAACGTCATATGTCTTTCTTGGAGAAGTGTCTATGCTGTTAACAGTAGATTGCAATCCTTCTACAGCAGTACTTAAAGAGGAAATATTATTCGTATTTTTCTCAATAGAAGATGATAGTGCATCGGTTTTAGATGTAACGTCAGCACTCTTAGCATAATCTTTTAATTGATCGGAAACATCTATTTTCTTAATTTCTGCACCAACATATTCTTTTGTTGCATAAGTATCGAGACTTTGGTCAGTTAAATAACCAGCATCATTCTCAAAAGCAGAAACATTAGTTGGTACAGTTGGAATCTCTGTCTTCTTAGCATAATCTTTTAACTGCTCGGACACATCAACGGCAGCGACCTTCTCATCTACATAAGTTTCAGTGGCAAGTCCGTCAAGGCTTGGTATTTTGTCCTCTACAGTCTTAACTTCATCTTTTGTGGCAAGGTTGCTAATGTCTTGCTCAGTTAAATAACCAGAATCATTTGTTAGTTGACTTGTATTAGTTGGGATTTCTGTCTTTAATGCATAGTTTGTTAATTGATTAGATACGTCCACTGAAGCAACGGCAGTATTTACATAATCTTCTGTAGCATAACCAGTTAAATCGACAGTCACATTAGCTATTTTGTCGTCAACCTCTGGCTTCGTATAATAGTTTTCTAAGTTAACCGACACATTTTTAATTTGTTCCGCAACGGATGTAGCGACATTGTTTACTATTTCCTTTACCCAATCGTCATTAATATTTACTGGTTCACAATTTGGTTCTTGGCATAATGACTTTACTATGTTAAACTTATCTGTTGGCTTTGACTTCCAACGATATTCATATTGTTTTCCAGAGCTATCAGTTATAGACCCATCGGCATGAATTTCAAACTGAAGATTACCATCTATATGTGTTGCATTGCCATCAACGAGCCATGCGAATCTAATTTTATCATCTTTATATTGAACATTTACAGCAGGAGATGCTGCATGTACTTTATCTTTATTGGTAAAATGAATTGAAATTGCCATTTTAGTCAAATCAATTCCATCATAATATCTTGGCATTTCAAATGGAATAAATTGACTTTTTGATTCTTGAGATATATTAATCTGAGAATCATCTATTGTAATATCTTTACTTTCATTAATATGAGATATTTTGTCATCATTAAAATCATTAAACCAAACATATGAAGGGCTAGTAACTCGTATCCATCCAGCTTCTTGACTTGCCGACCGCATTGGAGCAGCCATACTCGTTGCCATCATCATTGGTTTTGCAACTTCGTTTTGCTTGGCTAGTTGCTTCTTTGATTCCTCAAATGAAAGAGCCATTCTCAGACCTCCTTTTTAATTTAATTCATGTTGATTCCATAATTCATATAATTTCTTAAGTTGTTCATTTTTCTCAAATACAAAAACCAAGGCGTTTGCCTTGGTATCAGAATATAAAATATCTAGTAATTTTGCGCCATTCCGCATATATAAATAGACTTGCTTCATATTTAAAATATAAGCAACTTTATCTGGGTTATATTCGAGATTCGTAACTTTACTACGTACCATTATTTTATCTCCTTTTAACCGAAAAAAATAAGGTGCTGAATTCTACATGAAGTCAACACCTTATCGTTTTATTTCTTTGTAACTACTTCATGTGTGGGTTCGCTCTTGAATAAATCTTTCTTCTCAAAAGTTGGTTTGTTTTCTGCTAATATAGTATTTAAGTCACGCTTTACACAAGCAGAAAAGTTCGCACGATTAGATAAATCATACTTAGAAAGAGCTTCTTTGGCCTGCTCTTTGGTGATTAGCTTAAAATTATAATCTGTGCATGTTTCAAAAATATTTTTGCAATTCTCATCGTGGAATGAGTTCATCCATAGAGGGTAATTTCTGAAATCATAGCAGTTATTACAATAGGAATAGCTAGCACCGCAACATAAGCACTTGCGCTCATACTTCATAGCTATCACTCCTTTATGTAAGTTTATAAATATAAAAGAGGACCCAAATTAATGAGTCCTCTTTATGAATATTAGTCCTCGCTAGGAATTACGATATTGAATAGCTTCTTCTCCTTATCGCAATATGCCTGCTGAGCCTTACCGGAGAATGGATGGCTGCCATCAGTAGCAACAGACCAATCGAAGTCAGGGCTTAGCTTAAAGTTGGGGAAGATTACGTAAGCATGGATTAGGGTAGTCTGATCGCAAACGTCAGCACCTAGTACTTCCATAACGAACTTACAACCAACAGGGAACTCAGTAGCAGAGTTTACAACCTCAACAGCGTTCTCAGTTTCATAGTCGTACATTACGAATAGCTCATCACCGGCCTTTAGACCAGTGGGTAAAGCTAGGGTCTTATTAGTAATACCAAACTCTGTTTCAGAAGCATTAGTACCCTTAACAAACTTCTGACCAAAGGTGCTATCGCCATTTAGTACATAAATCTCATTTGGAGCGGTCTTAGGAGTATGCTTTAGCTCATAAGAACCAGTACCATAAGTAAAGCTTTCCATAGCAGGAGCAGTAATCTTAGCAGTAGAGCTAGCAACCTTCTTAGTAGTACCTAGCTGAGTAGCCATTAGATTCATATCGAAAATAGCATTCTCGGCAGAGAACTCGGCACTCTTTGCTCTGTAGAAAGTAGCAATTGGAGTACCTAGAGCGTCTACGGCGTCAGTAGACTCAGATGCGCAGTTTAGAGAAACATTCTGCATCTGATTGATGGAGAATAGAACAGAATCATCCTTCTGAGAAAGAGCAACACCACGGATAACTCTATCAATTACAAAGTTATTAATATCAAAAGCCATAATAATTTCCTCCTATAAAATATTGTTATATTACGAAGAGATTAAATCTCTTTCATCCAATTAAGTTCCGCCTTATTTATTTTCTTCATATCTATTGTTCCCGCATAACATCCAGCAAGTAAATGGTCTGCATTATGAATAATTTGTAGACGTGCAACGTCATCAAAGAATTCAACAAAGCCCTCATTTCTCACATAATCCTTCGTATATCCCATACGAATTTTTACAGATGAAATCAGTGGCAATAAATATGATTTAAAGGGCTTCCCTTTGTTTGTATTAATTTTCATCCTATCTTCGTCGATAAGAATTTGTTTGGTTGTTTTATTTGCTGCATGTTCAATTTTTGGAGTAATATTGTGAACTTTTCTTAAATAATTCACAATTCTTAGATAAACCAACTTATCAATCTTCACATCAGACTCCAAATCTGCCAATAAAATATCACCATTCTCACGATTTTTATATGGCTTTAACTTAGTAAAATCTAAATCTCCAAATAGTAATTTTGTCTTATCTATTGACAGTGTTGGCGCCAACATAATAAACAACTCGAAATCCTCTAACTCTGTCCAGTCTAGACCGATATCCCATAATTGAGACTTCATGTCGGACGGGATAGCAGTTATAGTATGTACAACACTAAAATATTGTGCTTCACCAAAATCAACAATTTCCCCAATTGTTGGCTGCTTAATCTTCAACTTATCGTTTATAACATAATCATTTCCAAAATATAATTGGAGCTGATCTACTTCAAACATATCACTCATACTTATTCCTCGTTACAGCATTATTCAAGGAATTGGTTTTAGTAAGCTCAAATTTTAATGTACGACAAGAATAATTTGTGTCTGTGACACTTTCTTTGTTATAAATAAGTTTTGCCTGCATTCCAAACATATTAGACCAGTTAAAAATGTCTCTTATCAAATAACCTAGCAAATCATGTCGTTCAATTCCATACGGTGTCTTAATATCATCCGCATGACAAAACACAACAAATTGAACATATTGAATCTTCATTACAGAATTATAACGATGGTCTTCCATATCATCAACACTAAAACAAATAAAGTTTTTAGCAACGTCCTGTGTACCAGGAACACGAATGTAAGCAAAAATATTATTATTTAAATAATCATCAGGACTTGATGGATCTAATTCGTGGTTATTTAATACTTCGATGACATCAGGATCGGACGTAAGTTTTTGCCGAATTATTCTTTTCATAGCAGAAACATCATCATCAATATTTTGTATATCTCTAATCATTAACTAACCACCTCCATCTTTATCTCTATTGTGTTCTGCCCAAAAGCATCTTGTGCAGACATAACAATTGTTTTACCAACCATATCATATAGTTGTGAACATTTTAATTTAAATGCATTATCTACCTGTGATACATGAATACTGAAAATATCCTTCTTACCAGATAAACAAGTTATAACACTTCCGGACTTATCTTGTTTTAAATCTCCTAATATAATATCAGATGGACAATCACTAGATAAATTAACATTTAAACCAGCATTATAATTAAGTATAATTGAACAAATCAATGTTTCACCATCCATATAAGACAATTTCCAAGTTGACTTATGTTCAACATACTTTTCTTGCAAATCATCCCAAAACATAGAAGTAAACGTCTTGGCGCTTCCACCAACACGCAATTTTGCATCTTTACCATTATAGATAATTTTGCCACGTGGTAATTCTGGAAGTGGCATTTCAAGACCAGCGTCAATATACTCTGGCTCTTTAATTGGACAAGTTTTACACACATCCAACTTTGTGTCTATATTATCTTTATTTGGACACCAACTAGCCAAACCATATTTGCCACAATCTCTTTGCATGTCTGCCGTTACTTGTTTAAATGTTAAACGAGTAATTCCAATTGGAATAGTATCAAGAACCTTAGATAATTCCCAAACTATAGGGACATTTCTTCCGTCATCACAAATAATAACACGTTGATTGTAACTAAGTGTTTGAGTGTAAGGTGTGGTTGGAAGCCACATAATAGTTTGGTCTTCCACACTTGTAAACATATAGTCAGTCCAGAGGCCGGAGTTATAAGAACTCTGTGTTCTCTGTACGCATTCACATTTATATACCTTACCTTCATATACCCACTTAAGTATCCAATTGCATTTCAGAATATAATACATTGGAAATTGTGGCTGATTATCATTAAGGATAACAAGCCATCTTTGTAATGTGCCAGTATCGTCTGGAACATCAACATATGAACCAACAGGAATTTTTACATGAGGTCTGAACATAAGTTTATATACTTCTTCATCTCCAGAAATACTTCTGCGTGTATCAATAATAAACTTAGCATCCATCTTCTGATTCTCAATCTCACTTGGTGCATGTGTAACAAAAACCTCACGATAGGCTGGGTCACGTTTAAATGTATTGTCAATTATCATATCTGCATTATGCAAATAAGCAGCACTTTGAGTTTCTCCGACTCGACTCATACGAGCTTTAAAACTATCAAGCATCACATTCACCGCCCTTCAAAACATTAACCAAGTTAGCCGCATCAAGAATTGCTTTGCGGAATTGATTAGGATTCTCACGTGCAGTTTCAAGACAGCTAATAATGGTTAATATTTCTGGTTGATAATTAAATAGGCGATTCGAGCCACTTATTTGATTAATTAAACTTTGAATATGGGCATCTAAAAAAGGGCTATTGTCCTCTTTTTCATAAAGTGTTGAGATAATTGCGCCATATAAATAACGCTTTTGTGCCTCTATTTGAGAGGTTGGAATGTTATTATAAGCGTTCATATTATCACCCCAAATACTCTGAGTTGCCGTAAGTATAATCACGACTTAACTTTTGTGCCTCAATTTTCAAAGTTTCATCTAGAGAACGAAGCTCCGATATGTGGGATGCCTGAGAGTAATGTTTCTGTTCCTTATCTGAGAAGACTTGCTTCGTCAAAAGAGCAGAATATAATTGTGGCTGAAGCCACTCTCTAGTAACCAATATTGCAAGAATTTCCTTTTCTACATCTAACAAATCAACATTAAATTGCCTTAATTCATCGTCACGATCAGAGAGGTCATTCTTACATTTACGAAACTTTGGAATTGCACTTATCAGATAACCATGAAACAATTCTTCTATGTCTTCTGGTAATAAAAGTGCAATCTCTGGGTCCGTAATTTTATTGGCGGCTAAATTGTAAATTTCTTCATAAGAGGTCGCCATTTAAGTACCTCCTATCATTAAATCATCATTTTTAATTCAGTACCAAGAATTTCATCCGTTGCCTCGATTTTACGTAGGTCATATAGAGTTTTATCCTGAATCATAGAATAAGCCATGTTTTGAACAGAAGACTTTACACTAGCAGGTAACTGCTTTAGTTTAGCCACAAACTGTCTTTGAGGTAGGTCAAAAATACCATTTAGACTAACTTCTTCAACCTTTTCATAAACTGGATCAAGGTCGGCCTTCCACTCTTCACGAAGTACTTCGTCTTCGATGATAATGAACGGGTCAAAAAGGTATCTATGACGAAGTGCCTTTAGAGACATTAGGTCTTGGTATTCAACCTCTCTAATATCACCCTCGTTTGCCCAACTATAAACTAGCTTTGTCTTTGGACCAATGATAAGAAGCTCGCCAAATGTTACGCTACGACAAGCAATAAGCTCATCTGGATCATGCTTTGGCTTCACTACCTTCTTTGGTTCTTCCTTTACAACTTCTTCTACGACAGTCTTAACCTCAGTATCCTTGGCAGTAGTACTTTTTTTTGCATTAGCCATAATATATATCTCCTTTTATCCTTATAGTTCTTTTAAATTAAGCAACCTTCCAGAAGCCGAATACACTGTTGAAGATGACAGAAATGCCCATCTTGAACATGTACTCATATTCATAGCTCATATCTCTGTTAATATCCTTATCGGAAACCTGACTAATCTGAGCGTCTCCCTCGTTTACAATCTTGATAAACTTGTTTGTAGAGCTTACAGGAACAATGTATAGCTGGTTGCTGTCAACCTGATAGTCAACAGTAGCACTATTGATAGCAGCGCCTCTCTTTAGACCCTGACCGATTTCGGCAACTCTGAAGCCTTCCCATAGACCTAGTAGACCACCATTCTGATAATACTCATTCTTTACAGTATCAGGCATCCAGTTGACATCAGCCATAGCGGATAGAGCGGATAGGGCAGAGCGAGTACCAAAAATAACTACCTCAGAACCAGTAGCCATCTCAATATCCTGACATAGCTTGACTAGAGTAGCCTTGTTAGCAGTATCTAGAGCACCAGTCTTAACCCAGTTGGCACCTAACTTTTCGCTAGCACCCTTTAGAGCAGCATAAACAGCATCATAGATGTAGCGGTTTACAGCATCAGCAATCTTTAGAATGAAAGAAGCCCAATCCTCAGCACCAGTTAGGACTCTTTCAAAGTCGGTATAAATCTTTAGACCGAACCACTCAGTGGTAACAGCAAAGTGTCTACCGGCACCTAGTCTCTGTCTAATCATGTTATGATGATTACCAGAAATCTTGGAAACACTTAGAATAGAATCGTCTTCAACATAGAAATCGTTGGTATCACCAAGAGCTAGATTCTTAATCTCAGCATAATCCATGAAGAATGGATTGTTATCCCAACCAGTACGAATCATCTCTTCAACAGTCTCCTCAATAATAGTGAAAACTAGAGCCTGATTAGCACGAATAGCACGTCTTACTTGAGGAGTGCGGGCATTCTCATCAATACCTAGAGCCTCACGGAACTTCTCAACAATCTTGGCGTTAGCCTGCTCAGCAGAATACTCTTGAACCTGCTTACGAGCAGCATCTACAAGCAGCTTCTCAAAATTAGCATACTTAACTTCATCATTATCAAATGCATTCTTAGCAGTAGCATCAAATCTCATAAATTTATTCATAATATATATCCTCCTTCCTCAAAACTCAATTACGCAGCAGTATAACCAGTATCCTGTGCCCAAGTTACACTCTGACCAACGGTAGGAACAGTGCCACCAAATGCATCAACAGAAACAGTAAATACATCATGCTTCTTCATAGGATACATTCTTGCACGGCTATCCTTGGCATTATAATAATTGAATCTCTCCTGATAAATCTTTAGGAAGTCATTCTCCATTAATTCTGGATTGTGAACGAAGTAAGCATCACAATCAGCCTGTAGTTCGAAACGAACCATAGTTAGATTGCTATTATAAACAATCTCAATAACCTTTGCACTAAAATCACCAGCAAAGTCAGATACGTTGTAGTACTCACCCTCAACATAGCTACCAACGGTAACTAATTCGCCATTATCTCTGTCCTTATCCATCTTGCCAGATAGAATATGACCATCACCATATACAGCACTTACACGGCTGATTTCTGCAACCCAATGCTTATTAATTAAATCCTGCATATTATTTTCCTCCTATTTTTAAAATTTTTAATTAAATAAATCACCATAAGGCCTTTTATTCGCCTCATCGGTGGTTTTGACACTAAATCTCATAGCAGCTGGCTTACTAGAACCATTCTCAGCAGAGAAAGCTCTAAACTTAGCCTTTTCATGAGCAGCATAAAGTAAATCACACTTATCCTGAAGCTCTTCAACAGAATACTTATCTGCATCACTTACGAGTGCCTTAAATTCATCAGACTCACGAATTTCCTCATAAGCCTCATTTGCAAAAACTTCATCCTTCTTGGCTTTGGCTTCTGCAGCATCGTAATTATCCTTAAAGGTCTTTAGTTCATTATACTTAGTTTCAAGTTCGGCATAATCACTACGTAGCTTATCTACGGCAATCTTCTCAGACTCCGTTAGTAACATCTGGAATAGTTCAGTACGCTCACCTTCGAGGGATATATTTTCTCCGTCAATAGAATAACTCTGCTTATAGAATTTGCCATTGCACCAACCCTGCATCACGAAATAATCATCGTAAACAGAATAGATGCCATACCAATCTCCGTCCATTTCATCATATTCTGCAATTAGATTATATAGTGCATATCTGATGTCCTCGTGAGAAACTTCAATTTTAAAATTCTTTACAAAATTTTCACTAGTACTAACAGTTCCTTCATCCTCGCCAGACTCGGAACCGTCTTCACCATCAGGTTCACCTTCATCATTAAACTTATTCTTAAACTCTTCAAAAGCAGTATCTAACTCTTCATCACTCATATTCTCATAATCAAAATCTAAATCTTCCTTGGCAAATCCATACTTTTCTAGAAGTTCATCAAAATGATTCATTTCTCCTCTCACTCCTTCCTCTGTATTGTTTTTATTGAAATTAGATAAAGTATTATTTAATTTATCTAACATTTCAACCAGCTTTTCTTGATAATCAAAAACAGGCTTCTCATGGCAAAAATCTGCAATATCAGCTCTTGCACCAAGCATTCCTTCGCCTATTGGATTACCATCTTCATCACACCCCAATAGAGTGCATCCACCAAAATAAAACGATGTTAAATCAAGATATTTTTCTTTAGCATTATAAGAAAGTTCGTCAATGACTAATTCACAGCTTACCTTGGTTCCATTCTTCCTACGAATAATGTTCGCAGCCTCTGTATATTCCTCTGGAATGACAGCATATGCATTAACATATGTCTTATCATTTTCTTCATCATATTCAAGATAAGGATCATCAGCAGTAAAACAACCAACTTGCTTCTCTGTATAAACTATCTTGTCATCACCGTTCTCATCTTCCTCAATCTCCATATTGTGGGCATAAAAATCATATGTGCCATCACTTAGTTGATGAATATATGCTAATACTGGTCTATACTTTAAAGTAGGCATAGCAGTTTCCATATTCTCTTTAGAAATATGGCTCCCGTTTCTATTAGTTTCAGTATGACAAACTTTAAACTTTAATTTAAGCATCCCAGGCATATCATTGTCCGACACTTCAAAATTAGCCGGAGTAGAAACAACGATTGGATTACCTTTTTCCTTTGAGCTAAAATTAACAGACTTATTCTGCTCAACAAAAAATTGATATAGATTATCAAGCGTTAAAATTTTATGCATGTATTTTCCTCCTTTCTTGCAGAATAACTATAAACTCCAAAAAGGAGATTACAGACATAAAATATTTGTAAATGCAATCTTTTTGCCAAACTCTGCAAAATTAAAATTCGTAGGCATGTTTATAAATACCCACGAATCATTTGTTGCACCAATTTGTTTAAAAGTAGTAGCCAATATTTTTGCCACTTCTGCATCTTTTGTTACAATAAACTTTTCTGACTTCATTATGCTACCTCCTTTAAATTACTTCTTATCTCTTGTTGCAACACCGTCTGCTCCAATTTCTGTTTCGTCTTTTGTAGGTGCTCCTTGACTCCCATCATTAGATGGGTCAGCAGATTGTGTATTAGAACTTATTAAAGGATGAATCCATTCCGTATCTCCCAAACCAAGCATATCTTCAACAAATGCCATACCACGCTCTTTTGTAGGATGAAGCTTAAGTAGAGAAGCGTATTCTAGCTTTACAGGAAGTCCATAACCAGCAGCCTCTTTTAATGTAGCTAATTTATCTTCTACAAAATAAGGGGACACGTCGCTATATTCAACTACCCAGTTTTCAATACCAAAATTACTTTTTAAATATAGGTTAATCCAAGCATTAATTTGTTCAACTGGTTTCATGGCGTCAATACATTCAACCATCATAGCCTTCTTAAAACTTTCGCTATTGGTTATTCTATTAGAGTTAAGTACAATAGAACCGTTTGCCTCAATAAGCTGTTGATATGCCTTATTAAGCGTTGTAGTGTCTTCTGCTGCCACATTAGATTTGAAATCTATAACATTCAGATCCATGGGGGACATTGCAATATTTACAAGACCAGGAATAAGGTCTGCAAGTTTCTTATAGAAATCATTTGCTAGTTGTAAATCTATCGCAAAATCATCTGGCTCTTTTGAACCAGAAATTGTAGGTATTTTAGCCCATATTAATTTATAAGCTTCAAGCTCGTCCGTAATATTTTGAACCGCTTGTAAATCCTCTAAATTAATAATATCCTCTAGTAAACCACTAAATGGCACTAAAGGATAGTCTAAATTATCTATATTGATTTTAATACAAATTGTTTTTTCTATAGGAAGCTCCTTCCAAGGAATGTTATCAGACTCATATTGTCTATATAATTTCTGGAATTCTTTATCAAAATACTCCAAGTCATCTTGATAAGTTCTAAAATAGCTCATATTATAGGCAATGCCCAAAACACCATGTTCAAAAGAAGAACTATAAACACGACAATAATCTGGGTCTAATGGATGAATATAAAAAGTACCATCCTTTTCTGGGTCTCCGTAAATATACCCATAAGCAACGTCATGCTTCCATGCTCTAAGCATTAATTTTAGAATTTGTGTTTCCATACGCATATTCGTTACAATATGAGTAATCTTGTCATAATCCTGCTTAATTTTTTCCACATCATTTTCCTCAGAAGCATTAACTAATGGATATGCAGTCCAAGATTTACAAGTTATCTGCTCTGCCTTATAATTTATCATCCTGCGATAAATATGAGAAATATTATATAAATAATCACTTAGCTTCCTTAAGTTCTTTTGGTTTGTTTCGGTAGAAGGGGACCTCAAATATGTTCTAAGATTTTCTTTACTATATGTAGAAGATGTAAGGGTTTTATTTTTTTCAAGATTAATTAACTGTAAAGCGTCCTTAAGCTGTGCAAATGCATTTCTTTGCTGTTCTTGTTTTGATAAATACTCTATCTTCTCTTGAGTAGTTTTTTCTGCCATAGATATTTTTCACCATCCCTTCTATCCAAATATTTTATCTATAGGTTTTGCCTTTGTTGTTTTAAACATATCTATAAGGCTATAATTTATATCACGCTTCTTATTACGAATACGTTCTGCACGTTTTTCTGATAAAAACCACGCACAGAGTGCCATACAATATGAACGGTCATCATGTAACTTATTTGCCTTCTCTGGTATTAATTCAAAAGAGTCTTTTCCAGATTCTCTCTTTTTACGCACCATGTTTACCATTTCTTCTTTCATTGCATCAATATTTTTAAGCGCAATCTCTTGATATGGATCAAGACGAGCAATCTTTGTTTTGATACACGAAGACTTCTTTAATTCTTCTTCAAGCTTCTTGTTAAACTCCGCTTCGGGCACCTTCTGTTTTTGTAGTTCCTCAGATATCTTTTTTCTTTCTAAATTATATAGTTTATCATCTACTTCAAATAGAGTTAAATAGCCCTTATTATCATAATCAGATGTAAAACTAATACAATCCAAATTCATCATTTCAATTAGAGCTTCATAAATAATTGATTTATACTGAGCCGGTGGAAGTAGTCTTAGTTTGTTAATAGCATTTGGAAATTTCCCAACATAATCAGCATTATATTCTTTATCAATAAGTCCTCTATGCTGATTTCCTTTATCATCAATCCAATCTTCCATCAGATAGTCGCTGATAAGTTGTCCACCACCACCTGCACCCGCATCGACTAAAATAGCTTCTATATTTTCATAGTCTGATGCATTTCCATTATAAGCAAGTATAAGCTCTTTTAAATATTTAATTTGGTCTGGTGTTTGCATTGGACTCTTGCGCTTCTTACCAACGTCAAGTAGGTTTACACAATTTACAATACGTCCTTTATAATCACCATGCTCATCAATATATAATTCCATTACGAGAATTACACTATTATCTCTTTGTCTTGCTGGGTCATATGCTAAAATAAATTTCTTTTTATTTGTATCATTGTATAATAAAGGGACACGTGTTTCGCTATTACGAGCAATAGTTCCACGCCTAATAATTGCGTTCAATCCTGCGTCAGTTGTGAATTCACAATAATACTCACGACGAGCCTTTTCTGGATTAGTCCTCATTTCCGTTTCTATAGTATCTCGTGTTAATAGAGCATTAACGACCTCTCCTCTAATTGTTGGTTTTAAAACAACCTCACAATCTACTTGTATTACACAATAATTTCTATCACCCATTAATTGTTTTTTACTAAACTCTCTATACAATCTATAAAATTCTGTATCGGTATCAGATGCAGAACTAATATAAAACTTTTGGTTTGGTAGATTAATTGCAAATGTTTTTAATCTTACTGGATCTATAGAATGTCCATCTCTATCTTTACCAGATGCAAAGTTTTTATTAACGGCAGCAAAAGCACCATATACTTTAAGCATTTCAGCAGATAAGAAACCACACTCATCGAAAATTACAGAACCACGTTTACCTCTTTTACGGTCAATGTTACTATTAAGAGTTTGAGTAAAGGACCCATTATATAAAGAATATTTAAATCCATTACTGCCATGGCTAAATCCATCACCAGCAGCATTATTAATTTCTATTTCATTCTTGAATATATAACCAGTAGAACCACGCATTTCATCAATATTATCATTCGCAATTTGTTCAAGTTTTGTAAATGTTTCTTCTGCCTGAGAACCAGAACCAGAAGCTATATATGACCATACGTTACAAAATAGCATATCTTTAGACATTAATATTAAATCTATAATCGTACTCTTACCAAAACCACGACTAGCTAAAACTAATACATTTGGGCAATTCCATGTCCTTTGAACAATATACGCCTGTGCATCAAGTAGTTCTATAGAGAAAAAATCATCTATAAATCTAACTGGATTGCACTGATAGTATTTTTGAATTTTTGCAATTTCAATGAGTCTTTCTAGCTTTCTAGAAGACATTGCGTATGTTCCTGGTTTACAATATATTGTGTACTCATCATCAAATAATGTAGACAAATCAGCATCGTCAATTGAATTTAAAATTTTAAATTTATATTTAGATACATCACTCATCTTCATCACCATCCGCATCAGTTTCTGTATCTCCAAATGGTGAGAACAGTTCTTTTAAATTTTGAAGATTTGATTCGTCAAGCATTCCTGCATCATTCAATGTATCTCTTAAGTCAATATTTTCTCTTAATAACAATCTATTAATTTCTTTATACACATCAAGACTATTTTGCAATTCAATAAGTTTTTGTCTCTGTTCAGCAACCATATCAGACCACTCAGATTCATCAAGGTTAAGTTGCTTCATAATTGACGCATCACTCATCTCTAGCACTTGCTGCATACCTCTACAAGTACCTATATCAAAGCCATTAACTTCTGCCTCTCTAAGATTAAGCTCTTTTAACTTCTTTATCTTTCCAGTCCATGTATTCTCACCCTTGGAAGCACTCTTGTTATGCTTCAAGCTTAAGCATGATTGCTCTGCGAGCTGAGACACAGTTGAGGCAACCTTTTGTTTTGAATCAAGATAGGTTTTAATTTCTCCAGACTTATTAGAAACATTTGGAGAAGACATAGCTTTCGCAATCATGTCATCAAGCTTCGACTGTTGTAAAAATCCTCTTACAATAGTAATTGCAGAGGAAGTGCGCATCATGTCATCATTTTCTCCACTTGTGTCTAAATAGCCAATTAACTGAGAGTAGAGTAGTGGCTTATCTTCTTCTTGCTCTTTCTCAAATGGGTCATAACCAAGTAATCTAATTACATCTGAACGATTCTTTTCATATTCTTCATTTATTTCTTGACCTTTTACAATTTCGTCAGCAGAAGCATTTCCAATTTCTTGTTGAACTTGCTTTAAAGCCGACTCTTTATAGCTTGTAAATAAATCTCCATTACGCCAACGAAGCGTCTTATATTGTGGTAGCCCAATATTTTTTATATAGGACGCCCATATATTTGTACGTTTCTTTGGATTATTGTCGTTAATATATTCAAAATAACTAGCATCCCAAATCTTATCAAGGTATGGCTTATCCAAACGCTCCAATGCCTCTTGTACAGATGCCTTAGTACAATCTCCAAATTCTCCAGTTCTTCCATCCCAATTCCTAGCAATCTTCTCTGCACACTCTTTACACATAGTAGTTTTACCAGTCATAACCAGTGGGTCAGAAGACATATAAAATTCAGATGCCTTTTTCTCTTTATTACAATACGGGCAAAGATACTTTGGCTCAGCTTCCTTTTTAGTAGTTCTTTTCCCTGGATTTTTTGCGACCATAGCCACTATCCCTCCCTTCTGTTAGAATTTTATAAATAATTATTTTGCTTCTTCTTTACCCTTTGCCTTTAGCTCCTCATTAAGCTCGGCAAATGCCTTCTCAAATACATCATCACGTTCAAAGACTACAATTGTCTTGTCGTGGTTGTCTCTATCTGGCTTAACATCAATTACATTAGCACCCTTCTTTAATAGTGATCTTGCTACACCCATATTAAAGATTAACTTTGCTTTCTTGTCTTCCATAACTTTGCTTCTCCTTTAATTTCGTATTGTTTAATTTAAAATAAATTTTTCAGTTCCAGTACAACCATATACTGGGTCAAAAATAAACATCTTACAAGCAGCCTTAGCACTCTTACCAAGCTTATTAAAAGCGAATGGGTCAGTACCTTGGAAACTTGGGCACATTAAAACTTCTGTATCATAATTACCATTTTCATTTCCAGAAATCTGCTTTGCATTATGCATATGACCAACAATTACAAAATCATACATCTTTCTATGAAGGGCACTTAGGTCCTTAAGTGCAGTTTCATAATTTCTAACTGTGTGCCCATGCAAGGCAATAATATTATAATCAAAAATTGGAATTTCAATATAGTCATATCCAAAATTCGTATGTACATTAATACGATTATTGTTCTTAAGCATATCTGAAATATAATTTCCAATAATATACTCAAGGTCCTCACTTGCAAGCTCTCCAGCCTTAGTACCAAGGTTACGGGTCTGTGTATGATTTGAATTCGGTACGTGATAATATTCAATCTTACAAAATGCTGATAACTCATTTAGGAAATTGGCAATTAGCCTTGAAACAATCACAGTTGCCTCAACAACAGAAGTTTCATTAAGTTGCAAATCACTTACACGTAAAATTCCCTGAATATCATCTGATAGAGATACAACGTTCAGTTTATTCACACTATTTCTCTGTACATAATCCGCAACATCATTTAAAAGAACTCCAAATCTACGTTCACATTCCTCAATAGAATAACTATTTGTGGGGAGTTCAAATTGTGCTCCACAATGTATGTCGGCAATTGTAAGTAGGTGCTCCTTGCCAAAAGAATATTTCTTTTCTGCATTATACTTTACGGTTGGCATTGGAAGAGTCTCAATTGCATCACGAACATTTTCATAAAACAGTTCAAAACGACTGCTTTGACGAATAACACGCTGCATTTCAACCTTGGTAGCATATAACTTTTGGCGCTCTTTTGCTAAGTCCATTTTCTGGGCTTCAATCTTCTTTAGATATTCGTCCTCAGTAAAGAATGTGTCCTCATTGGCTTCCATCATCTTATTAAAAGACTGGAATTTCTTACGATATGCACTTTCGCCATAATTATGACCTAAAGAATCGTTTAAAATATTCGCAATATCTTGCCAAGTCCAACTATTTTGTTCCTTCATTGAACATATGCGCAGTATATATTGCTGCTCATTTTCCTCGCTTAATTTCTTATACTCCATATTGTACCTCACTCGTTAATTTTTTGTCTAAACGTATATGTAAATTTTGCGAATGGTATTACCTTTTCAGGTGTCATTACTTTATCTTGATTTCTAGGGTCTCTAACTTCACGCTCTGGCACTCTACGAGCACATATTGTAAGACCCTTTGCTAATTGTATTTCAGAATTTTCATCAAAGGTTGCTTCGCCCATATTTTCAATAATTATATCCTCTAGGGCGTCAACGACAGCTTCCATTGAATATTTATAAAAGTTACATCTCTCAGCTAATTCATTGGCAATATCCTTCTTTTTAAGTATTCTTTTCATTATTCTCCAACCCCTTACTCGTCAGAGCCATAATCTTCATCGTAGTTAATTGATAGAGATACGGGTCTATCTGCAAAATCTACAAATAGTCTTGCCAACTCAATTAGCTCTCCAGTATCGGCGTTCTCGATTGATACAATATTATCTTCAATACTAAGAATGCCCTTTGCATTTAACTTATAACTCTTATTAATGCTTGCCTTTGCCATATTTTGTTCCTCCTATTATTCTTCTAGTTCATCTGCAAATTGACTTAGCCATCCACGATGGTTTATTGTCAGTTCGCATATTTCACAATTTTCATGACCTCTAAAATGGTCAATATATTTCATAAATCCAGTAGTATTTTTATCCTTAAGGTCGCACTGCTTATCATGCCCAACAACTATAACTTTGCAATCATCAGAGCAACGGGTTAATGTCTTCTTCAAATCTGCAACAGTATAGTTCTGAGCTTCATCAAGTATAATTACTTTTTTCTTTAAATTTGTGCCCCTTAAGAACGTATGAGTAAGTAAAGTGACATATGCATCACCATACTTTTGATTAACCATAGAATCACTATCAACACATACATTAGGATTCATATTACACTCAATCATAGCTTGATATGCTGGTTCAAAGTACACTTCCGACTTCTCCGTAATACTTCCGGGCAAGAAACCTTGTTTATGCTCACCATAACTACTACAAATATAAACAATGCCATCGTATTCTCCATGCTGAACAAGAATATTAGCAGTACCCATTGCTAGAGTAGTCTTTCCAGTTCCAGCTTTTGCATTACAAAAAATAATTGTATTGTATGGATTTAAAATGGCATTTACAAATTTCTTTTGGTCATTATCTAATTCAAGACTATAAAATGGTCTATCATCAATATTCTTTGGTGCTTCACCATGTTCATTTGTAATAGCTTTCTTTTTTGTTGCCATATAAAGCCTCCTACATTAAAGAATCTCATCAATATCTGTAATAATCTTATCAATTATTCCTTGCTCTAACGCTTCTTCCTCATCCATATACCAATCATATGGCGCCTTCTTCTTGAAAATCTTTGGATCAACCTTCGTATGTGCTAAGAAATAATCCGTGACCTTCTTATTTAGCTTGTCTCCAAACTTCTTCATAGACTCCGCCTGTTCTTGTGTTCCACCATAATAACAAGAACCAGAATGAATAAGAACCGAAGTTCCTGGCATAGCAAAACGCTTATGACCAGCAGCTAAGATATCAGCACCAGCAGAATATGCACAACATAGATTGATTGTATAACATGGTGTCTTGCTAATTTCCATTGCTCTTATGAAACTCCACATAGCAGAAACGTCACCACCAGGAGTATCAATAAAAATCTTAATTGGTTTACGCTCTTCAACAGGAATATCCTTGTCTAGCCTATTGAATCTTATAATCTCCTTTGACAGTTCTAGTAGGTTGTCGTCAATTTGATAGTCAATATAAAACACTCTTTCCTCTACATCCCTATAATAAGCGACTAAATCAGGGGAGGGGAGTTGCATGTTCTCAATAGACTTGGGGATTGCCACAACTAGATCATCCATATTCATATTTTTGTACCTCCATAAAAAAATGCTCTTATGAGTAGCGTTTAGTTTGCATTTTCTACTCATAAAAGCAATTTTTAGGTGAGAACCTCGAAACCGTTGGTATCACTAATTAATTTTGTATTGTAAAAAATAATTGATTTACGGAATTATTATTCTTTTTCTTTCTCTATCATACTCTCTAATATGTTGTGTTTGACATTCACCACATCTACAAGACCTATTATCCATAGACCCAACATTAAATTCTTTGCCACAATCTATGCAAGTCTTAGTTTTATATTCTCCAATAGATTCATATGTAGATTTATGCAAATAGCAATACTGCTCATTTGGCTTTCCTACAGATACCTTAAACCATCTACCACACGTCTTACAACGTTTATATCCACCATTTTTATAATTCAAATACGTATAAGCAATTTCAAGATAGTCACTTTCATTAAGTTCTAAAACAATCTCTTCATCACTATGAGATACAAAAGCAGCAGTATAGGCATTGTTTCCTATGCTATAATTCGGTTTTAAAATTCCTTCTTCATATGCAAACCTTAAATAATAATCTCTTTCTCTTACTGGAATTGATATTCTTGCAAATTTAAATATTTCAGATGTCTTAGCATAAAAATTATCTTTTTCATTTTCATATGCTGCATTAAAATATTTAGCAAGAGCAAGAATAACAAAGGCTATCTTTTCTTTCTTTATATCATTTAGGGATTGAATTTTATTCATCTCAGACTTTGTTATCTTAATGCTATCAATATTTTTTATTCTATATTTCTTCACATCATTTATACATTTGTTGATAGCCCTAACATAACCTTCATATTTAAAATCTGAATAATGTTGTTCCATAAACTTTACAACAGTATCAAATATAACCTTTTTATCAACTGGCTCAATCTGAGTATAATATAAAGCAGCATTCCAAATTGCCTTATGTATGCTTAACGAATTAACATTTCCGAACTCTACAACATTTCTAATATCTCTCTCTTCATTGAACTTAAAGTTAATCATCTATTTCGCCTCCAACTTTAATAGTCTTATTTGTGTATTTAACTCCGCCACACCAAAAATCAGCATTTTCACTTTTTTCTGGATATGTAATCATATAATTATTCTTCTTCAACATATTTCGAACAATTATATCTCCACAAACATCCCATACGATATTTTTAGGTAAAGAACCAAGATAACACATATCCAGTAACGTGTCACATAAAACTATTTCATTGGGGCAAACCATAGAAATATCATCTTTAAAAGTATCTAATAATTGTTTTTTATCATCTAACAATATCTTTCTTTCGTCTTCATTGCACACTTTTTTTCTATTTAGCTCTCTTACATTATCAAGATACTTATCACATAACTGTTTTACATCATAATAACTTTGATTTTCTGTAGAATTAGAACTTTTATATATTGTATAATCAAACTGACTATCTGGAAAATCAGTATTGTCATTTTTAAATGCATCTTCAATTGCCCAACATATTTTATTCATAGTAGAAGGAGACATGTCTATTGGGCATTTTTTCACACAATAATCAACAAATCTTTTAGATTCATCATCTAAATCCATACTATTTACCATTTCATTAAATGTTTTTCCATACAAACTTATTGTTTTTGAGTTAACTTCCTCTAAAAACTTGTTATATTTAACACGTTCAAAATCATAGTTATACATGAAAAAATATGGCTTTTTATGAGCACAAATTGAACGGTTAAAGTCTTTTTGAGCGATTATTTCATCAGAATCATCTGGTTTAACTATATTTGCAGCATATTCATGCCATTCTTTTGGCATTGGAATTGGCAAAATTCCTTTTGCTTTATCAATCTCACGCTGTTGCAATGCCTGACCACATTGGGTTCTGTACCTTAATGTTTCATATTCTTTACTACCATGTTCGTAATTTGCCATAAGACTCGTCATTGCAGTAATCTTATTTGTAATAGAACCAATCTTACTACCAAACCCAGCCTTATTTGCAGCAACAACATCAACCTCATCAACAACTTTTTTAGACGCTTTTGTTTGTATGCAATTCAACGCCGGTAAATTCTTCTGTCTTCTCATTAATGGGGCATTATTTGTAGTGAATAACAAATCTCCATCAAAATCAAAGCCATTAAGGGCGGCTGGCATTGTGTCCCAACCATTTACAACAACACATGTATCTATATATTTAAACCATTCAAGCGCTTCTTCTCTATGACATATATTCTGTGCAACTATTGAATGAGCATTACTCATTGGTGCTCTAAAGCATAAAACCCTATTAACACCATTGTCATGCCAATATTTACTATATATTTCACCACTTTTTAATAATCCATGTGGCTCAAGACCAAAAATGCTTTCACAAAGTGCATATAAATCACCAGAAAGTATCTGAAAATTACCATTAACGTCCAAAACACCAATTTTTGCATCTTTTATGCGTCTATTTATCATTTTTTTGATTTTTGAACGAATATATGGGTCATTTATAGCATTTTTATCAACCATAAGTGCTCGTGCACAGCTATCTGCATACATTACATTTTTATCATCAAGACCTTTTCCACATAGATAAGCAATGCTTTTTCTTGTGTCAAGCTCCATAATATCTTTAATTTCATTGACAGTAGGGGAGATTAATTCGTCAATATCGGCATTTTCAAGCTCTAAAGACTGTATAAATTGATAATTTAACTGTCTGACATCATCAACTTCATGCTCTGCTGTCTTTGTGACACGTAAAGTATACTTATTTTCCAGACATTTATAATAATAATCTTCCCACGAATCATAACACGCCCATAATTTTAGCTGACTTTCTGTTAATATAAGCTCTGCATCACGTATATCTCTAGAATGACCCCAAACATCAGTTATTAAATACTTTTCTGGGTGTTCCATAGATGCTCCAACGACTTTTTCTGCAAAATCAATAAAATCAAACGTAAAAGTCATACCCTTAGTCCATGCACACCTTAAATTACAGCCACTCATGGTATGTTGATAGTCACTATTTAGCTCTCCATTCCATCTTTTTGATAAAGATGGGAGCATCATAGAACATCCATCGGACATATTATTTTCAAAATCTTGATTCTCTTCATACTGAACAATTGGCTCTATTGTTGGATCACTATCATCTATATTTATAAAATCAGTTTTAAATTTTACTATACAGTCCTTCACAACAATAATTCCACCAGGAATTTTAGCATTTTTATCTTTTGGCCAGCTAATTGGTATAGATGCACTAGCTGCAAGTGCCTCATATGCACCCAACTTTGCTGGAACAAGCTTCACATTATGGTTTTTACCATTTTCTATACGTTTTTTAATTTCATCATGGAGCCTATCACTTATATACACAACACTTGATGTTTTAACACCATTTGTAGTACATATAAGTCTTTTATATTTTATACCATTGACCTTGAAACCTTTATTTGCTCTGTCGTAGTCAGATTTTCTATCCATAACTATACAAATATAGTCTTGTTTGTATTGCAATCTGTATAATTCTGTATATAATTCTGATATTTTCTCTTTATTTTCTTTGCTATTCTCTTGCTTTTTAATTTCTTTTATTTTTCTTCTAATATCTTTAGCTTGTACATCATAGTCCTCAGTACCATTTATTTCATTTATCCAAGATAATATTTGTGAATCTGCCAAAGACACAACAAGACCTGGTATACTTCTTGCCCTAGAAAGTGGCAAGTCTAAATCCCAATCATTTTGTCTGAGCAATTCTGAATTAATTTTATATATATATTGCTGAATTTTTTGCTGTTTTGCCAATAATAATCACTCCAGTCGTATTGGAATTTAATCTTCTATATCTTTCAAATCAAAACATTCATCACAATAAACCTCATGACTTGGAAGAATCTCAACAAATTCTCCATCTATCCATTTTCCACATCCATCACATTTAAATGTTTCTGTATAAGCACCGCCACAAAATGGGCACCCATTCCAACTTTCATACGGAGGAGAATCTAATCCATGTGTTTCTATATGTTTGCGTGGAGTTTCAAATATATGTCCACAATCTAAACAAATATACATTATGTACCACTCCTTATGATTTTAACTTGTCATTATCTAAATCAAACATCCATCTGTCTTCATAAATATTACCAACTACCTGCATATTCTCTTTTAATGAAAGTAGGTGTGAAATATTTTTACCAATTTCTTTTGCACAAAAATATGGTGCATCAAATTCTACTAAATATAGATATTTACCATCTCTGATAATGTCACCTTCATATACCTTGACATCATTGATGTCGTATAAACCACTCCATTGACCAACTGTATCTGGCATAACACTTACTGTTCTTTTTGAATCCTCATAGATTGTACAAAATCCATCAAGAAATACAAGAGAACCATACACCCAATTACCGTTTCTAGATTTTCCTCTATAATCTCTAAATATCATTATTTATCACCATACTTTCCACTTAAATAGTCTTCAATAATTGCACACCAAGTGTCCCAAACTGGAATTTCTCTCGTATATGACTCACCATTACTATATCCTGTAATAATTAAGGATTTTTTAATTGGTTCACGATCATCTGTAGCATTAATCCAATCAAGATGTGGAATTTTAGCACAATTTTCGCAAATAGTACTAATCCATCCGTCATTAAATTCTTTTGCATACGGACTACCACAATGTTGACAAATAAAACCAGAGATGTATTCGTACTTAGAAATTATGTCATATACCTTCTGAGTGGCACCAAAGTCATACCAGCGAAGAGTACCGTACTTTTCTTTAATCTGAGAAATCCTATATCCATCAAGACAATTTGCTTCAATTAGAGCATCACGAATTTCTTCACACATTCTCTCACCAAATGCTTTTCGCCAACCATCTGGCATATCATCTAGTTCTGTATAAGAATAGTCGAAGTCGTCTGGAATCTCGCCAGTAAATCTATTTCGTGGAATTAAAAAACTATAACGCTCACATAGTTCTTTATTGTTCATATGCACCCATCCTTTGCTTCTTTCTTTAACCATTTTAAAATTTCTTCTGCACAACCTTCGTCATCTGGATGACATTCTTGGCATTCAAATGTAGTTGCACAATTATGAAATACTAACTTAGATAACCACTGTGCATTGTCTTCATCTGATCTTCTACGAAATAAATCACCATTTGTTAGTGGTACTTCAATCTCACCAATACCATTACATTCTGAGCATCTTTCACTCCACGCCTTATTAGAATCACACCTTGCAATAAATCCATACCCATTACAACTAGGACACATAACTTTCTTCTTCATAAAACACCTCAGTTCAAAATAATTACTTTATCCATAGCTCTTGTAATTCCTACATACATAATCTTACGTTCGTCAGAATTTCTATGATAAGACGGCTGCTTAATAGGAAAGTTACCATATAGAATAACATTCTTATTCTCAAGACCTTTAGAGGTGTGCACTGTCAGAATCTTAACAGCATCTTCACTCATAAGAGCATCTAGCTCTTCGTTAGAAGTACCTCCCTGCTTGAAAGTTATATATGGAATATCACATTCTTCTAACTGCTTTGAGATTTCATAAATATCCTTATTGACTCGTACAAGAATAAACCAGTCTTTATAATGGCCGTCTTTTTCAATTTGACGTAGATATTTCTTAAGTTTATTCTTAGTGTCAACTATAACTTCACCCATTTCAAAACGAGTGGGATAGACAAGTTTATCCATAACATCATCTGCCTGTTTTATAACTGTTTTTGCAATATCCATTATGTTTTTAGCATTGCGATAATTTGCAGACAAATAATAAGATGTCCAATCTGGATTCTGCATAAGATTCAAGAATATACGAACATCTCCACCTTTGAAGCGGTAAATTGATTGCCAGTCATCACCAACAAAGAAATTATTATCTGCATTAAGAGCCATAATGAAACTATATTCATTCATGCCAATATCCTGCAACTCATCAACTAGTAAATACTCAATCTTTGCGTTAATTGACTTAAAATACTTTGTGCATTCAATAAGTAGTTCATCAAAAGTAATAATTCCACGCTTTTTACAAGCTGTATACAGATTTTCTGGGTAACAATTTCTATCAACACTTTTTGGAAAACTGCCATAAAACAAGTCGAGTTCGTACAGAACAGACGGAGAAAGCTCTTCTCTTAAAGCAGATTCTTCTCTTGCCCCAAGTTTAATCAAGTGGCGCAAGTCTAAGAATTGCATATAATCATCCTGTGTAACATATGATGCATACTTATTGATAAGATAACGCACAATCTCAATCTCTTTTTCAGCAGTAAGAAGATCATATTTTTTACCAGACGACTTTAGAATACGATTTGCAAAAGCATGAATCGTACCAATAAAAGCATCACCAATGCACGGTACATCTTCAAGTCTGCTACGCATTTCATCTGCAGCCTTATTTGTAAAAGTGATACATACTATGTTCTCTGGAGAAACTCCAATATCAATTAGATGTTTTACACGTTCTGTAAGAACTCGTGTCTTACCAGAACCGGCTCCGGCAGACACGATTATGTTCTTAGCAGTGCTATTTACTATTTGCTCCTGATTTGTATCTAGTTTCATTTGGCACCTCAAGCATACTGATATTCTATATTACCACATTTATCACACCTGTATTCATACTTTGCTGGATAAGAAGCAAGGATAATCATTTCATTACGGCACATGCCGCCGCCACACTTTGGACAAATATACTTTGGTTCAGACCATTCTCTCTGATAAATACATGGAACGCCAATAGCCTTACGGTATTCATCGGCAGTTGGCAAATCAGTACTTAGTCCAGTTATGAATACATCACCAGTATTTACACCGTTACTATTCACAGTAATTGTTTTACAATCGGTAGTGGTGGTTGTGTAAGTTGTATTAGTTATATGATCTGTTGCTTCACGAAGTGGCTGTACAATTGGAATTGTGCCATTAATCATAAAATCATTATTTGGGCAATTCTCACAAGGATTAATAATGCTTCCATATGGGCCATTATATTGACAATATTCACATGACTTATTCATATCTTTCACTTCCTTATAATTTAATTAAAAAATCAATCAAATTTAAAAGATAAGTAGGTGCTAGTAAATTTACATTCGATTGATTATAAAATAAAAATTTGACACGATTTTATAGATTATTTATCTATGTCTAGACCTTGCAACTTCTGACATTCTAACTCTTGCTGCTTCACGCTGCTCATCAGTCATTTCTCTCTTAATTTTTGGTTTTGGTTCACGAAACCAAGATATAGGAACATGAACTAATATAGAATTATCATCTTCTGAAGCTACAATAACATCATTAGGATTATTTTCCTGTAGCTTCTTTATATGCCGAATGATTGTAAAATCATCACTATACCACGTTAAATGTTTTTCGCCCTTAATAAATTCAACAGAAACTTCTGCCATAAAGCCCCTCCTTAATCCCATAATCCATAAAATTGTTCTGAGAACAGTTTAAAGAATTCGTTCTTAGCATCTTCTTTTTTCTTATCTGCCTCTTTCCAATCCATATCATTGTATAATTGATTGTGTTCATCCATTAAATCAAGAAGAACAATCATTCTATCTAGAATGGCATTATATGCTTCCTCATTGGCAATATCATTTGAATTTTCTTCTTTTACATCAAAAAAATTATCTATAACAACAGGACTGCCCATTCTGTTATAACGATAGTTGGTTAGAATCTCCTTCATAACATCCATAAACCATTCAAATGTTTCAAACTGTGCAACGGGTGAATAGCCGTGCTTTAGAGTGAAGAAAATGCGCTTGATGAAAATAGGGATGTCTTTGAGATTTCGCCACCAGTTTTTGCCACGAAACACAAACAGTCCACAAGAAAGTTTATTTGCATCCATAATAAATTCTCCTTATAAACACAGAAACCATGTCCATATAATCTGCACAATATGGGCAAACTGATCCTGAACTAGATTAATAGCTTTATCATTTGCCTTTGCATCATCAACACACATATGACATACTGTATTCGTAAAAAACATAAAAAAGAAAAATGAATCAATATTAAAAGAGAAAAATGTAGCAATTGGCAGCATAATCATAAAACTCCAACTTAAGGAGTGCATAAATAGAGCGGCAATATAATCATACTTGTACTTATTGTCTGGATAACTAGTTTTCCACCAATCTCTCTGTTTCATATTGGCTAGACATCCTTGTAGGAAATAATCATCTAACACATGATTGAATAACATCCATAATAGGACAAATATTTTACTCATCATTCCACTCCTTTATTTCTTCTTCATCAAAAGGAATGCCATCTCTGATATGAGTCAAAATCATATCAATGAAATTTTCTTCTTCACTGTTCAATAAAAACTCAATAATTGCATTAGCCATCTTCATAATATTCTGTTTCATATCACTCCACCTCATGCATCCAAAACTTGCGGCGGCAGTCGGTACAACTCAGCCTGTTGCAATTGCCGAAATTATAAGTTATTGTATCTAATTCGCATGGGTTAGCTTGAGGAAGTCCATCATCATAACGCGTTAAAGCATTCGGCCACTGCTCCAAAAACACGCTCTGCCGCGTCTTGCGCGGGTGTGTAGCAGCCCATTTCTCAACAATAGGAACAAGCCTCTCTGCATCAATTTTATCAACCATGATACAAGCAGTACCCTCTTTCCATAATTGTCGGCAGGACATCCTTCACAGCGTTTAGGCGTATATGTTGAACACATACGGTTTCTTTCTTTTACAAACTCTACGGCATCCATTATTCAACACGCTCCCTTACAGTATAGATTTTGCCTTTTACTTCAATAATTTCATACTTATCTTGAAACTCATTCATACTTACTGAATCATCTACAGTTACTTGATAGCGAGTTTCAAGTTTCTTTTCCGGAATAAGGCCGCCGCAGACAATAGTTAATGTGATACAAATGATAAAACAGACAGGTTCCCACCAAAATTTGCATCCATACTTAAGTAATACAAATAGTCCAACAATTGAGGCTGCAAGAAACCATACACATAAAAGACTCAATCCTGTGATTGGGCCGAGATTAGTTAAATACTCATAGCTATTAAGAATCATTACTCCGTCCATCACAATTCCTCCTCAATATTTTGTTCATGGCAATATTCTTCATAGTTTTGCATAGCCGCAATGAAGGAGTCTTCTTCTGCTTTGGCATCTGCCAACATTTCTTCCTCGGTTTTTCCAAGTTTTGTTAGAGTCTTTCTAATACGAGCTTTAGCCCAATCGGCCATATCTTCCCAGCCGCAAGTCCAAACGGCAGCAATAATTAAATAATAAGGTTCGAGTTCATTAGCATAACAATCTTCACAATAGGCACAACTACACGGTCCCAGCGAAGAAGATACCACAACTACAGGAGCGGACTTACCACATACTTCACAAGTGCCCATATGAGCAATATCATTGAATGTTTTTCCCATTAGTACAAATCCTCCGAATATAATTCATTTTCGTTATGATCCTTTTTATATTCAAGCACAGTTTCTGGAAGCTGACCAATCTGCTGTGCCCACATAAATGCTTCGTGACGGTTATAAAAATTGTTTCTATTATCTACGAAACCTTCAATATATTTTGACTTATAAATCATATTATGAAGCATCTCATAGATATCACCATGACGAACACCACAAAAAAGTTGACCAGTTCTTGTGTCTTTAAGTGCCGCACAAATAATCATAATTTAATCCTTTCTTTCATAATGTCCAGGAACCCACACTAGGTTCTCACCGTTGACTTCCTCCCAAGCATCTGCCATTTCAGTAATACATTCGAGGCAATGAATCCAGATGCTACAACATTGATCCTTTAGAAGATCTTCGGAAACTCTGTCGTAGAGAGCAGGAGGAATTCTTTCTTTTGCTTCCTGTACGTTCTCATTAATACGTTTCTGTATGATAGGAGAAATATCAATAGTAGGACATTTATCAATCAAATCATACTCATCATCAAATTTGATTTCTCCACGTATGTATTTGTCTCTTAGTTTCTTCAGCTCATCCGCATCAATCGGTCGCATTAGTATTTTGCCTCCTCTCTTTCACCGTACTTACAAAAGAACTCGGCATCATCTGGACACTCAATGCCATGTCTCATGCAAAAATGCACATCAAGGTCATGATGATGCTTACACTGTGGACACCGCACCACCTCCACCACATCGGCGGCGTCCATATAATGAACTTCCGCCATTATTTCAATGGCATCGTGACCAAACCTCTTGGCCTCGTCCGGGTTATTCAGCCCGTCCTCGATAAACTTTTCGATAGCCTCACAGTCAATATATTTAGCCATTAATTATCCCTCATTTCTCCATAGCTACAAAAATCATTTGGTTCAACGTCAGCATATTTAAAATAACCATTACAAACAAACCCACGACAATCTTCTTCGTCATAGTAGTATGTATATTTACAATCTTTACATCTAACAACAATAGATTTCATTTTATATTCACATCTAGCATATTCAACTTTATTTGTGCAGTTACCATCAAAACAGTATCTGCATGGTTTAAAGCCGCATGTGGGCAAATCAATTCTCATAGCGTAACTCCTTTAATTTTGTGCTGTATGCTCGAAATATTTTTCCCAAGCGGAAGTGGGGCAACCTAGATAATTTAGATCAATATCATCATCCCATTCAACTTGTGGGCCAGTCTGTTCGTCTGCAAAGTGACAAATGCAATTTACAGCAATACCATCTAGGGCATCTTGCTTGATTAGGGTTTTAATTTCGTCCAGAGATAGGTCATCTTCTAGGTCACAGACATACAATGTCATTTTATAAAGTTGTGCCATATTGAATCTCCTTTAATTTCGTATTGTAATTGTAACATAAAATTGTAAATTTGTCAAGAGGGAATTAGTCGGAGTTTTCTGCCATATAGTCAAAAAACATAGCAAACCACATTAGTCCCCATATAATCCAAGTGCGCCAATCTGCATACCCAAAAGATTTTGCAAGAATGATAAGAATAGCAGTTGTTGTAGTGAATCTAAGCATTTTAAATAAATCTTTCATATTTATTTATCCTCGTCTATAATTTTATCAACTAGTTTACATTTTTGTCCTACACACATTTCAAGTAGTTTATCATAAGTTTTAATTTCTTCTGCATCAAATGCTAACCATAAAGGACATGATCCGCAATAATTGCAAGGAAATTTTTCTTCGAGCATTATAATTCCTCCTCTGGTTCTTCATAAAATTCATATCCATCACCACAGTCTATGAGATAACCTTTTTCTATGAGTTCAGCCATTGCTGTATGATATGCAGACTTTGATATGTTCGCAATACTTATTGCATGACTACGGTGTAATTTTAGCGTGAAGCCATCTTGATTCTGCATGAAGTACATGTATAGAGAGTAGGCTGATTTGCTCAAAGTTTCAAGTGCCACTCTATTGGCTGCAATATTGATAATGCAATATGGATTACTTTGATTGGATTCTGCTTTGTTAATTGAAACCTCCGTCATTCAATCAAACCCTTTTCTTTAAGATTTTCCATTGCTCTATAATATGAAGATTTCGAAAGATTAGTTAGTTTTAAAATATCATTTCTTTTTAGTGGTGAGATTAGATTATTTTTTGTTGCAAGAAGAAATAGGAGTAATTTAAATTCTGTTCCAGTTAAATCTTTAATCATTTTAATTAAATCATAATTATTAATTGTTGTGCTGTAATTTTTCATATACCTATTGAAGTTATTTTCGTTAACCATAGAATCTCTCCTTAAAATAATTTTGTATTGTGATGATAACACAAAAGCTTTCATTTGTCAAGAGGGAAAAGTCCATTTATTGGACTATTTTTATAGGAGTCCAAAATTTGGACTATCGAGAATTAAAAAGTCCAATATTTGGACTATTTAGCTGTGAAAAAGTCCAAAATCTGGACACATAACATTATATATTATTAACAATATAATATTTAACAATATAATTTAAAAAACAGATTTGAAATATGGGTTGTGGGCAGATAGATTGGTTTATATATATTATTATATATCTATATATTTATATTTATATATTATATTGTTATATGTCCAAAATCTGGACTTTTTATTTTGTTGGGAGTCCAGAAATTGGATTTTTTTGTTTTATGGATATTGGCTTTGCCATTTTATTTTATGTATAGGGTCATATAGATGATTGGATAGAATGTGGTTAAAAGTACCCCCGGTAGGGTATTTTTTATTTTTATGGTGGGGATTTTGTAGCAAGTTGTTTTTATATTTTAAGGATCGTGGATTTTGTATAGATATCGGTAGAGGTATTTTAGGGTGGATGACTTTAGTACGATGAAGAGCGTAAGCAGATTATTTATGGATTTGGAACTGTATTAGTGAGGTGGTACAGTTTAGCGTGTGAAAGTGATATGGATGTTATAAGAATTTTGAAAGTGGTTTATTGATGAATACCGAAGGTTTTTATGTTGTGGCAAATTTGTGGATTTTGTAAGTGTATTGTTTGTGGATTTAAAGACGTGGGTTATATTTTATATAAAATAGTGTATTTTAGTTGAAGATTAATTAGGTTTTGCTTGTTTATATTTATATATTTTTATGAAGACATAATTGTGTATTTTAATTGGTATGTTTTGCTTATTTTTGTTTTGAGAAAATTTTTCTTATTTTTCAAGTCAGTATACAAAATAACCTCATCTGATAAAACCCTTTATTATCAAGGCTTTTCTCCGTTTTATGTACCCCCAGGTTCAATTTTCTCAAAATTGATATTTTGAGAAGTTTTTTGGTGAGGTTGATTTTCAAAACACAAAAAAATTGTGCTAATCTGATTTTGGACAACGACAGACTGTTCAACAGTAACTGGTTAGTCTTTGGAGGTGTTTTATGTATACTATCAACGAGATCAAGGAGCTTATGTCTATGGGATTTACAAAGGAGGACATCGTTGCTATGAGCAACGAGAAATCCAAACCTACTAAGGCTGTCGGTAAAGACAAGGCTAAAAAGTGGGAAGATGAAAAGGCTAAGAGAGAAGCCGAAAGAGAGGAGTTTTTCAAGACTCACAAGAAGATCCGTTCTGCTGACGAGAACAGAGCTATGGTCTATGAGGCTATGGGGTATGTTCCTAAGTCTGGAATGTACTTTGACAAAGCTCTTTACAAGGCTACTGCTAAGAAAATGGGTTGCCTTGGTAAGTCTGGCAAGGTTGTAGGTACTTACGAGGTTATTGCATAACCTCTCTCCCTCTCTACCCTCTCACCCTTCGGGGTGAGGGGGTATTTTTTTTGTGTGAACGACTTTGTTAGTTTTTCACTCGTTTTTTCTTTTTTTCTTTGTGTTAGTGTCTATGTGTATAGATGCTCTCTCTTTATTTTCCCCGACTATACACATTAGACTGGCACACTACAATCCACGGGTTAGGAGGTGTATGTATGATTTCACACAAGATGTTCAACAAGTTCGTGGCAATAGTTGACCGTTACTACCTATGTGATTACTCTGACGATAATCGTGTAGGTGGTGAATACTTTGCTATCGACCACGAAGCACATACTCATGTATACATCAGTAGATGATCTAAAGGCTATATCTACTTCATGTATGCCAAAAACGATAGAAGATTTACAAAAATTGTAAAAACCTATCGTGAGTACAATGAGATGATTAAACTTATTAAAGCTTTCATCTAAGCATTGTTAGGACTGACAACTTCGGTTGTCGGTCTTATAGAGTGCTTAGGTACTCAAAATAAAACTGACGAAAGTCAAGGAGGAGTCAATTATGAAATTTGAGAAAAAATTTGTTATCCGTATGGTTATTCTTGTTGTTGTAGGTCTTATGTTTGTTGCCTATGGCAAGTATGTTACTGCAAAAGTGCGTAACGAAGTTATCAATTCTGCCACACTCGTTGAGTCCAACGAGGACTACTACACTATCAGCTTTGATGGTGAAGAACACATCTACGATTACGAGGAGGAATAATTATAGCCACTCAATGCTACAAACATTCATTGAGGAATATGACAAGGAGGTCAAGTGTGAACATTCATAAACTCTTTGGCAAAGATGCACACAGAGTTGTTGCCCTATGTGGTAGCAACTCTTTTTCTTCCCTATGCACCGTTGCCAAGTTCCATCATATTCGTATCACACCACGAAGTGATGGTTGGAACATCTACCAAAAAGGTGTCCATTACACATTGAGCACCAAATCACTTGACCGTGATGGTATTTATGCTCGACTCAAAAAATTATAAACCCGTATCGTGCCCTTGAGTTGTATGGCTCAAGGGTATCATTATGGGCTTATGTTTGTACCACTCACTACCAAACAGTAGGAGTTAAGGTCAAGCCCAAAGAAAGGAGTAAACCATGTATAAATTCGAGCAAGTAGGAATAAATTTCCAGTATGATGCACCAACCAAGGAGGCTGCAATCAAGGCTTTCCAATACTCTTGTAGATGCTGCTGTACCAAGGGTATGCGTCTTGACTGTGATCGTTGTGCTATTGCCAACACTCATGCTATGATTATGGCTATCTTTGATAGCAAGAATGAGGAGGACAAGTAATATGAAGATGAGCAGAGAACAACGCAAGATTATCAATGCCAAGAAAGAAGTGTTCAAGGGTTACTGCATCCCTTGGGACGAGGACATTGAGCACAAGTTCGTAGTACGTTGTGCTAAGAGTCCCAACACTGACCCCGAAGTAATCCTCGACATCATCACCCACGACATCATTGTGGCGAAGATTGAGCACAAGCAACCCACTTACTACATCAATCTTCTCCGTAAGCACTATCCTCGTGCCGATGCTATCTATGAGGATGTCATCATTGACATCTGTGGTATGGACGGCTTTGAGTCTTTGAGGAGGAACAAGTGCATCGAGTTCTGTGGCACACTCTATGGTCGTAAGCTCTATGCTATCTAACAGCCGTTGGACAAGTTCTAACGAGTACAACTGAATATGTGGCACATTTGTGTAATGCTCTGAGCATAAATGTCCATTGATTTGGCTTATGTTTTTTAATCTTGCAACATAATGTGCCAAGTGGTTTCTGAAGGACTTCCACCCAAAAAGTCCTATCCCAATGGTTAGCACTTATATGTTGACCAACATTTTATGGTTGACGAACCTTAACCGTGGAGGACTCTATGAATAAGCATGATGTGATGAAGGCTCTGGCTCTGTGCAATAGCCATGCTGGTGACGCATGTGCTAAATGTCCTTATGTTGGGACGAATAATTGCTACATTCAGATGACCCACGATGCTCTGTCTCTTCTCCAGTCCAATGACACCAAGCCCACCTACCACACGGCTATCATCTACACCAAGCACACCAATCTGATGCCGTGGTTGCAGAGCAACTACACCAAGTTCAGTACTCTCGGTACTACTGAGCAGGCTCAGAGTGTTCGTGCAGCATATGAAAAAGACCGTGATGTACAGCTCATTCTCCTCGTCCGTCATGAGGATGGCAAGTGTATCTGCCGCATCAAGTGTCCTATCAATCCTCTGCCTATCAAGGGTGAGTTCCAGTGTGTGTCTACTGGAGAAATGAGCAAATTGCTCAAGTCTATGGGGTGGACATACAAGGAGAAAGTCCACAGTGGTATGTTTGCGTAAAGCAAAAGGCAAAAGGCAAATTTAAAGCGAAAGGAGGTGATAATTTAATAATCAATCCCATCAAGCGAAAGGAGATATGTTTATGTTCAAAAGCAAATTTCAAATTGAGGATGGACCCATCTATGAAGGTTACACAAAGGGAAATCACTGGAATGGATGGGCTTGTCCGTGGTTCACAAGGCAAATAGCCGAGCAAATTGCAAGGGAAGTCAATGCCGATGCTCCCTACTGCACAATGCACTACGACAAGGCAAATGATGCTTTCATCTACAAGGCAAACGGAGATGACGAGTGCGTTTACAAGGCAAATGAAAAAGGTTTGTACCCAATAGGCAACGGAGATTGGCGTTGGGATGACATAAGCGAAATGGAAAGGAGGTAAGGCAAATGAAGCTCAGAAGCGAAATCCCTTATGTAATGGAGGTATTAAAATGAACGAATATCTGTCTCAAGCGAAACAGTTTCTGACCGACTGCAACGCCACAATGGAAATCAATCTTGTGGGAAAGGAAGTTCCTGCCCATTGGCGAGACGAAACCAAACCTCACAACAAGTATCAGTTCACTATTTCCACTCCGAAAGGCAAATACACAAGCTATTTCTGGGACAGCCTATACAATACCGAGGTAAGCGAAATGACTGCCGATAATCTTGCGTGTAAAAGACGTGGGATTCATTATGATGGACTGACCATGTATGAGAGGGCAAAAATTCTGAAGGAACTCAAGTCCCTCAAAGCCAAAGCGAAACCTACCGAGTATGACATCCTTGCTTGTGTAGAGAAGCATAGTTACGATAGCTTTAGTGACTTCTGTTCTGAGTTCGGTTACAGTACCGACAGTATCTCTGCAAGGGAAATTTTCCTTGCTTGTGGTGAGGAATATGCAGGGCTTCGCCGTATCTTTACGGAGGAGCAAATGGAAAAACTGAGGGAGATTCAGTAATGGAACTCAATATCAACAAGGACGAGGCGCAGTTAATCAATTGTGCCTTGATTTATTACTTGCAGCGAGGTGCCGTACATTGGTATAAAGACACATATCCAAAGGCAGATTTAGAGTGTATCTTTAAGCAACTCAACATCATAGAAGAATTGGAGGAGTAAAGCAAATGTATCCAATCGTCAAGCGAACCAAAACATCTCTTGGTGAAAAAATACCTGACGGATATCTTGGTTTTATGCTGTATTACTGTCCAGTATGTAACAAGCGGCTGTCTGGTAAAAAGCTAAACGGAAACGAACCACGTGCAAGGAATAATCTGAGGCCCATCTACTGTGAAGGGTGTGGAACTTTAATTCACCCGTTTCATAGTGAAGATGAAATTATTGTTGTGGATTAAGGAGGAATAAGGCAAATGAACTTAATCGAATTTCTCAATATGTTCTACCAACTTGGTACCGGCATCGACAGAATCGTGCTTTGGCAAAACGGAAAGTGCCTTGGTGACAAAGCCGTTGGCGATACAAGATATATCAGTCAAGAATATAGGGAGGCGAAAGTTAAAAAGTTTACCTTTCCAAAAAGAACTCATGCACTGTATGTGATTTTAGAAAATAAGGAGTAAGGCAAATGTTTAGTGTGTATTTTTATGTTGGTATAGATTTCATTGTCAACGGAACGATGCAGTATCTTCCCAGACAAGGAGAAAAGGTAAAGGTAAACGGTAAACTGTATAAAGTGATAGATGTTGTGTACCTAATTGAGCAAGGAACATTCTCCACAACAGAAGTCGTAATTAGGCTGGAGAAATTTTAAGGAGGTAAGCAAATGACCGAAAAAACCTACATTGACCAGTTAAGCGAACTGTATGAAGCCATCCAGTCTGACGAGTGTATGCCACAGCAAGATAAGTCTGCCGCAATCAAGAAGGTAATTACACTCGAACAACTTCTTGAAAAGTATTCTGCATAAGGAGGTGTAAAAACAAATGACTCTCCAAGAGAAACTCGGCATCATCTATGCCAGAGTGGATTGCGGTTGCAGAAGTTGTGAAAACTGTGCTGCGAAACGTATATGTAGCGACACAAATTTAACCGATTTAATCCACGAAGTCCAAACGGAAGTCAAAGCTCTCATTAAAGAGCGAGATGAATTAAAGGAGGCACAAACAAAATGAATATCCTCGACAAAATGAGTATTCTTATTGCACTTACTGTGTGCGATAATTGTGAAAACTGTGCAGCACATAAAGCATGTCATTCCTACTGTAGCACAAGAGACGGAAAGAGAAAATTTATCAACGAAATCATTGCCGAAATCAAGGAACTTCAGGAGAAAGCAAATGAGCAAGAGAAATAAAGCGTGCTATATCATCGGCACAATCCTCATCATCGGCTCTATCATCCTTTTGGCAACAACCTTCCTCAAGGCAAAGCCCCATGATGACAGACAGTCTATCACAATCTATTACGAGGAAGGCAGAGATGCTCCCGTATCTGGTGTGCCCAATAAAGAACCAGATGAACCACTCGAAGCACCAAGCGAAGAAGAACTTATTGCTCTTGCTTGTGTTGAGAGCATCGGAACGGAAACAGAGCTTGAAACAATCGGCTACAATATGACCTATGTAATGCAGGTCATCACAGCCGAGGGCGGCACAGACCAAGATATGTGTCTTGCTTGTGCTCAGGCACTATTCAACACTTGTGTAAAGTTCCAAGCGAAATACAATCCCGAAGAAGTGTGCGAAAAGTACCAATACACACAACCCGCAAGTTTCATTTCTGACGAAGCGAGATATGCTTGTGAGCAAATCTTCCTTTACGGAAATATGTATGACAAGGTAGAGGATGCAACAATCTTCTACAATCCGTCCTATGGATGGTCTGCATATCACGAAAGTCAAGAGTTCGTGTGTGAGATAAACGGGGTCAACTTTTATAGGGAGGTAACGAAATGAAAAAGAATGCACAGAGCGATTTCCCCATTGAGTATGGGCGGTTTTATAAGACAAATGACAAAATTGCCCGTGTCTGTGGAACTGCTCACTCACTCTTTAACGGAGAAGATGTGGTTCTCTTTTCCTACGTGGAGAACTACACGACTTCCGATGTGTACTATTGCACAAAGGAAGCATTTACAGGGAAGTTCACTCCCATGAGCAAGTATTAAGGAGGAAACCAAATGACCATTGAGTACCGACGTGGACACTATGTTGTCCTCGATGACAACGGAGATGTGTATTGCTCCTGTGATACACATAAGGAAGCAGCAGATGAAATTGCAGAAGCAAAAAACAACTGACAATACAAAATTACTGAAAGGAAATTACTATGAAAAAGATTATTGCTATCGTGTTCGCTATCCTGACTATCACTTCTCTGACTGCCTGTGGCAACAAGGCAACCACCAATGGAAACGACTATAAACCCAGTATAGACGACACCATTGTCGAGGAAACTCCCACCTACAATGTGATTGACGAACTCGACAAGACCGTAAGAGAATACCTCGATGATAACGTAATCGAAACACACTATGAGGATGACACATATTACATTCTCATTGCAATTGAGGATGTAAATTCTGCTTACATCATTATGGCGGCAGATGTAGATGAATCTATTGACAGCCTGAGCGAAACGATTAACGACACCTTTGACATTGACTGTGTAATTTTCGTTGTGGATGATGCAACCCACAATGATCTTCTGTATGCAACCCTCAACGGAAATGACATTACTGATCAGTTGGATTAAGGGAGGTAAAAGAAATGACTTTTCATGTTGGAGACAAGGTAAGAGCATTACCAAATAGCTTCTACTCAATCACAACCGATGGTTGGATTGGCTATGTGACACGAATTGCATCAGAAAGCAGAATATATGTATCTGCCAAAATAAATGGTCGAGCTGCTGGTGCAGAAGAATGGAATGTATTAACACGTTGTTTTGAGCTGGTTGAACCAGCCGTAAAAGAAAAGGAGGAAATCAATATGGTAAATGTAAGCGAAATCATCAATGATGAAGAAAGGAAAGTGCTGCTTGAGGACATGAAGGGACTTCTCTCTGAGTACGATTATCAGTACACCGAGGAAGCTCTCAACAAAATTATCGACACATGGGCAATTAACAAGGCAGACCTCATTACTGCCATCAAGAAGCATCCGAACTATCTCCAAGGCAAGTTTATGATTGTGTTCAGTCATAACTTTGACCGTAACGTAGACAAGGCAACCATCAATGGCTTCAAGAAATGGCTTCTCAACTCTGAAACTTGCTTTGCTGTAAGGGAATTTATGACAGAGGAGATGAGAAACGAGGTCATTGACTACGGCAGAAAGTTGCCTAAAGACATCTTCTGTTTCTTGACAGAAATAACCAGTATGACTGGGCAGTACATTGACGATTATATTGTTGAGAGACTCGACAATATCTCTCCTGATCTCCACGCCCACAAGGGACAGAAGATGAGCCGTGTCATCAACAAGTTGCTCACCTATGTTGGCTTCAACAAATTGCCTGACTACAATAGGGAATTTGCAAAGTATGCCGATGCTCTTAATCCTCTGCAAATCACAAGGCATACCGTTCTTTCCGTAAATCCTCTCGACTATCTCACTATGTCCTTTGGTAACTCTTGGGCAAGTTGCCACACTATTGACAAGGACAACAAACGTAATATGCCTAACAGCTATGAGGGAATGTATTCCTCTGGTACTGTGAGCTATATGCTCGATAAACCTTCTATGGTGTTCTACACTGTGGATGCGTCCTACAATGGAAACGATTTCTGGAATGAGCCTAAGATTAATCGTCAGATGTTCCATTGGGGCGAGGAGAAACTTGTCCAAGGCAGATTGTATCCGCAGGACAACGATGACGACAACAGTGCATATACTCCTTACAGAGAAATTGTTCAGAATATCATGTCCGAATTGTTTGAGTTCCCGAACTTGTGGACTGTTGCCAAGGGAACTTCTGCGGCTGGTAGATATGTGTGTTCCAACGGAACTCATTACAGAGACTATGACAGCTATGACAACTGCACTCTTTCTCGTATAAAGGGAAGTGAGAACGAAAAGTACATCAGTGTTGGTCACGATCCTATCTGCATCAAGTGCGGAAGTGAGCACGACATCCAAGAGAACATCTCTTGTTGTGCAAGAAAAGTTACTTGTGCTGAGTGTGGTTGCGAGATTGATGAGGACGAAGCGAGATACATTGATGGAGAATATTACTGTAATGGTTGCTCCTTCTGGTGTGATTGCTGTGACGAGTATCGTATCGGTGAAGCAACCGAAGTTAGAGGTGGCGGAACTGTATGTTCCAGTTGCCTTGAAGACCATTATACTCTCTGCGGCGATTGTGGGGAATATGTAAGGAACAGATATATCAACGAGATTAACGGAGAGCATATCTGTAACGAGTGCTTTGAAGAAAACTTTGGGCCTTGTGACCACTGTGGTGCAATGCACAGATTCACAGACATGAGGGAAATTGCTCACCGTATGCTTTGTCCTGACTGTGCTGCCGAAACTGAATCCGAAGCTGTCTAAGGGGGGGGTAATGTGTATGAATAAAGAATTTGAAAAAATCTGCCGTATGTCTCAGAAGTCTTTGAAGAATCATGTAAAGCAAACGCTCAAGAAAACTCACGATGATGTTACTGTTGCCGATGGGTATGTGTATGCACAAGGGAAGTTCCCTGTGCTTCTCGTTGCCCACATGGACACTGTGCATAAGAAGTTGCCGAACATGATTGTGTATGACCAAACTCAGGACATTGTTTCCTCTCCTAACGGAATTGGTGGCGATGACCGTTGTGGTGTATACATGATTTTTGAAATCCTCAAGTTCTTCAACTGCTCTGTGTTATTCACAGAGGATGAAGAAGTGGGTGGCATTGGTGCGGGTAAATTTGCCAAAAGTGATTTGGCAAGTGAACTGCATTTCAATTACATCCTTGAGTTTGACCGAGCAAATGAAAATGATGCAGTATTCTACTCTTGTGGAAACGATGAGTTTGAAGCGTTCATTACTCAAGACTTCTACAAGACAAACTACGGAACCTACTCTGACATATGTGATGTGGCTCCTGCTCTTGGCTGCGCCGCAGTAAATCTTTCCTGTGGCTACTATAAGGCACATACAACCGATGAGTATGTGGTACTTTCCGAAATGGAAAACAGTATCAAAGCAGCGTGTGATATCCTGGCAAGAACTAACGCAGATGATAAGTTCGACTATGTGGAAGTCGAGGAAACCTACGATGATTGGTATTACTATAACTACAAGGGATATAACACCTACGGCTATGATGCTCAGAAGTATTATCTCATTGAGTTCGTGGACGAGAACGGGAAAACAGATTACTATGATACATTTGCTCGTTCTAAGGCAGAAGCCGTTGGTCATTTCGTAATGGATAAGCCAGACCTCACTTACAATGATATTCTTGCTTGTTATTCCGACAAGAATGTAGAGAGATACATTTAAGCAACAACAAAAATCAATGCCAACTGGCAGAAAGGAAATTGACATGAAAAACATCAAAATCATCAAGGCTAAGTACATTGTGGAGAGCGACCGTCGTAAGGGTAAGGCCGTCATGAATCTTGACACTGGTGAGGTATTCACCAGTGCAAAGGAGTGTGCCGACATAAAGCATATGCCTTATGGAAATTTCCATGTAAAGCTCCGTGATGGAAAGCCTGCTGTGGATGGTCATCTATACTGCTATGTGGCAGATATGGCATACTATGCAGACGCTATTCAGGATCGTATTTATCGAAAGGCAAAGATGGAGTACGATGCTATGAAGCTCCAGTTGGCAGAGATTGAGCACAAAAAAGCAAAGCTGTGTGCTGAGATGGGCAAGTTTGAGAACATCAAGGAGGATATATAATGAGTGTTCCTTGCAAAGACTGTACGAAAAGAGTTCTTGGTTGCCACTCAAATTGTAAAGACTATGCCGAATACCGCAAAGGAATCGACAAAGCTAATGGCAATAAGAGTTGGCATAGAGAATACGGAGCATACAGAGCAACCGTAAGGAAAAATATCTATGGAAAGTGAGGTTAATATGCTACAAATCATCAAGCAAGAGTTTAAAACTACCGAGGGAAACGATTGTCTCATCAAGGACTGTATCGTTATCCTCAAGATCCACAATATATATATTGTCGAGGTTATTCGACGCTACATTGGGTGGTGTGATAATGGACTTGACTATCGTAGCAGAAAGGAGTTTGATGATGTAGACAAGGCAAACAGTTACTTCAACAAAATTCTGAGGAATGGATGGTATGCAGAATGAATATCAACCTAAAGCGTTATTATGATGCCATTGGTAGCAATGGATGGAATAAAAAAACCTTCCTCAATAAGTTGAGAAGAAAAATGTTAGATTGTTTCTGGAGGATGTTTGCAAAGGAAGAAGAATTTCATCGTGATTACATAAATGCTTATTATGAATTCGAGGAATCTAAAGGCAGATATGGGATGGATATTGTCGGAGACGATGAGTACAAGAGAATTGAAGAAACATGGAATCCTATTAATCGTCATAAAATTCTTTGGTGGATTGCAAATATCCCATTCTATATTGAGTGTTGGCTCTGTTGTGGATGGAGGTTGCATTATGATAAGGAAAGTAAGTGCTGGACCTCAAATGACAAGTACCATATGATGCCCAAGCTTTGCAGATACGGAAGTCTTATGTGGCCTGAGTACAAGTTTACTTGGTGGGATAAGCTGAGATTCAAATGGATTACGGGATATAAGTATGAGGAGGTAAAGTAAATGACACTTGAAGAACTGAAATCCGAAGCAAACAAACTCGGCTATGGCCTAATCAAAAAGAAACCTTACATCCCCATTAAGCCTTGCCCAGTATGTGGCAAGAAATGTACGAGTGTATGGTATGGTCAAAGAGGCATTGGAACACAAAGGCAGTGCTCTTTCTGTGATTTTGAAGGAGATTGGACAAACGAAAAAATCTCCGTGAACGAAGCGTGGAACAATGCAGTTGAGAAATATTTGAAAGATCATAAGGAGGTAAAGTAAATGCTTATTAAAATGCTTGATGGTGGTATCTTAAACTATGAAGACGACCATTATTACTATGATGGTTGTCCCACCTGTGACTACGGAAGTGAATATATCAACGAGATTGATATTACTCTTGTACATCATACGATTCATATTAAGACAAATCAAATGTATGAATATGTTCTTTCCGAAGGGCAGATGATTAGACTGTTTCTTACAGAGTATGATACGATTCGTACAATGACGGAAAAGGAATTCATTGATTGGCTCAAGGTAAAACTCATTGATATTGCATATGAAGAAGGCATTGAGGAATTTGAAGTGAAGGAGGTAAAGTGAAATGACAATTGCCGCAATCGTTATCTTATCTGCAATGATTGGAGGAATGTCTGGAGCATTTGTAGCTATATTTGTGGATATATATAAAAAATAAGGAGGAAAAGTAAAATGAGTAATTGGACACACGTTGCAGCAATCTTTAGAGTTGATAGTTTCTCACACGAAGGAAAAGATTTTACAAAAATCTTTGGAAAGGAATTGGATTATTATGACTCTACTGAAAAATGGAATGAAGCAAGTGATCACCCAGAACATTTTCTTCCTCTTGGCTCAGAGGGTTCTCTCCAAATGAGTATTTGGGAAAATCCAGATAAAAGTTGTATGAATGTATTCACAATTAGCGTATTTGGAGACCTAAGAGACCACGATAGTATTGAGGAAATCATTAAGTGGTTCGATGAAAAGTGCAGCAAACTATGGATTAGGCAAGCAGTAATTACGGTTGAGAATGAGTGGAATGGAACTCAAACTAAAACTTATGGAGATGAGGGGTAAATATGAGTACAAATCATCATGTAAAAATGATTGAATACACAGAAAAATATGATTTCTGGACTGAGCAAGACAATGTTGCATTATTTGATGACAGAGATATTTCCGAAGAAGAAGTTAACAAGCTAATTCGAGAGGGAGATGAGTATCATCCACATGTAGTTTTTATGACCAAGAAGCAGTATGACAACGTATTTAGGAGTTTGAAGGGAGAATAAAAATGAAAATGGAAAACAAAAAGTTTGTGCTGATTGTAGTATCTGAGCGTGAAATTGAAACACCTCAGTTCTTTGCGAAATTCGATGAAGCCCAATCGGAAATGAGAAGAGACTATATGGAAATGCTCAATGGTTGTCATGACAAAGGTGAAATTGGTGATGATTATGCTTATTTGACAAGTATGAACCACGACAATGTAGACTGGAAAATCTTTGAGATTTAAGGAGGAATAAATATGAACAAAAATCATCATATAAAATTCGTTGAGTTTTGCGAAATACGTGAGCCAATAAGGATAGACAAAATTGCTCTGTTTGACGACAGAGATTTCACAGAGGAAGAAGTTCTTGATATTGTCAAGAATGATATTTATGAATGGTACTCAAAACTAATTGTCATAAACAAAAGGAACTATGATATAGTGCTCAGAAGCCTGAAAGGAGAATAAAAAGGAGGTAAAAGTAAGTTGACGCAGTAGCATAATAGGGGTAAAATAATTACGAATAATGTATAAGTTAGGGAGGTAAATAAATGGTTGTTATTTTACTTATCATCATTGCTTGTGTGTTACTGTTCGGAAAAGAGGAAACAAAAAGTGGGATTGCAGGTCTCATTGGAACAATCATAGTCTTTGCAATTATTGCAATGATTGCAAATGCGTATGGGCTTTTAGACTAAACAAATAGTTTGTCCTATAGTGGGGCAAACTAATACAAAACGAAATACAGTACGAAATTAAAGGAGGAATAAATATGAAAGAAATTAAACTTAGACAGTTTTCAGCAAGTATCTGTGATGTGTTCGAGGAACTGCTTGACAAATATGACATCACAATTCCAGACGAAAACCGCACAGGAGATGAATCGGAAGCAAGACTGTATGGCACAGAATATGGAGACACAGAGGATTATATAACACAAATTTTGTGTCATCTGGTGCAAGAAGTTAGGGAAAATCCTAATGCTACAATTAACCATTTCGAATATTAAGGGGGAATAAACATGGAAGTATCAAGAGAAATCAAAAAGGTAGAAGCAATCAAACGTATGATGGCAATGAATATTTATTCAGATGCCATCAAACAGTTCAAGAATGCTGACATTGTAATGGTAAGTGAACCTCCGCTTGGAGGTTTATTTTGGTTGAACGATGAAGAAAAGGAAATGGTGAGCAAGTTCGAGCAAGAGAACAATGCACTTGTGTACCTTGTGGTGAGGTCGTTCACAAACCTCGGCATAATGGACAACATCTTCTATGTGAGTGATTATCAGGACGAGTGGGAAATGGAAAATGAGGACCTCAAAGACCATTATGCTTTTGTATATGTTGTCAATCATGATATGCCAGACTTCAGTGAGTTTGGTAGTATTGCATGGAAAAGTATTGGTGGAGGAGTTCTTAGAGCTTTCTAATTGACATCAGATAGGGAAGCGATATAATAAAACCAAGGAGTTGATGTCAATGGAAAACAAAGAACTACAAGAAGTTGTTGATGTAATACTTCAAGCATTACTTGAAATGGAAGAAAGGCTCAATAAGAAGTTCGATGAAATAGACAAGTGGTTTGATAAAATTGAAAGCAAGAAGTAGAGAATGGGGCATTTGCCCCTTCTTAATACAACACAAAATTAACGGAGGTAATCTTATGAGAGTATTGCTTAGGAACTACGATGGAGAACAGTATGTATGGAAGAAAGCAGAAGTAAAAAGCGCTACCAAGTTTACTTTGGAGGATGGATGCGATGTATCTCAGGCAGAAATTGTGTCTATCTCAAGGGATAACAGAAAGAAGTTTGTAAAATGTTCTGCTTGTGGTGAGATTATCAGAAATACACCAGAAGCAATTAACGAACATAAACTGAAAGGCACAACTTCCGCAACTTGCTTTGGATGCAAATATATGCGAGAAATGGGAAGTAAACAGTTGTCTGTAAAATATACCTTGCAGGAGGATGGGAGTTATTCGGCAAATGTCAAAAAGAGTCTTAATCTGGTTTGTACTGCAACTTGGAGTACTCCAGACATTAACTCTGAAAATGCAAGAGGATATTGTAAATTTAAGCAGTGTGCCACAGCGGAAATGAAAGCTATCGAGGATGTGTTTACAAAATATCCAAATGCCTTTGATGACATGATTACTGTGGACAAAGTGCTTGACAATGGATTTACAGAAAGGAAAGAGTATACTTCAAGAGGTCAAGTTGAGTATAAGTTAAAAGCAAGAAATAACATTACCGCAGTGGTCAATAAATTAAACATTGTTGATTGTTTTGTGATTGATTATAGAAGTCATCGGATTACGGTTTTATACTCTAAGAAGTACGATAAGCTATTTGCTATGAGTAGTGGAGCATATACGGAAGTTAAAGGTATTTGGTTTATGCCAGACACTACATTTGCAAATATCAAGGAAAAAATCGCAAGTCTGTATAATTGAAAGGAGATATGAATTATGGCTCTCTACAATGTTGGTGATCGTGTTATCGTAAAGGAAAATCTTGGTACTAGTGATTATAATTATCGTTATGGTTATGGAAGCGGGATGGAGCGATTTTGTGGACAAACTGTAACAATTTCAGCAGTTAATCATGACTTCGAAGATGAAAATTGTGTAATTTATAGTCTTGTGGAAGATGATGAACATTGGAAATGGGGAAGTGATGACTTCGTTGGTCTGGCTGATAATTCTACTCCGCAGCATACTATTTCTAAAAAGGCAGATTTGAAAACGGCATGGGGTCAATATTGTGATACAGACAAGCTCGTTGATGATGTAATGGCTCTGCTCACTAAGTACGGACACAGAAATAGTGAGTATGGTGTATGCAAAATGCTGAATGAGTATTTCACCAACAAAAAGGATTTGATTGAGCTATTCCAGAAGTCTGAACATTACATTGGTGATATGCGAATGATGATCGACATTGAGCTTGAAAGAGAAAATAGTGCTCGTGACATTCGTGAGTTCTGTGATGGATTTCCCACTGGTGTAAATGCAAAGGGACTTCTGCTCAAGTTCAAGGATGAGAACGGAAAGAAGTTTGAGGATTATCTCAGAACTGGAGTGAAGTCCATTACGGCAAAGGATTTGATGAAGCCTGAAGCCGTAGCACCCTTGAAAAAGGCAACTGAGCAGCAGAATACATTTGATAGTGATGGTGCAACTAAGACATCTCACGATGTGTATGGTGGATTCTGCTCTGCAATTTGTAATTTCAGGGGCATCAGTTCTTCGACTATCAGCCACGAAAATGCAGAACGCATGAATGAGAAGTACAAGGTAAGGGAGGGCATGAAAACAAGCCGTGCCTTTAATCGTGTTTGTACTTTCTATGGTATCGACAAGGCAAAGAAGTATAACAAGTTGTTTGCACAGTATGCAGATATGGTGAGTGGTCTTAAGCGAAAGCTAAAGTTTTTCATTAGTGTCAATCCTATTGACTACTTGACTATGAGCTTCGGTGTGAATTGGGCAAGTTGTCATACGATTGATAAAGAGAATCGTAGACATATGGATAATAGTTATCATGGTATGTACTGTGGTGGAACTATGAGCTATATGCTTGATGGAACTTCGATTATCACATTTGTGCATGACCATGTACCTACGAACTGGGAAGATGGTAAGATTTATCGTTGTATGTTCCATTATGGAAACGATATTCTTGTACAAGGTCGTGTATATCCACAGGGTAATGACGGAAATACGGATTTGTACAAGGTATTTCGTAACTATATGCAGGACGAACTTTCTCCGTTGATTGGGCTTACTGATACAATTTGGAGAAAGAAAGATAGTGGACGTGTAAGTAGCAATGTACAATCTTACGGAGTTCACCATTGTGATTATACGAGTTTTAGTTCTTGTAATGTTTCTTATCCGAGGGAAAGAAGCGACAGTAGTGACAATGTGATTAACATCGGTCATTCTGGAGTCTGCCCTTATTGTGGCAGACCTATCACGGAAAGTGGAAGTATTAGTCATAGTAGTTGTGGGGTTCCTCTTGCAGATACTGCTTGGACGACGGCAACAACTACTACGATTAGTTTCTAAGGGAGGTATGTAAATGAAAACTTTTAAAGAAATTTGCATGATGACTCAGAAAGAAGTCAAAGAATATATGCACGGTTATCTTAAGGATAACGGATATGAACCCGTCAGTGAAGACGGGTTCGTATATGCAAAGGGAGATGTTCCTGTACTCTTGACGGCACATATGGATACTGTGCATAAAGAAACGTGCAGAGATATTGTGGAAGTCAACGGAAAGATTTCTTCGCCCCAAGGCATTGGCGGGGACGACCGCTGTGGTATTTTTATGATAATGAATATCATAAAGGAACTGCATTGCTCGGTAATTCTCTGTGAAGATGAAGAAATTGGAATGATCGGAGCAAGCAAGTTCACAAGGTCTGATTATGCAAATGATGTGAATGTAAACTACATTGTTGGGCTTGACCGAAAGGGAGTTAATGATGCAGTATTTTACTCCTGCGACAATAAAGAATTTACAGAGTTTGTATGTGATACTACGGGATTTAAAGAATCTTATGGTAGTTTTTCCGATATTTCGACTCTGGCACCGGCACTTAAAACCGCAGCGGTGAATCTGTCATGTGGGTATTACAATGCACATACAGCTCAAGAGTATGTCTTGTATGATGAAATGATGGACATTATTGAAGCCGTAAAGGTACTCATTAAAACGGAAAGTGAACATTTTGAGTATGTAAAAAGGGAATATTCAAACTATGGATACTATGGAAGTGGACATTACGATTCGTATAGTACCTACGGTCATCAGTATGACTTGCTTGAGTATGACAGATTTACGGCTCGTGTGAAAAAGGATTTGAAAGTGGAAGTTGAGGTGATTTACAATGATGCAGATGGTGTAGAGAATGTTGGTTATGGAAGTGGTAGCACTAAAGCTGAGGCATGGCTGGACTTTCTTGTAAATTATGACGATGTAAGTTTCAGCATGATTACGGATTATAGTTTTAGTTAAGGAGGACAACAATGAGAGACCCCAAGAGAATTGACAAGTTCTGTGAGATGCTCAAGGCATACTGGTACATGGTTCCCGACTGGAGATTTATGCAGTTGGTATGCAATCTTCAGGCACAGATTGGAAGTGACGGTTTCTATCTGGAAGACGATAAGGCGATGGAACTGATTGAGCAGATGATGAAAGGAGAATAAAATGATTAGTTATGTTGATTATTGTAAAAACAACGATTTTGAGGGAAAGCTGTATATTTCGGCAGAAGACCAGTGCTGGGATAAAAAAACTCTAAAACAGTTGAGAGATGAGTATGACATTATTTTTATGTCTGCTGGTGATGGCGTTATCCCAATAAAGGTGATTAAATATGGAGATAATTACTACGGAGTTGCTCTTGGTTCAGAAGATGATGGAACTATTGCATTTAAGCAGTATGGTTACGGAGATACAAAGCAATATGAACATATGTTTTCTGAGTACTGGATTGATAAACTAATTGCGGATTTGCAGGAAGCTAAAAGATATATTGCGGAACTTAAAAGAAAGGAAAAGTAAAATGTTGATTAATCGTAACAATAATGAAACTAATCATGTAAAGTTTGTTTCTTACACTGGGGAATGGCCCAATCTGTGTAGTGGAGTACTGACACTTGAGATTGATGGAGAGAAAATTACATTTGGCTATGGATTCCATTCTAAAGACAAACCAAAGTATTATCCGTTTTGGAACAGTGGTGGTGGTATCAATCCAAACTATGAAGGAACGTGGGAAGGGGCATGGATAATTGACGCAAACAGGATTCCCGAACAATTTCGCAAATATGCAGCAGAGATTGATGAAGTGTTCAACGACAATGTTCCGTGGGGATGCTGTGGGGGATGTATATGAAAGTTGAGGGTGATATGACAATATATTTCTATGATTGTTATGATGAAAATTTTAAGCCTATAACACAAATTTTTTGCAAAGATACAATTGAGCTATTTGAAAAAGTCCCGAATGTAAAATATTTGCTTTGTATGGATTTTGTTGTAGGAAGATGTTTTAAAAGAGTATCGAAAGATGGCGTTGGTTGTATTGTAAGGGATTCTAATTTTATTAGGAGGATTTGAAAATGTTTAAATTTATTATTAAAACTGAAAATGTAGATGGGATTGTTATTACAAGAGAATTTGATACGGCATCTTGTTTCCTTGTAGCTTGTGAAAGTGATGATATTGATGTTGCTATTTCTTTTGATGATCCAATTGTTAGTGTATCTTACGGAGGTATTGATGTAGATATTTCTAAATTTAAAAATGTTAATGATTTATATTATTGGATGTGCAGTGATGCATGTGACTGGTTTTAAAGGAGGATTTGAAAATGAAAAGATTGAATGTGACAGTAACTTGTATGGCAGTTTATTGTAGTGGCATTGATGTTCCCGATGAAATGGCTTTGGAAGAAGCGATTGAGTATGCAAAGAAACACATTGATGAAATTCCTATCGGTGAACTAGAATGGATTTCTGATAGTGATGAAATTGATGAAGAAAATTGTGATTTTGAAGAAAATTAAAGGAGGATTTTATTATGAATAATCAATATGAAGTAACTGCTACTGCTATCAGACAGGCAGAGGAAGCCTTAAAAGTGTTAAATGACTTTACAGAAAGTCAGTATAAAGCAAAAGGAAAAACAATGATGGAACAAATCATTGACTATGTTTCTAATGTATTATCTAACGCAGATTATATGTGTAGTGGTTGCACACATTGCCATCTTACATTATATCATATGAGAGATTATTTTGTTTTTTATATCCACGATAAGAGTGCGATTTGTTCTGGTCATTCAATCTTTTCAATTACAACTAACGGAGAAATAAAAAATATTTGTAACTTAAACGAATGGATGATGCTTACTCTTGTCGAAGAATGGGAAGAATTTAAAAAAGAACTCGATGTTTCAATTAAAAGAACAATGAAAGTGCGTACAAAAAGTATTAATGATAAACTTGCTCATATTGGATATGTAAATGAGCAGTTATCAAAATGGCATGTATAAATAATTAAAGGAGGATTTTATCATGGGTTTGGATATGTATTTGAACAGAATGCCTCGTTACAAGAAGGCTACCGCAAGTGTAGTAAACGCAGTTGAGGGTTATCTTGATTGGCAGAAAGCAAAAAAGGAAGGTAGTGAGTACGCAAATTGCACATGGCAAGAGTATTGTGGAGCAGATAAAAATATATTGCTTGATAATGACATCATTAGTTATTATAAGCAATTCTATAACACCAAGTATTATGCTTGGGATTCTGAGCACAACTATGGACATAGTTCTATTATGGAGGAGGTTGGTTACTGGCGAAAAGAAAATATGATTCACCAATGGTTTGTTGACCATGTTCAGGATGGAATTGACGACTGCCGTTATCACAATGAGTGTACAAAGGAAATCCTTGAGGAGTTGCTTGATACTTGCGAAAAAGTAAAGCAGATTGCAGTATTGAAACCAGGACAGATTGTAAATGGACAGACATTTACAAATGGCAAATGGGAAAATTGTTATGAGGACGGAGAGGTAATTGTAAATGCCGATGAAGTTGCAGCACTTCTTCCTACTCAGGGAGGTTTCTTCTTTGGAGGAACCAAGTATGACAATTGGTATATGAGAGGTATTGAGGATACGATTGATATTTTGACACGAGTACTTGAAACAACGGACTTTGAAAAGGAAATGGTTTATTACAGAAGTAGCTGGTAAAAATAAAGCTGGCTATACGGGAAGATATGTTTGCTTCGATTGTGACGAAACTTTTATGAATGTGGGGTTGATGATTAATATGAATAGTGAATTTCAATATAAAATGCTTGACCGTATGAAGTCAGACTGTGAATACTATCTTGGATATGGAAATAGGAGTACAAAATATCTATGGGGAAAGAGTGTTGAAAAACATATTGAAGCCATGAGACGAATTTGGAATGAACTTAAAGAGAAACCTATGTGGTTAAGTATGGAACAGATTGATGAATATGAAGAGAAAATGAAGGAGGGAATGTAAAATGACACATCCTAAATTACAAGAGTTTATTGATAAGAGTTTGATTCCTGGATTTTATCTTGATGTAAGTGGAGCTTATTGTATTGTCATTAACAAATATCTTATTTCTGTCTTTGTGAATAGTTGTGATGAAACACTTGATGTCACAATTGACGGAATTAGTAAAGAAGGATTTTTTGATGATAATATTGAATGGGAATCTCCAAAAGATTATAAGGGATTAATGAAAACCATTCAGAGATTTGTCAAATATGCAGCAGAACACTAAAAGGGAGCCGAATGGCTCCTTTTTACTTGACAGAATACAAAATTAATGTATAATGGAGGTATAAAAAAATGAAAAAGAATGAAAATAAGGTTTGGTTGCCTAGAGAGGAATATATCAATCAACTTGCAGCAAAAACAAATGAGGTGAGCATAAGCTGTGTAAATTCTAAGACAGGTCCTTTGTACAATGATTTGGCTCTGCCAACTTGTACATGTCGTGAGGACGCACCTTGTAAGGCAACTGGTTGTTACTGTATGAAAGGCAGACAGACTATGAGTAAGGTTGTTGCGGCATACACAAGGAATCTGCGCCTATACAATGCTGATCAGGAAGATTTTTGGGAGCAAGTTAGATTTAAAGTAAAGCATCGTCCGTTCCCGTTGTTCAGATTCTTCGATTGTGGTGACATTGCAGATTATGATTTCTTTCTTGGAATGATTGATTTAGCAAAAGAATTTCCCGATATTAAGTTTATGTCGTTCACAAAGAAATATGAAATCGTAAACAAGTGGATTGATGAGAATGGAGATTTGCCAGAGAATTTAAATGTGGTTTTCTCCGCATGGCATATTGGATGGAAAGTAATCAATCCTCACAATTTGCCTGTGGCTTATGTAGACTTTAAGGATAAGACTTTGAATCCTGAGTTTCCAGAGGGAATTACAAGTTGTCCTAATGAGAAGGACAAGACAATCACATGCAGCATCTGTAGAAAGTGTTGGGATAAGAGAATTAAGGCAGTTAAATTTACACAACATTAACAGTACAAAATTAACTCAAAGAGGTGATTTAATGATTATTTGTAAAAAATGTCTTAAAGGAGATGAAGTATACAAAGAGGCTGAGTTTGATTACTGGCAATGGTTTGATGCAACAGAGGATTTTGATGACTCACATGGACGTTATTGTGACATATGTGGAAAAGAATTTGAAGACGGTGAAACTGTAGTTCTGGTTAATGAATAACAGAAAGGAAATGACATAATGACAGTCGATATTTACAACACTGGGAATAAGTACAAAACTATTTATCTTGACCCACCTTGGGTAGAACAGGGTGGCGGCAAAATCAAACGTGGTGCAGACAGACATTATCCGCTTATGAAGACAAAAGATATTGCACAGCTTCCTATAAAGGAACTAGCAGACCCAGATGGTTGTCATATTTATATGTGGGTAACTAACAATTTCCTCAAAGACGGATTGTGGTTACTTGAACAGTGGGGGTTTGAGTATATAACTATGATTACATGGGTTAAAGATAGAATCGGCCTTGGTCAATACTATCGTGGCCTTTCAGAACATTGTCTGTTTGCAACAACAAAGAAACGTCTGCCATATAAACTTGATGAAAACGGAAAACGCTGTCAAGGTGTGACGGCATTCTATGAGCCGAAACGAGAGCATAGTCGTAAGCCTATAAAAATGAGAGAAATGATTGAAAATGTAAGTTATGCCCCAAGAATTGAACTCTTTGCCAGAGAATCTTTCGATGGTTGGGATAACTGGGGAAATGAAATGGAGGAGGAAGATAAATGAAAATTATTAGAAATGGAAATGAATTTGAACTTACAAAGAACGAGCTTTATCAAGCATATCTTGAGCAAGAACATGAGTTTGATAGGGATTCTTGCTTGTATTACATTGGTGAATGTTTCAGCGAAGAAGAGTGGTACGGCAAAAAGAGCTATGATGACATTGTACAGTTAGCCGATAAAATGGCATATGAATTTCGTAGGATTATCAATAGGGATTACGTAGATGATGAAGCAGCGTTAGACGAAGCATGGAAAACTATGATTATAGATTAAGGGAGGAATAAAAAATGAGTAAATTAGAAAAGAAATATGGAGCTTGGATTTACACTTCTGATAGAGGACATGAATATACAATTGGGCAAATCACAGCAGAGTACAACGTAATTATTGATGAGTTCGGTGATATTATTGACTTGTTTGATACAAATGTTCTTGTATATGACAAGTTAATCACATACTTCTACGGAGATATGGATGATGATGATACAGTAAAATATGTAGATAAAATCATTGACCACTATGAGAAACATCAAAGAAAAGTGAAATTTGTAAGGGATATTGTTGGCAGAGAGAATACTCTTTATGAAGTATATCTTGGTACTGAGGAAGAGAAAGAAGAAGTGCCTAAGAGAATTTCTTGTATGGATATGTTTAGGATTGCCAAGGAAGATAGATTGAACTTTGATATTGAATCGTTTAAGGAGGCTTTGTATGGAGCAATTGAAAATGCAGAAGAAGACGTTGGTATGTACGAGCTTGCAGATTTAGCAGTCGAGTATGTGGAAAAGAAACTGTAAGGAGGATTAAAAATGGCTAAATTGTTTGTTGTGAGTGATATTCACGGTTTCTTCACGGAATTAAAGAAAGCGTTGGACGACGTGGGTTTTGACCCGCAGAATCCTCAGCATATGCTTGTAAGCTGTGGAGACGCAATGGATCGTGGTCCTCAGCCAAGAGAGGTAATTGAATTTCTGAATGGTTTACCCAATAAAGTTTTGATTACTGGTAATCACGAGATTCTTATGGAGGACGCAATTCGTAGAAAGTGTTTCTTAGCACACGATTTCCATAATGGTACGGCAAACACGGCATATGATTTCTGCAAAAAGGAAAATGCCGGTTTGATGAGTCATGCTCAAATTCTTGGTGAGTTACGAGATGATCCAGAGTATCAGAAATATAAGAGTTTATTGGTGAATTACTTTGAAACAGAGAATTATATTTTCTGTCACAGTTGGGTTCCTGGTGGCAAAGACTGGAGATATGCTTCACAAAGCAAATGGAATAAAGCTATGTGGGGCAATCCTTTTGATATTGCAGCAGTAGTTGGCAATAAGACTGGAAAGACAATTGTGCATGGGCACTGGCACAATAGTACTGGATGGTGGCAGAAGGGAATTGGAAGTGAGTTCGATGAAGATGCTTGCTTTGATATTATTGAGCACGATGGATGCATTGGTTTGGATGCCTGCACTGTTTGGACACATAAAGTAAATGTGCTTGTTGTGGAAGATAACTTCTTGGAGGATTAAAAATGATTTGTGGGTTTCTTGATACAAAAGGGATTTTATATCCTTGCTCTAGATGGGAGCATACTTCTAAAGCAGAAAAGTTGGTTGATAAGTTTAATTTAAAACGCACAAAGCCATTTGAATTATGTAAAGATGTTCTTTTGAAGAATGGCTGGATTTGTATTAGAACTTCTGATGCATATAAATGTGTCTGGGATGATGAGGGAATGTGATGTTTATCACAGATGAGCAGCAGAAGTTCTTTGAGGACCATAAGGCAGAATTTAATGAGTGTCAGCTTGCTGATATTGAGGATATGTTAAAAGATTTTGGTAAGTTGTATCAGTTTCATAAGAAAGGAAATTAATTATGAAACACATTTATACCTCACCTCTTTGTGGTTGGGACGAATCAGCAGACCGTGTTTATGTGTACGAGCTTGAGAATGATGAAGAGGTTTTGGATTTTGAGGAGATGAGCTTTGAAGAGAAATGTGATTTGTTTGGTGTAAGAGAGGAGTATGATGTGATGCCTGGTGCATTGTATCATAGATATGATTTTCGTTGTACTGGAAGTCATATTATTATGACGGAAGCTGTTGCTTATAATGTTTGAGAGGAGATTGTAAAATGAAAACTGGATATGGTTACAAGCTGTTTGAAATGGATACTACTGGTAAGTTGTATCCTCTTTTTATTGGCAAAAATAAGGAAACCAAGATTGGAGAATGGATTCCCGCAGAGAATCTTCCAACTAAAGGATTTGCGGAGAGACCAGGATGGCATTTGGGTATGGATATTCCTGATGCACCTTGGCTTCGTGGCTATGATGGTTCTGACCTTGGACCTTACAAGGGAAGGAATAAGGGATGGAAACGAGTATGGTGTCTGTGTGAATATGATGCAACAAACGATTATAGAAAGGAGGTTATGAATCTTCCAGGAAAGTGTATGAAGGATAGGATTCCAGAAAATGGATTCTATTGGTTTAAGGAAGGTTCTCGTGGAACATGGATCATTACAAGTGCAATTCGTGTTGTGAGGGTGCTGGACGAAAAGGAAAGGCGGGAGATTTTGAAGAAGAATGGATATGATGAAGTTGTAGCTTATGCAAGATACAAAGTGGCTTTCGAGAAGAGAATTGCAAGTTGACAAAATATTCTCAAAATTCTTGACAATACGAAATTAAGGCGTTATTATAAAAGAAAGAAAGGATGATGCACGTGGAAACGTTGTTTGGATGTGAATCTAATAATTGTGCAGCTTATTGTAAATTACACAAAAAGTGCATGACGGTGAAGCAGATCAGACAAAGGAATTGTCTACAGAAACAATGTTGGCATCTAGAGAGGAACGAAGAGCATAATTGGTGGCACCAGAGGGCGGCCACAAAACAAAAGAGAATTGCAAGAAAAGAAAGACTTAGTGGAGGTATTGCAAATGTATAAGAAAACAAAGTACAATGGAGAACCTGCATATGTGTATTATAATGCTAACCCCAAAGGTAAAAGGACGGACGATTGTGTAATACGTGCAATTGCGGAAGCAGAAGGTAGAACTTGGGAAGATGTTTTGAGACAGCTTGTGGAGTATTCTATTAGAACTGGCTATATGGTAACGGCAGTAGAAAACTATAGTCTGTATTTTGAGGAGCATGGTTGGAAAAAGATGAAGCAGCCCGTGAAGAGCAATCGACATAAATATAGAGCATATGAATTTGCAAAGATTTACGATGGAAGATGCCTTGCTCATGTTGGCACGGGACATATGAGCTATCTGTGTGACCATAGTTGGTATGACATTTGGAACTGTACTGATGGAGTCGTAGGCAATTATTGGGAGTATGTTGGAGAGAAGGTGGACTAATGTATTATGAACCCCATGCTCTTAAAATCCTGAAGGACAAGCATAATAAACTGATGAATGACCCTAATACAACCATTTTACACCTCAAAGGCAATTACAAAGGGGTACATTCTGGAGAGATCTATAGCATAGACGGAGTATATATGTTGAAGCATGAGCATAGTGAGATATACATGTGTTATCCAATGACAGAGCCAAACGAGTATGGGTATAATGGAGATTGTCATTGCATAAAGAAGCGGGATATTATTGGCTTGTGTCAAGAGATAATTAGAGCAAAAGAACCTGAGAAATGGCAGAAACATGGTCTGATTTATCTTGACGGCAAGAACGAAAATCAACCCGCTGATACGTTCAACGGAACACTTCTGTATGTTTTTATTATGTTACTTATAACGGCTTTTAATGGACGAATTATTGGTTGGATTGGTGCCACGATAGTTTATTTGCTATGGAAATCATCGAAGTATAATTAAGGGAGGATATTATTATGAACGGACGTTTAGAATCTGAATTGAATAAACAAAAAACTATTAAGGCAAAGCTTGTAAAGCTTCCGCCTATCTTTACAGAATTTTATAGTTATATGGAGGAGGACGATAGGTCTTACAATACAATAGAACATTATATTGATTACAATGTTGAATTTATGGAGTATATTACAAAAGGAAAGAAAGACGATGAGTATTATAAAAATGTAACACAGTCTAATGTAAGACAATTTATTTCCTCCCAGAGAACAAAAGAGGTTGATGGGGACATAATAAGAACTGGTGATAGCATTCTTGCAACAAAATGGTCTGCGATTAAAAAGTTCTTCGTGTTTTTGAATGATCTTGGTTTTACGGATAATAATCCAGTAGAAGGAGCAAAAAGACCAAAGGTAAAAGCAAAAAGTGAAGTAACATTCTTGGAGGAGAACGAAATTAGTAAGCTATTTGCAAACATAAAAGAAAAGTCTACAGAAAGATTGTTTAATAGAGACTTGTGTATCTTTTCACTGTTTATTTCTACCGGTCTGAGAAAGTCTGCGTTGGTACAGATTAATGTAGAAGATGTAAACTTTAAGACAAACATAATCACAGTCATTGAAAAGGGAAGAAAGGAAAGAGCTATTGGGTTTGGCGAAAATATGAGGCAGTTGTTGTTGAATTGGCTTCAAGATAGAAAGGATTATTTTGATGGTGCAGAAAGAGGCCCATTGTTTATGTCTCAATGGGGCAACAGAATGTCTACAAAGAACGTAGAAATGTTGTTGAAAAAATATATTGAAGGAGTTACAGATAAACACATTACTCCTCATAAACTTAGAGCAACTGCTGCAACACAAATGGGAGCACATGATGTGCCTGTGCAGGTAATAAAGGAAATTTTGGGGCATAATAATGTTAATACAACAATGAGATATGTTGCCGCGCTTGACAAACAGAAGCAGGAAGCTGTCAATATCCTTGATAGTATCGTAAAATAATATTGACAAAATTAATATTGTACTGTATAATTGCAGTCATAAGGAGTGAAGAAGGAGATGTTTAACGAAGGGCAAAAAGAAGCATTTATAAGGGAATATTTGAGAAGTAAGGTAGTTGCCGAAACTAGCCTTTACGCAGTTTTTAGAAAAACAGAGCCATTTGAAGAAGAACTTAATAAAGATGCATCAAAGTTTACTAGGGATGAGATTCTAGATATGCTTGCAAAATTTAAGGCAAAGTCAATCAACTCTTTGTTGAATTACACCATAGTTTTAAAGCATTATTCTAGATTCGTATTCGGAGAAGTTGGTACAAATGCGTATGAGTCAATTGGAAAAGCAGATGTTGCCGATATGATAGACAAAGATGCAAATATCTTGCTTACAAGGGAGGAACTTGATGATGTTGAAGTGCAGCTTCTTAACTGGGTAGACAAGGCAATAATAGAACTTTTGTGGAACGGTGTTGCTGGTAAAAATATGGAAGACATATATTCTGTTACAGAAGAATGTGTAAAAGGAGATAAGTTGTGTGTAAACGGTAAAGAGTTTCCTATAACAAGTAGACTGAAAGAATTATTGCCGAAAGCGTTTTCTGAAACAGAATCTATGTCATATGGAAATACGATGAGGATTTCACAAGTAATCGGTAAAGGACGTATTTATAAGGAAAGACCAAATACGAGAGGTGTAGATTCAGATGATGTTCATTTCAGATGGGTGTATCGCAAGATTCAAATATTCAGAGATTATTTAGATTTACCAGGATTGACTATGAAGAATATTGCGGCCTCTGGGTTGTGGCACTATCTTCAACTTGGCATGAAGGAAACAGGATTGGGATTAAGGGAGTTCCTAAAGACAAATAAAGGAGAAGAGTTGGCGAAGAGATATGGGTTCGGAGACTATTGGGTTGACAATATCCATCAAAAGTATGAGCAGTATGTATAAGCATATTGCTTATTATATACTGTTTACAGCACAAAATTAATTAGTAATTTATAGAAGGGGAACAAATGTTCTTGTAATTTATGGTCAAATATGCTAAAATATCCGTACAAACTTTAGACGAAAAGGGGAGAAAAACATGAGACAATTAATTGATGCATTAAAAGAAATTGAGGGGGAAAATACAGACATCTACACTAATCATAAGCTCTTTGGAAGGCAGCACATTCAGATGAAGTTTGTACCAGAAACAGAAGCGGGATGGGGGTTCCGTGTATGTGGACAGGTAATATATATTGATAAAGATGATGTTGTTTCATATGATGTTTGCGACGGAAAGGTGGTAATTAACGGAAATATGATGACAATAAAAATTATTTCAAACTCTTGACAAAACTTACATTATGTGGTATAATCCAACCATGAGTAGAAAAGTGGTTGGAGCCACATAAGGAAAGGAGGAAGCAAAATGTCGGGTTGACATTAGGGCGAAGGTATGAAAGCAGGAGCGTATTTTCAATGTTGTAACTGCGGAGCAGTACACTACATAGATTACCCATATAAAGAAAGTGATTTGTATAATACATTTTGGTGTGAAGAATGTGAAAAAGATTCTAGGCATTTATGGGTTGGAAATGATATATGTGATAAATATTTATATTATGATGTAACAATGGACGAAAGATATTTTTTATATTAATTATTACAATACAAAATTAATGAAGGAAAGGAAATATAATAATGGACAGTTTTGTTATTTACGGTAAACTATCAGCAATTAAAGAAACAGAAAAGTGGGCACCAATCTCTCACCGCACATTTGATAGTGGCTGGGAGATGCTACAGGTTAACTGGAATGTTATATCTGGAACTAACAGGATCACGTGCAGTATGAGCGGTGGTCGTTGGATGGACACTAGTCGTAATGTTATTAAGACATTTACGGCAGGTAAGAAGGACGAGAATGGTAAGTTCGTCAAGGGAGAACAGATTGACATTCCTTGGGATAAGAGATTCGACGAGGAGTATACGAAGCAGATTCCTGATTTTAAAAAGACTATTATTGACCTAGGAGATCAGACTGTTCGCAAGGCACTACAGAATATTGTAGATGGTAAGGCAAAGGATGCCGATATGGAAATTGCCGGTGTTTCTAGTATTGATGAAGCAAAGTTAGAACTTGAGAAGAGTAATAAGAGACGCCATGTATTTATTGATACGTATGATGCTTGTGAGTTTATGCAGAAGGTTCTAGCAAGTGAAAAGGTAAAAAACACAGTATTTCGTATCTCTGGTACGGTAGATCGTTCTTACAATAACGAGAAAGAAACTTTCTATAGTAACTATGTTGTAAATAGAATCGAGATTCCTTATAAGGATAAAGGATGTGCAGAGCTAAATGTTGATTTTTATTTTGGTGCAAATGCAGTAGATGATTCCGACATTGATGAAACTGGCAAGGCATATATTAACGGATTTTCTAAGTATTATGATAGTCGAGTGAAGGCCAATGGATTCGCACCTATTACTTTTGTTGTACATGATGCCAAGACGGTAAAGGGAATTGCTCGTAAGCTAAGTGGTGATTGTGAGATTATGAATATTGGTGTGATTGCAGATATTGTAGATGGAGCCACAATGAATACTATCACTTATGATGACCTATCTGATGAGGATAAGGAAGATATTGACTGCGGTTTGCTCGATCTAGATGAGGTCATTAAGGCTCTTGGTGGGAATAAGGTTGGTGATAAGGTAAAGGAATTTGCTTTTAATCGCCTCAATCCATATAAGAAGACGGCTGAAGATACGACTTATACGATGGATGATATGGTGCCTGCCAAAGCAAAGGACGAAGAGTCTGACGATTTATTTGATGATGATGACCTATAACGATACAAAATTAATAGAAAGAAGGAAATAAATATGGCATTTGTAAAGCCCACGGTAAAGACAATTAAACCAGACCTAAAGAACGTAAGCATTTATATTCGTTCAGTAAAAAAATTTGGTAAGTCCACTCTATTTAGAGATGTGATTATGGAGAAATATGGTGACCCAACCTATGGTTGCCTTGCAGAAATCGGCATGGAGCACGGTGATGAGCTTCTAGACAACCTAAACACTCTTCATCTAGATACATATAAAGATCTTGTTGAGTTCCAGAAGTGGCTAATTGAAGGTAAGGGAACTGAGCACCACATTGAGATTGTTGGCTTTGACGTTGCAGACGAGCTAGTTCCTCTGTTTGATAAGGAAACTATCCGTCAGCATAATATTGAGAATCCTCAGAAGACTGTAAAATCTGTAAAGGCAGCTATGGGTGGTTATACTGCAGGCGAACAGTATTCTGCTACACTTATGAAGAATTACTTCGATAAGATTCGTAAGGCTGGAATCCAGGTGTGGGTGCTAGGCCATTCAAAATATAAGAATATTAAGGATAAGGCAAATGTAGATAATGAAGGTTATATGCAACTTACTAGTAATCTATCTGCTGCATATGAAGCAGCTCTAGGTGACATTTTTGATGTAGTCGTTACTGGTATGATTGACAGAAACATTGAGACTGTTGGTGAGGGAAATGACGCTAAGAGATATGCAACTGATTCTATTCGTAAGCTTTATTTCCGTGGAACACCAGAGATTGATGCGGGTGGTAGATTTGCTTTTGGTGCAGTACCTGAGTATCTAGTATTTGATAAGCCAAATATGGCAAAGGATTTTATCAAGGTTATCGAGGATGGTATGGAAAAGAGCAAGACTTGTAATGCTTCTACAAAGGCAAAGAAACTTACCAAGAAGGCAAAAGAAGAAACTCTTGAAGAGCATGTGAATGTAACAGAGGATGAAGCCGATGAGCATCGTGATATGGGTGCAGTTCTTCTAGATGACGAGGACGAGTTAGATAATACAGAAGTAGATACTGCTCCTTGGGACGAGGATGAGGAACTAGACCTTTTTGATGAAGATGATTCTATTGAAGATGAAACTTTCGATGAAGAAGCCGTAAAGAAGGCTATTAGAGCCAAGAATAAGACTGCTGATGCGGCAACAAAGAAGAAGGTACTAGAACTTCGTGGGGAAACACTTCTAAAAGACATTCATGATGAGAAACTTCTAAAGGAAATCCTAAAGGCTCTAGCCTAAATTAAAGGGAGGGGCAACCCTCCCTTATTTTTATCGGAGGTAGACTATGGGAATGAGAGTAACTTGCAGATACTGTAAGTCTAAAATAGAAAAGAAAAATGCTCTTCAAATTCTAGGAGAGAAGCATAATACTTATTACTGCAACCAGGAGTGTTATTCTAATTATTTTGCAGAAAAGGAAAAGACTAAAAATGAAAATGAAGCAGTAAAGAGAGCAAAAGAAATTGAAAGACTGGCAAAAAAGCAAGAAAAAGAAAGACAAATAGAAGAACAAAAGGCGGCTTCTGCTGCAAGAAAAGCAAAAAGAGATGCTGTATATGATGAACTTTGCGACATTTTTGGGTATGAAGTTCAAAATACTGTTCTATTCACAGAGTGGATTCTTTGGAATAAACTCGCTGATGATGAAAAGATTCTTGCATATTTAAAAGAACACAAGGATTATATTAAAGGAGCAACTGCTCGTGCTAGTGGTACTGAATATGCAAAAATTAGATATATGTCGGCTATCCTGAAGAATAACTTGAAAGATTATAGTAATAGTAGAGGGCAAAGAGCACAACTCCCAGTTGTTGACGATGCTATGCCAAAGGAATCATCTTTTGTTCTGTTTGAGCCAGTAAAGGAAAATAAAAAGGTACGTAAATCATTTGCGGAATTGGAGGATGATCTATGAAAGATATTTGGCTAAGAGGAGTAGAAGACAAATATCCAAAGGAACTGCTAGAAGGTCGTATCAATGCAGAAGCCAATGTTATCGGCATTATTTGGCAAGACCCACTTATTCTAGACGAAGTTTCGTTATCAGTATCTGACTTTCTAAGTAAAGACGGGCGTTTCTATTTCGGAGTAGAAAAGCAGTTGCGTTTAAAGAACCTAAATGAATTTGACGAAGTTGCAGTAATGAGTAATCTGTCAAAGGAAACATTAGAAAAATTTGATGAGCGTGGCGGATATAAAATAATTGATAATATGGCAAGTGTTGTTTCATTGAAGAATAGAGATAGTATTCTTGATGAACTTTATAGATATAATACGATTTTACGTCTATATGATGCTGGATTTAACCTTACAAAGAAGATTCAAATTGGCAAAAAGGAAATGACACCACTTGAGTTTTCTAAGAACCTTACATCAACAGAACTTGTAGAATGGTACGAAACACAACTTAACAAGATGTATTCTGGTGGTTATGATGTAAAGCTACTTGAAGATGCTGATATTGAAATTACAGATGACTTTCTAGAATCATTGGAGAATGCAGAGGAATACGGTACTCCATATGCATATGCTGGTAAGGATATAAACGGAGATAATATGAACGTATTTCCATACCTATCATCTCTAACACTAGGATTTAAAAAAGCTTGCTCTCATTATCTAGCAGGATTTTCTTCCTCTGGTAAGACGGCTATGTGGTGTTCTATTGTAATGTCAATGGCGCTAGAAGAGAAGGTACTTATCATTTGCAACGAGCAGAGCAGTCGTGTGTGGAAAATAAATATGCTTCTATTTATTTTATATAAGCATTTTAGATTTACAGGAATTACAAAGTCAAATCTTATGGCTGGTAGACTAGATGACGATGACAAGAAGATTCTTAAAAAGGCACAAGATTATTTTAACGCACATTACAAAGGAAGACTTCATTTTATTCAGTTGGCAGAGAATTCATTTGATGTTGTAAAGTCCAAAATTCGTTTCTATGCACTACAGTATAACTATTCAATGGTTGTTTTTGATACACTAAAGATTTCTGATAGTAACAGAAGAGATAGTAATATGGCAGCATGGGAAGAACTTGTTCAGTATAGCCGTGATTTGGATATTCTAGCTAAGAAAATGAATTTAATTATGTGTGCATCTGTTCAGCTTGCACAAAGTCAAAAGGGGGCCTTGTTCCTTGACAGCAATATGCTTTCTGGTGCAAAGGGAATGGTTGAGCAGCTTGACACACTACTTTGTATAAGAGATGCGTATAAAGATGAACTTGACCCAAATTCTAAGTTTTACTGTAGTCCATATCAGGTGGTAAAAGATGAAGTCACAGGTAAATTTACGGAGAAGCAGTATTTATGCGATCCGAAATCTTCATGGAAATTTTGCTTCTTGGCAAAGAGCAGAAATTCAGAGAACTCTACATCTTCTGGTTCAGCATTAATGTTTAATTTCCTTGGACAGTATTCATCTTTTAAGGAAGTTTGTTGGGGAAGACCAAAACATGGATGGATTAGTTAAAATTCTTTCTTGACAAATCAAAATTTTATGATATAATCACAATACAAAATTAACAGAAAGGAGTCCGCCAATGAATGCTTGATGAAATTTTAAAAAAGCTAAGTGAAAATCCAGAATCTATTGTCGAACTCCTTGAATATTATGAGTGCGGCAAGATTAAAGTAAATACACGAGAAGTACGTTTTGCTCGTGATGATAGACCAGAAAGTGGTCTTAATATATCAATTAGACTTACAAACAATGATGCTTGTTTTATAAAAGACTACGCTCGTAGTGAAGTCAATAACTTAGTATCGTGGCTTTGCAAAGAAAAAAATGTAAAATTTAAAGATGTATTAATTAATATTAAGCGTATTCTCCACCTATCAGATGACTGGCGACCACAAAATCGTCGCCTCATCTTTGGTGGAGTATATGAGCATATAATACATAGGGCAGATTTTCCTCCAAAAACATATGACGAATCAATTCTAGATGACTATTTAAAAGTGCCAAATGTAAGATTCCAACATGACCATATATCACTTGAAACACAAATGGAATTTGGTATCTCATATGATGTAAATACAGATAGAATTGTAATACCTATTCGAGACCAACATGGGAGTTTGATGGGTGTAAAGGGGCGACGCAACTACGAAACCGATAATGAGGATGACCCAAAGTACCTTTATTTAGTTCCATGTCAAATGAGCAAGACACTTTTTGGCTATAGTACTAACTACAGTTCAATATATGGTGGTACAGTAATGGTCTTTGAAAGCGAAAAGTCTGTGCTTCAATGTGCAAGTTATGGCTATCACAATGCAGTTGCACTTGGTAGCAATAGTCTATCAGAATATCAGGCAAAGATGATTTTATCATTAAACCCACAGAAAGTAATTTTTATGTTAGATAGTGATTTACCTTTAGATAATACAAAAAGAAATATAGATATGTTGCGTAGTGTAGCAACTATGAGAGATTTACAAATAAGTTATTTTGATTGGACAGAATGTTTAGATCTTCCAGCCAAGGCTTCGGCCTCTGACGAAGGTAAGGAAGTTCTTCAATATATATTGGCAGAAAACATAAAAGACGAAACGGAGTTGGAGGATGAACTATGAATTTTTTGATTGTTTTAATGGTGGTAGCGATAATCATTGGTGGCTTGTTTTTCCTATGTTTTTTTATAGCAAAAACTAATTGGTTCAATGATAGCCATTTTAGTGATCCAAACGATGAAATATTTTTGTCATTCAGAGAATTTATAGATTTTTATAAATTAAATCCAGATAGATATAGGATTGAATATGATTATGACGGTGATCTGTCATCTGTAAATGTTATAAATATAAATCGGTATGGGACTCCCCATCGTTTATATAAAATTAAATTTAAATTCTTCTCGTTTATCAGATTTTATTATTGGAGTAAAAACAATAAGAAACAGGAAAAGAAGCGTGACGACAATGAGAAAATGAGGGGATTTCTTGAGATTGTTCAGAGGGACATCAACAGTATCCGTGAACGTGCAAAGAAGGAAGTAAGAGAAGCCGAAAGGATTACAAATGAAGTTGGAGGGAGATGTAAGAATGCGACTTATTGATGCTTTAGAAGAAGAACAGTGGGATTATTTTATCAATACAATCTATGACACTTGTGACGAATTGGGTGCAACAGACAACATTCCGGCAAACATACTTATAGATTCACTATCAAATATGGATATTAATGCTGTTCCTAAGCCGAATTATCGTATTCCAAGTCTTGAAGAATATATGGAACGTCACGGAACTAAGAAGCAAATTGCAGGATTTGAAAAGAGGAATAATAAGGAGAACTAATATGAAAAAGACACTATGGCAAAAGATTTATTCGTTCTTTGGTTTTTGGCACTATTATGAGATTACTCCGAATGGTAGATATAGAGTATTATATTGGTGCTGTTTGCCCTATAGTCGGTTCTATAAGAGAAAGTTTGACTTGTTTAGAAAGAAGGTATCTGATGATTTGGCATAAGATGGATGAACTGCCGTCAAGGGATGACGATGTTCTCGTAAAACGAGATGGGCTTGAGACGTGTATGGTCGCATCATATTGTGAAAACATATTTGGGTATGGAGCTACATGGTGGACACCATATGCCATTGTTAATGTTCACCAAGGAGACCGTTGGGCATATATTGAACTACCGGAGGATTAATTATGGAGCACGGAAATAATACAACTATTTATGGAATACAGTGTTGGGAATACGATGGATGTAATGGCTGGTGGGACTATATTGCTGATGGCTGCTATACTGCAAATTATGAACAGGCTTGTGAGTATCAAGGTATACTAAGAGACAGAGATATTAGGTGCGAGGTTGTTGAACTGTAAAGGAGAATTAATTATGCTATGTGAATATGGACATGGACGTTGTACTGCTCCAAATACAAAGTGCCCTCATTGGATTGGAATAGTTTGTGAGTTTGATGAAGCCAATAAGAATGTTGTTGTAAGAGATTGTCACAAATGTGTCTATGAGGTAGGTTGTCACGGCAATCCAGTAGGTTGTAAGTCTTATAAGAGAGACGCATCAGATGGAGGTTATTATGGATAACGAATGTAAATATCTCAAGATTGAAGATGTAACCCTTTGGCATGGGGATGTGTTTGACCATCCAAGCTATGAATATTATTGCACAAAAAAGAATAAAGATTTACCTTTTGGAATTTTTCAGTGCCATAAATGTACTAAATATGATAGGAGAGAAGACAATTGATGAATTATATTATTGCAGCACTTATTGGAATTGTGGTGTGGCAGATTATTGGTCTTATTGTATATGAAGCAAGTGGAGAAAAAGAAGAAGTACTTGCATGGGTTATTCTTTTTATTCCTGTTATTATTTGTAACGGACTGGGCTATATTTACCGTAAACTTTATTTTGCGTGGTGCAAGAATAACTTAAATGGCTATATTCTTTATTGCAACGGAGTCAGTGTGTTCTCTCAGGTTTATATGACAGATAAAGAAGCTGAGAAGCTATATCATGAGGGTGAGAGTAATTATTACATCAAAAAATACTCAGAAGGTCATACATGGAAATCAGCTCCGTATAAAGGAGAGATTTATAAGGGACAAGAAAAATTTCGTGGGCTTGATATGAAGAAGTTTTGGAGGTAATTATGTTTATTTTGCTATTTGTTATTGCAGTTGCATTGATTGTACTTGCGGTACTGAATGAAGACTTAGCGGAAGGTTTTGGAATACTTGGTGGTCTTATTGGTTTTATTGCTCTGATTGGAATTTTTGTTAATATTGGTTTTCTTGTTTATGGTCGTACACTTGATGATAAAATCGCAATGTATGAGCAGGAGAATGCAGCAATTGAACAGAGTGTTGACGTGCTTGTAAAGGATTATTATAAGCACGAGTCTGATACATATAGTTCTTTGAAGCCTGAGAATGCGGTTCTATTTGCTTCAGCATATCCAGAACTACAGAGTAATGAACTTGCCACAAAGCAGCTTGAGATTTATGTAGAAAACAATAATAAAATTAAGGGATTAAAAGAGGATCAGATTAATTTGTCTAGAAATAGATTTTGGCTATATTTTGGAGGTTAACATGAATACATTTAGTCAAGAAGAAATTAAATCAAAAATTAACGAACTAGGTGCTCTTAAAGACCAACCAGTAACGTGGGAATCTCTAATGGAGATTATGGCACGAACTGGAGAATCCATTGCTAAGACTATGAAGGATGGAGATGAATGCATATACAGAGTTATAGATGCCGCAAGGGATTCTATGGTGAAGTTATATGAGGAATCTGAATATAGACGTATGAGAAGCATGGTGTTCGTATTGGCTATGATAGGACATACAGATTATAATACATGGAGACCTATTTATGATAAGTTCTGTGAGGATTATGATAAGTTGAATAGGAAGGATTAATTATGAAGAGTTGGATTGATGAACAGACTGGTTGTAAGATGTGTGAAGCAGATTGTGTGGATGAGTGGCTTTCTGATATTTATAATATTGGCTACGACTATGACGGCTATCATGATGCTAAAAATTTAATGGAACTTATTGATGAACTACTAGAAATGGTTTGCAAAGCAAGAAACTGTTTATGGCAGGGGAAATTATTTGGTGTATATGGTAGTCCAGAGGAGGAAAAATGACAAATAAAGACTTTGATATGGCAGTAAGTTTTATTGCAGAACTAATTAAAATTTGTAATCCACCAAAAGAATATTGGCCAGAATTGTTTAGAAAAAAAAATACAAGTAGAATTGCAGACTATATGGGAAGCGGCTATACATTTATTGATGTCTTTGACCATATTTGGGATGAATTTTTATATGAAGCTTCTGATGAATTGTATATGGCAATTATGAAAAGGGTTGATCCAGAAAGGTATGGTGATTAATTTGGGTTTGGATAATGGCATTAACCTGCATATAAAAAATGTAGAGAATTATCAGAAAGCATATAAGTTATTTAAACATGAAGAATGGTATAAACCAGGAGAGGTTGAAGTGTGCTACTGGAGGAAATGCTATGGCATTCGTAATGCTATTTTACGAGTTGTAGATACACAAGTTACCAATGAGTATGAATATCCTGTGACACTTGATAATATTGATGACATCATCAAGTCATTTAAGTATTTTCTTCATAAGCATGAATGGGAATATGAAGCGGACACCATCTGGGAGTGGGACAAATGGACTCGTCGTAATCAGGCAAGGAATCTTATTGGATTGTATAGGTTAAAGCATTGGTTGAAGAAACACCCAGAAGATACGGCATACTTTTATGATTCGTATTAAGGAGGACACTATGCAAGATTATTTTCCAACATTTGAATCACTTGAATATCTAAGAAAGCAATTTGATCCATTTGAAAGACAAATACAAGCGGCATGGGATTATATCAATTCAGATAGAGATACTATGGGTCAGTTTTATGCATTCAGTCAAGATGAGTATGTTATGGATGAAGATTGGTATTGACAAACAGGAATTGCGTGGTATAATAACAGTACAAAATTAATGAGGTAATATATATGAAGAATATTGAAAATTTCCAGGTCGCCTTTTATGACAAAAATGGATGTTATGATGAAGCTTTTTATGAATGGTGGGACACAAAGTGCTTTCATTATATAGTGAACGATTATGCTGATATTAATGAATATAGGCGGATATTTGTTAACTTTGATGATGGCACGAAATATGAAGTTAAGTTGGAGAAGTATAAGAAATGAAACCTACACGTTGTATTGATCCTGTAGTGCGTTATTGTCAGGGGTGCAGATATGGCTATGTATCGTATCCCGATTGGATTGAAATGAGAGAAGACTTGGATGGGTGTTGTTTTGAATCTGGTTGTACGTATGGGCTAGAAGACACCCAGCCTACAGAGGAAGAGCTTGCAGAGTTTGACAGATGGGTTGACAAATGTAATGGGGTGCAGACGTGAAAGTTAGAGAATTAATTAAAAAATTAGAATCGTATGCCAATAAATATGGAGACGATATTCCTGTTCGCACATTTGATTTAGATAGAGATATGTGTGATATAGATGAGGTTGAATTTAATCAGAATTATGACTTAGAATATTATATTTATTTAGGAGCTTAAAATTATGATTGGAACAATAAATTGTGTGTATGAAACCCCTTGTGGATGGTGCTCAAAGTGGGATAAGAAGTGTGATGGAAAGACACCAGAGCGTGGACAAAGAGTAAAGTGTAATCCTATTGATGACGCTGCTACTAATAAAATTTGTCAATCAGAATCTGACCATGAATGGGAATGTATCGGAATGTCTACAGCAGGAACAATTTATACATGTAGAAAATGTTATGCTCAGAAGACTGTTCCTAATGTTGACCAGAAATATTTTTCAATAACTGCACAAAATTAAAGGAAGTGGTTTATGAATACTTTAAACATTGAAGCCAAGCTTGCACAAAAATATGGGTATAAACCATTGCCAAAAGACTTGTCGGAAAAATATAGACAGTTTTATATTGATAATCTTCCAGATTGTTTCATTATTGATGGTTCAGATACTGTATTATGTACAAAAACTGGTACAGTAGTATGTAATGGCTATACTCGTATTGTCGTTGGTGACTATGGGGCATTTATAGAGTTCAATAAAGAACAAGCAAATTTTGATGAATATATTATTGCTCCGGGACAAGAGTATAGGGTCAATGATCCGAAGTATTCAAAGAATGTTAAATACATTTGGATGACTATTGCAGATGGAAGCAATATAAAAATATATAAGCAGAAGAAGAGAGTAGCTTATGCGGATTATAGGAGTGGGATGTATTATATTAGTCCACATGAGTGTAGAATACAAAATTAATGGATGTGATATGAATGAAATATCCTTACGAAACAGAAGAAGAATTTATTGCAAGACAAAAAGAAGCAAGAAGTCGTGGAGAATGTGTCTTTAGAAATGATAACGACAGAGAGATGATATTGGATATGATTGATGATTATTTAGATATTGTAGATGCGTTAGGTGATGTTGATGAAGTATAAATTAATTGGTAAAAACGATAAAGAAAATTTAATTGAGCAAGTTTTACTCAATAGAGGTATAGAGAATCCAGAGGAGTATCTTTCTCTGGATTCGAGTTGCATAAATGACTATGATAGCCTTGACAATATGGAAGAAACTGTTGACTGCTTTGCGAAGCATTTTGAAAACAATGACTGTATTTCCATTCTCGTTGATAGTGATCCTGACGGATTTTCAAGTGCGGCAATGTTATATAGTTATATTAAAATGCTAGAAGAAGATTATCCAGTTAGATATATTTTACATAACAATAACAAAGCACATGGTCTTACAAAGATGAATGACGGAGATTTTTGTATTCCAGATGGTACGAAATTATTTATAGTACCAGATGCAGGAACAAATGATGCAGAGCAATTTAATAAGCTTATTGATAGTGGTATTGATTGTATTGTTTTAGACCATCACGAAGCCGAAGATATAGCAAAATCAAATAAAGCTATTATTGTCAATAATCAAATGAGCAAAAATTACACAGATAAAGATTTTTCAGGTGCAGGAATTGCAATGGAGTTTCTTAGAGCGCTTGATGATTATTACATTTGTGATTATGCTGATAAGTTTTTAGACCTATGTGCCTTTGCAAACATTAGCGATGTTATGGATATACGCAATTCACAAACAAGATATTATATTGAAGAAGGCATTAAGAACATCAAAAATAAATTCTTACTAGCTCTAGCAAAAGCACAAGAATTTAGTACAAAGGGGATTATAAACATTCATACAATTTCATGGTATTGGACCCCAATTTTAAATAGTATGATACGTATTGGAAGTATGGAAGATAGAGATCTTGTATTTAGAGCATTTATTGAAACTGATGAAAGATTTCCATATAAGAAACGTGGAAGTGATATCGAGGTTGATGAAGATATTTATACAAGAGCAGCAAGACTCTGTAAAAATATTAAAGCCAAGCAAGACAAAATGAGAGATGCTTTATATAATGAGCTTAAAGATGAAATTAATCCAGACGATAAGGTAGTTGTGCTTGTAGTGAATGGTGCCGATAGTGGCATTGTAGGTCTATCATGTATGAAACTATGCGACTTTGCAAGCAAACCTACTATTGTTCTTCAAGAATATAAAGACGGTGCATTAGGTGGTTCTGCAAGAAATTACGATGGTTCCCCAGTGAAAGATTTTAAGGAATTAGTAAATTCTGTTGGTTTATTTAATTTCGCACAAGGTCATTCAGGTGCATTTGGCTGTGATATTGATAAGGATAAACTTGAAGATGCAAAAAAAGCACTTAATGAAGCTTTGAATCATATTGAATATGATGATACTATATATGTAGATTTTATTTTTAGCCCGTATGATTTAGACGCAGATTTCTTTCAGACGCTTGATAAAAATCAATGGGTTTGGGGACATGGAGTTTCTGAGCCTTTGGTTGCAGTAGAAGGGGTTGAGGTTTCTACAGATGAAATTGCAATTATGGGCAAAGACAAGAATTCCATATCGTTTTTTGCCGATGGTGTAAAATATTGCAAGTTCAAGCTTCCACAAGATGATGAGTTGCTACAGTTGGCAAATGAGGCAATAGGAGAAAATATTAAACTTAATGTTGTTGGAGAATGTAGCATTAATGATTATGGGGGAAAAAGAATTGCCCAAATGATTATTAATGATTATGAAGTGGTTGACAAAGAAGAAGAATTATGATATAACAGTACAAAATTAAAGTAGGAGGTGACACAATGCAAAATTACCATCGTCATACAAGCTATAGTGAAGGTGATAGTGCAGCAATGCCAGAGGAATATGCAAAAAGAGCAGTAGAACTTGGACATAAGGTTATTAGCTCTGTTGAACATGGATGGCAAGGCTATTATCATAAAGCATTTGAGTTGGCAAAAGAATATAATTTAAAGTTCATTTTTGGTACGGAAGCATATTGGGTTAAAGATAGACAAAAAGAGTACGAAGAGCACGACAAAGAAACTGGTGAGGTTATTAAGAATAAAGATGGAACTATTCGTACAAACAAGGATAAATCCAATAATCATATAATTATTCTTGCCAAAAATGAGAATGGTAGAAGAGCCATAAATCGTATTTTGTCTGATGCTAACGAAACAGGATATTATTATAAGCCAAGAATTGACCTTGATTTAATTTTTTCACTTCCTGCTGATGATGTTTTTATCACAACCGCATGTATTGCTTTTTGGAAATATGAAGACAGTGACGAAATTGTAAAACGTCTACATGATTATTTTAAAGACAACTTCATGTTAGAAATTCAAAATCACAATACTTCAAGACAGATTGTTCTAAACAAGCATATTAAAGAATTGTCTGAGAAGTATAACATTCCAATGATAGTTGGACTTGATAGCCATTATATTTATCCAGAGCAATCTGTAGAAAGAGATGACATTCTAGCTGGGCGAAATATTCAGTTTGATGACAATGAAGTTGGTTGGTATATGGATTATCCAGACGATGATACTGTTCGTCAAAGATTTGCAGAGCAAGGCGTATTTGATGCAGAAACTGTGCAAAAAGCTATGGACAATACTGATATTCTGCTAACTTTTGATGATTATGACAATGTGCCAGTATTTACTACTGACATTAAACTACCAACATTATATCCAGACAAGACCCAAGAGGAACGAAATAAAATATATAGTAAGCTTATTTCTAGGCTTTTTAAAGACTATGTGAAACATGTTCCAAAGGATAAATATAAAGAATACTTTGATGGAGTTAAACAAGAAGTATCAGTATATAAAGAAACTGGTATGGTGGACTATCCTTTGATGGATTATGCTATTATTAAGCGTGGCATTGAAAAGGGTGGACTTATCACAACTACTGGCAGAGGTAGTGCCGTTGGTTATTTTACCAATACCCTATGTGGATTTTCTAAGGTTGATAGATTTACATCTCCAATTAAACTGTATCCAGAGCGTTTTATTAGTAAGACGAGAATTTTGGAAACCAAGTCATTGCCAGATTTGGATATGAACCTTGGCACGGTAGAACCTTTTGCAGAAGCTCAGAAAGAAATTCTTGGAGAAGATCACGCATATCCTATGGTTGCTTTTGGTACACTAAAGAAGAAGTCAGCATTCAAGCTGTACGCAAGAGCAGCTAACTTAGATTATGATATTGCAAATGAAATTTCTAAGCAGATTGATAAGTATGAAGAAGCAGTAAAATATGCTGACGATGACGACAAGGATGATATTAATATTTATGACTTTATTGATGAGCAGTATAAGCCATATATTGATAAGAGCAAAAAATATTGGGGAGTAATTGACCACAAAAACAAGGCCCCTTGTGCCTACTTATTGTACCAGGGTAGTATCAGAGAAGAAATTGGTCTTATCAAATGCAAGAGTGAAAGCACAAAGCGTGAATATATCACTACAGTTATTGATGGAGCAATTGCAGAAAAATACAAGTTCCTTAAAAATGACTTGCTTAAAGTAGATGTTGTTTTGCTCATTGATATGATTTATAAGCGTATTGGTATTCCAGTACATACGGCTAGCGAGATTAGTGACCTTGTTGATGGTGACAAGAAAGTATGGGATATTTATGCTAATGGATATACTATTGGAGTTAATCAGTGTGAGAAAGAATCTGCAATGAGAAAGCTCAAAAAGTATAAGCCTCAGAATATTTCAGAGTTGGCCGCTTGGATTGCTGCCATTCGTCCTGCTTTTAAGTCTATGTATTCTAAGTTTGAATCACGAGAGCATTTTGAATATGGAATTAAAGCTTTTGATAAGATTCTTCAAACACCACAATTTCCATATTCTTATATTCTTTATCAAGAGCAGAGTATGAATACATTAAACTATGCCGGATTCCCCCTTGATGAATGCTATGGAATTATTAAAGCTATTGCAAAGAAGCATCCAGAAAAGGTTCGTCCTTTAAAGTCTAGATTCATTGAAGGATTTAAAAAACGTATTATGGAAGACGATCATATTCCAGATGCAGAAGCGGAAGAAATGAGTGCAAAGGTATGGCAAATTATTGATGACTCATGCGGATATGGATTTAATAGTGCTCATGCTTATTGTATGGCTCTTGATAGTCTGTATTGTGCATGGTTAAAGGCTCATTATCCATATGAGTTTTATGAAGTCCTTCTACAAGTGTTTTCTGATAAGGGCAAGAAGGATAAAGTTCAAGCTCTTAAACAAGAGATGCAAGTAGCTTTTGGCATTAAAGAGGGTGAGTATAAATTTGGTGTTGATAACAGAAAGTTTATTGCAGACAAGGAGAAGCATGTAATTAACCCATCTCTATTGTCAATTAAGGGACTAAGCCAAGCCTGTGCAGATGATTTATATGAACTTTCACAGAAGCAAAAGTTTAGTAGCTTTATCGAACTACTTACTGCAATGAAAAAAATTCCTAGTTTAAATGCTGCAAAAATTGACACATTGATTAAGATTGATTACTTTTCAGACTTTGGACCTTCTGGGACTCTTTTGCGTATTGTAGAGATATATGATCAATTTGCTGGAAGGAAGGAATTTAAGAAAGAAAATTGTAAACTTCCTCAAGAACTTCTTGATAAATATACAAAAGCGACAGAAAAGAAATATAAAATTACTGATCCAGATGGACTACTTAAAGAATTATGTTCTATGATTCCAAAAGTAGAAGTTCCTATTCAGTCTAAAATAAAATGGCAATGTGACCTTTTTGGATTCTGTTCATTAGTAATTCCAGAGAAAAAGAATATTGGTTATGTTATGGATTTAAATACAAATTGGAGTCCTCGTATTACGGTCTATCAACTTTGGGATGGGCAAACTGTAGTCTATAAGGTACAGAAAAAGGCTTATGAGAAGAATCCTTTTAATAAGGATTGTATATTACAGTTCCATTCTGAAATGCGTAACAAGAGCCGTAAGGACGAGAATGGTCAATGGATTAAACTTCCAGAGCAGGAACCTTGGCTTACAAATTATCTTGTAAATGTACAATTACCCTCTTGACAAACCAACAAACCTATGCTATAATCCAAAATACAGTTGAGAGGTAATTCAGTCAAAAACTTACGCATACTGCCACCGAATTACCTCTTGACAAAACGAAAATAGTGTGGTATTATTCAATTATCAAAAACACAATACAAAATTAAAGTTCAAAAAGGAGAAGTGTTATGACAAATGTATTCAATGGCATGTTCGGCAAGATTGCCCCTGGTATGTGCAGACTTTCTATGAGTGGTGGCATTGCAGTTAAGACGACTACCGGCTATAAGAGCTACAATGTAAAGAATGGTCGTTTGACAAACTGTGATAGCTTCGTCTTCGACGTTGGTGAGGAGTTATTCTTCGTTATTCCTACAAACAAGGTTGAGGTTGGAGACATCATTTTGGTATCTGGTAAGCCCAAGTGTGTTGTTAAGTCTGACAAGGATACCATCACGGTAATTAACTACGAGGATTCTACTGTAGAAACCATTCTTCCTGAGCGTCATGTTTTTATGGGCAATACCTATTTCTACGGCAAGATTGTTTCCATGTTTGGCAATAACTTTATGAAGGGTAAGAAGGGCATGGATAAGATGATGTCTTATATGGTGATGTCCGAAATGATGAAGGGTAGCAACGCTTCCAGCAATGGTATGGGTTCTATGCTTCCTATGATGATGCTTATGAATGGTAATAACGTATCCGACATGTTTAGCGACATGTTTGATTTTGACATTGATACTTCTGATGATGAAAGTGAGGCTGAGTAAGAATGGGTAGCGGTACTTGGACGAGAAATGCTTTTACCTCTTATACAACTACTAAGGGGTACGCCGTGTCGATGGATGGTGTAGTTGCTGGAATGTCCACTAATGTGCAGGACAATTTCAAGTCTAGAATGCTAGTAACTGACCTTGATCCTAAGAATGTAATTCGTGAGTGTGTTGATTCTACTGAGCATCCTAACACGAAACCGGTTATTCTGGCACTTGACGTAACTGGTAGCATGGGTCGTGCAGCTATGGAAGTTGCAAAGCAGATTAATGTTGTGATGACCAAGCTATATGAGAACGTTACTGATGTTGAGTTTCTTGTTATGGGCATTGGTGATCTCGCTTATGACTGTGCTCCTATTCAGGCATCTCAGTTTGAGTCTGATATTCGTATTGCAGAGCAGCTTGATAAGATTTACTTCGAGGGTGGTGGCGGTGGTAACTCTTATGAGTCTTATACTGCCGCATGGTATTTCGGTCTTAATCATACGAAGCTAGATTGCTGGAATCGTGGTCAGAAGGGTGTTATCATTACTATGGGTGATGAGCCTATGAATCCTTATCTGCCCAAGAAGGCACTGTCTGCCGTAACTGGTGATGACCTACAGAGTGATGTTGAGACCGCCCAGCTCTATGCAGATGCATCTGAGAAGTTCGACATTTATCATCTGTACGTTAAGCATGGATATGGTCGTTATCAGGAGGATGTTCATAAGACTTTTGGGCAGTTCCTAGACGAGAAGCATTTGAAGGATACGTCTGTTGATAAGATTGCAGATGATATTATTGAGATTGTTACAAATGCATTTTCTGGTGGTAATGTAGTCACATCTAGTGAAGGTATTTCTTGGTAAAAGGAGATAAACACATGCCTAATGTTAAGGTAGTAATTGGTAGTAACTTTGGTGATGAGGGTAAGGGTCTAATGACTGATTACTTTTGTGCTGAAGCAAGTAAACGGAATGAATCTTGTATTGTTGCTTTATGTAATGGTGGAGCACAAAGAGGACATACTGTAGTTACTCCAGATGGCATTAGGCATGTGTTCCACCATTTTGGTTCTGGCACATTTGCTAGAGCAGCAACGTATTTTGGGGAAGAGTATATCTTGAACCCTCTGGCTTTCAGAAAAGAGTATGAAGAACTAAAGACATTGGGATATTCTCCTCGTGTTTATAGTCATTGGAATTGTAGATGGTCTACTCCGTATGATATGATTACAAATCAGATTCTTGAGGATAGCCGTGGCAAGAATAGATACGGTTCTTGTGGTATGGGTATTTGGGAAACGGTTCTTAGATATAGGAATACCATAAATCCATCTTTTCAGCAGTTTTATAATATGACTAAGGATGAGCAAGTTGCACTTCTTAAACGAATCAGGGATGAGTATACGTCTAAGAGGCTGTTGAAGGCTAGTCCTGAAGTTTTGCAGCAGTGGAAAGATATTCTTGAATCTGACAATTTAATCTATAATTTTATTGATGATGTGCAGTTTTTGCATTCACATGTAGCTTTTGATTATGGCAGAGTATTAAAGCAGTATGATAATGTTGTATTTGAAAATGGGCAAGGTCTATTATTGGATCAGCGTCATGTCCAGTATTATGATAATACGACTCCTAGTAATACTGGTATTTCAAATCCTCATATAATCATTGAAAAGTATTTGCCTAATGCAGATGTTGAAGTGTGCTATGTTACCAGAACATATATGACGAAGCATGGTGCCGGTGACTTTGAATGTGAATGTGATAAGTCGGAGATTAATGCTCATATTGAAGACAAGACTAACATTACTAATCCATACCAGGGCACTATTCGGTATGGACGATTGGATGTTGATGAGCTTGTAGAGAGAATTAAGGAAGATATTGGCTCAATTGACTACAATGTATCACTGGCAGTTACACATATCAATGAGTTTGAAAATAAAGAATTGCTAAATTTAACAGAGCTTAATGTTAAGTATTTGTCTTACGAAGAAACTAGAAAATTATTTGAAAAAAGTACTTGACAAAACAAAATTAATGTGCTATAATACAAACAATGAATGAGGCAAGAACTTTTACCTTGGTTGGTTAAAAAAGTACTTGACAAATTTAGAAAAGTATGTTATAATCACAGTACAAAATTAATTAAGAAAGGACAACAAAGAAATGGCTATTAAGTATGTGCATGTACCTGAGCAGGAGAAGTGCATTGCTGTATTGGAGAATACTCGCTACGATGCAATTCATAAGATTGCAAAGATTATGGGACAGACCAAATCTCTGTGCTTTGACCCTAGTAAGTATCTAATGAACAACTCCTATCGTGCAGTTGTGGTTTGTCATCCTGATGATAAGTATGATCCAGCACAGGGTATGAAGATTGCCAAGGCGAAGCTTCTAGACCGGTACTATGCGGCACTCGATTCCAAGTGTGACGAGTTTATTGCAGACCTAAACACGGCGATGTTTGAGTGTTCCAACCGTGTGAGTTGCACTCGAAAAAATCGAGAAAACGCTTAAAAAGCACTTGACAAAATAAGTAATCTGTGGTATAATCACAGTACAAAATTAAAGTGAGCCGAGCACCTCGTTAAACTGCTCAGATATGTGACGATAGTTTAGTGGTAGAACGGTGGCTCTTTAGATTTAATAGCGTGACTAGTTGTAGTCACCTACAGCAAATCATAAAATCATAATTCTATTTTAAAAGACCAAGCCGCAGACGTGGGTTCGATTCCTGCTCGTCACAACTTATATGTCTCCTGTAGCTCAGTCGGATAGAGCGCTTAATAACGAGACTTGTAAAAGCCTTAAACAGCAAGTTTCAAATGGTCTGTTAAACCAGAGGTCGCAGGTTCGAGTCCTGTCAGGAGACTTTAAAAAGGCACTAGCAGCAGCAACTTTACATAATATGATATGGATTTATATTGATGGTGCCTTGCCTTACATAGAGACGCTAACAGCAATTTAAAAAGATGAAAGTAATATTTTACTAATGATTTATATTATAGCGTCTCGTTAAATAAACTCCAAAGACACTGACAGCAAATTTTTAATGTGGAGATTATACATAAGAATGTGTCTTGGGATTTAGAAATAAATCAAAAAAAATGGAGGAAAGAAAAATGTCTTTTATGAATGCAGTAAAGAATACTCTGAACGAGGATTTCAACTATTCAGTAACTGAGAATGGTGCTCTTGGGTATCGTACCTATGGTAAGGAACTGGTTGACCTAAACTTTGCAGTTTCTTCTATGCGTGGTATGAGTGAGGAGAATATTTATAATAAATTCACTAAGGCTTATTTTGAAGACAAGATGATGGCTCTACGTTGGCTGTTCTTCGCTAGAGATGTTCGTGGTGGTCTTGGTGAGAGACGTTTGTTCAGAGCGATTCTTAAGAATATGGCAAAGGATGACGTTGACATTGTTAAGCATCTTGCTCCTCTAGTGAGTGAGTATGGTCGTTATGATGACCTATGGTGTCTGTTTGGTACAGACGTAGATGGTGTTATTTTTGACATCATCAAAAAGCAGCTTACTGATGACATTGCAAATATGGCTGATAATAAGCCCGTATCTCTTCTTGCCAAGTGGCTTCCTTCTGTGAATGCTTCTTCTACAAAGACCAAGATGGATGCAAGATATATTTGCAAGAATCTTGGTATGACTGAGCGTGAGTATCGTAAGACACTTTCTTCTCTTCGTTCTTACATTGACATTGTAGAGAGCAATATGTCTGCAAAGAAGTGGGGAGACATTAAGTACGAAACGGTTCCTTCTCGTGCAAATCTCATTTATAACGGAGCTTTTCTCCGCAATGATGAGGAGCGTCGTAGAGAGTATCTAAGTAAGCTCGAAAAGGGTGAAACTAAGATTAATGCAGGAACTTTGTTCCCTCACGATATTGTGCATAAGTACTCTGGTACAACTGGATGGAGTTGTAGTGTCGGTAAGTACGATGCAACTCTTGAATCTCTTTGGAAAGCTTTGCCTGACACAGTAAATGAGTGTGGAAACACCATTGTAGTTGCAGATGGCTCTGGTTCTATGTGTTGCAACGTTGGTGGAAGTAGCCGTGTTACTGCACTTGAAGTTGCGAATGCACTTGCAATTTACTTTGCAGAGCATTCTTCTGGTGACTTTAAGAATAAATACATTACTTTCTCTAGCAGACCTCAGTTGGTTGATTTTAGTCAGTGCGATTCTCTAAGAGATAAGCTTCGTGTTGCATATAGCCATAGTGAGTGTTCAAATACGAACATTGAAAAGGTGTTTGATTTGATTCTTACTACTGCTGTGAATGGTCATATAAAGCAAGAGAATATGCCTAAGAACGTACTGATTATTTCAGACATGGAGTTTGACTCTTGTGCAACTTGTGGTGGCGGCGGCAATGGATGGAGTCTTAATAGACCTAATGCAAGACTTTTTGATGTAATCAAGAAGCGTTTCGAGGATGCTGGGTATCAGATGCCTAGACTGGTCTTCTGGAATGTAAATTCTCGCACTGGAACTATTCCTGTAAAGGAGAATGACCTTGGTGTTGCTCTTGTTAGTGGATTCTCCACTAATGTTTGCAAGATGGTCATGAGTGGTAAGACCGATCCTTATGAGTGTCTCGTTGAGACGCTTATGAGCGATAGATATGATGCGGTGGAAGCCGCATTGAAGAACTCTTAAGGAGTTAAGTATGGTGCTGGGCATCACCTTAAAGCTGCCCTAAGATATGCGGGTATGGTGGAATGGCAGACACAAGGGACTTAAAATCCCTCGGTGAAATATCCGTGCGAGTTCAAGTCTCGCTACCCGCACCACGACCTTGGCAAGTCAATAAACTACCATTAAATATGCCCGAATGATGGAATTGGTAGACATACAGCTCTCAAAAAGCTGTGCTGAAAAGCGTGTGGGATCGTAGCCCACTTTGGGCACCAAATGATAGTGAGTAGTGCAAATTTCATAAGTGATTACCGATGAGAATAAGCCCCCCGACAGGATTTGCTAACTGTTGATATTAATTAGATGGGCTGAAGGTAATTGACGAAACACTATGAAATGGAGTCATGCACGGCTCCGCTTGCTATCATTACCTGCCCCGTTAGCTCAATGGTAGAGCATTCGGCTGTTAACCGAAAGGTTCTAGGTTCGAGACCTAGACGGGGCGCCAATTATAGGTCGGTAGTTCAGCGGCTAGAATAGTGGTCTCCAAAACCATAGACTTGGGTTCGAGTCCCAACTGACCTGCCATATGGAGTGTTCGCCCAATGGTTAGGGCCCAGAACTTATAATTCTGTGATAATGGTTCGATCCCATTACACTCTACCATCATAAAATAAGGGAGCGTAAGAGTAATTAACTTACGAGATAATATTGCCTTAATCAATAAGCTTATTTTATTATTAATAATTCTATTAAGGAGAGTTGAGAATGAATGTTACAAAAGTAAAATGTGAGTTATGCGGTAGAGAAATATCAAAAAATAACTACAGTAAGCACATAAGAAGACATGAAAATCATCCAGAGACATTTGAAGTATCAAAATGGAGATTAGACCACGATGGATTAAATTGCCAATATTGTGGGAAAGAATGCAAAAATAAAAATAGTTTATGTAATCACGAAAGATTATGTAAATTAAATCCAGATAGAGACACTATAAATGCAGATATTGCGAGAAAGACTTTAAAAGATTTAAATAAGCAAATTTGGAACAAAGGATTAACCAAAGAAACAGATGATAGAATTAAAAAACAAGTAGACACATATAACAAAAACAAAGATAAACATAAAAGTTCTATTCATCCAGCGTCTGATTCTCAAATAAATAAAATGATGAAATCTTATAAACTAACATTAAATAGTAGAAAAATGAACGGAAGGTATTTATATAAATTTGGACATTATAAAGGTATAAATTGCGATTCTGGTTGGGAGTTAGCTTTTTTAGTTTATATGTTGGATCATGGAGAAAATATACGTAGAAACAAAGAGGGATTTGACTATTTTATAGACAATGAAAAACATAGGTTTTATCCTGATTTCATTATAGATGATACTTATTATGAAATAAAAGGAAGGTTTGATAATATTGTTGAAGCAAAAATATCTTGCTTTCCTAGTGATAAAAAATTAGTAGTAATTTCAGGAAAAGAAATTAAACCATACATAGATTATTGCATTAATACATATGGCAAAGACTATTTATCTACTTTATATGATAAAGATATGCCATCATGGGATAAAGTAATTAGTTAATAATGCATCACCTCCTTTAAATGCCATAGCAGACGGCATTATAGTCTGCCAGATAATGCGGGATGGAGAAGTCAGTTATCTCGCCAGCCTCATGAGCTGGAGAACGCAAGGGCAGAGCTTGCTCCCGCAACCATATGCTCCCATGGACAAGTTGGCCAAGTTGTCGGCCTTTCACGCCGGAGACAGGGGTTCGAATCCCCTTGGGAGTACCATATGGCTCTGTGGACGAACTGGTAGAGTTGCCGCCCTCTCAAGGCGGAGTTTGTGGGATCGTGCCCCACCAGAGTCACCAGATAGTAATAATTGGTTCTGTCAAAATATCGAAGCTTTGATTCTAAACAGCCTTCTTCGAGGCACAACAACAGTTATTACTATTACAAATATGCTGTTTCTAGGACAGCCACGTGGATAGTTATGACGTATCCCAAGTAGCTACGGAGAGGCCAAAGGCTGGGTATTACTCGCACACTAGAGGAGAAAGGCTACTTAATATGCTGGTGTAGCTCAGAGGCAGAGCGAGCGCCTTGTAAGCGCTAGGTCGAGATTTCAAAATTCTCCATCAGCTCCATTATGGCTAATGGCAAATCTCAGGAAACTCGACGTGGACGGTGAGATAGTGCTGAGCATCACTGTATAAACTGCTCACTAAGAAAGGGATAATATGACTTGGGAAAATTTTAGAGGTTTTGTTCCTATGAAGGTTGTTGAACAAGCAGTTCATTTCTGTGAAAATACAGAATGTCTTGATTGTCCAATTCACATTAATGATATTGATTATCGCACTCGATATGAAAAAGAAGTAGAGCATATCCCTTGTGTTGATAATTTAATTTTTGAATTAGCAAATGGAAGAATATTAGATTAATATGCGGTAGTACTCAAGTGGTTGAAGAGGGCAGTTTGCTAAACTGCTAGGCGGTGAAAGCCGTGCGAAGGTTCGAAGCCTTCCTATCGCGCCATATAGGAACTATCTGATGTGAAAGGCATCTAGTGCAGCTATGGCACAATAAATGTTACATAGCCCGTGGTGGGTGGTACTTCGGTACAGGAGCGCAGATAGAGGTGTTTCCATCGCACACTTGCTCCAATTAAATATACGGGATTAGCCAAGAGGTAAGGCAGTGGACTTGTCAAACTCCCAGAGGTTAAACGAGGTCATCACTCGTGTTTGGCACCATGACTCCACGATCGGAAGTTCGATCCTTCCTATCGCGCCAGAGAGCAAGTGTGAGAAAGTTCTATATGTATTACTGCTCTATAATCAGACTAATAGACAATGTATCCATGGGTACGTCTAAAAGTAAGCATCTCGTAGTTCAGTTCACAGAGAATCTTAAAGAGTGTGAACATAATATGGGTCAGTAGCAAATCGGCAACTGCGGCGGACTGTAAATCCGTTTCCTTCGGGAGTAGCTGGATCGACACCAGCCTGGCCCACCATATAAGGGTCTGTATTTCAATGGGAGAAAGCTTCCCTTGCAAGGAAGAGGTTGTGCGTTCGAGTCGCATCAGATCCACCATATAGGGGTATAGCCAAGTGGTAAGGCACGGGATTTTGACTCCCGCATCGTAGGTTCAAATCCTGCTACCCCTGCCATATAAAAATTTTAGGAGGTACACACTATGAACTTTCACACTAAAGAGTATTTTGAGATTCGTATTGCAAAGCTGAAGACTAAGGGTGAGATTATGAACGATAAGCTGATTAAAAAGGCTCAGAGACAGTTGAAGAAGCTGGCGTAAGTCAGCTTTAATATGCCGAGGTGCGCAAGTGGTCATAAGCGCCTAGACTTGAAATCTTGTGTGCCGATTTATATTCGGCCCGTGGGTTCGAATCCCACCCTCGGCGCCATATATGTCCCGTTAGCTCAGTTGAACAGAGCAATGGCCTTCTAAGCCATGTGTCGTTGGTTTGAGTCCAACACGGGATACCATCGAAATGGAATGCAACGGTTCCATTTCCGCTTCCATGCGTAGTTGGCCGTTTTGTGGTTCCGATGAGTAAACCGCTGGTTGGGTCGCCAATATCGTTCTTACGTAGATATCAATACGTAAGTTGGAGTCTCTTGTGGTGGAGAGAGGAGATATGAAAGACCATATTTCGGGGTGTAGCTCAGTTTGGTAGAGCGCTAGATTTGGGATCTAGAGGCCCAGGGTTCAAGCCCCTGCACTCCGACCAGTTTGAGGCTGATTACCTCCCAGTTTGCCAGTACTGTGGGATTAAGATGCTTGCGGGCCTTAGTCATTGAACTGGTTTAATCGGAGTATGGCCAAGTTGGTAAGGCACCTCACTTTTAATGAGGGAATTTCGGGAGTTCGAGCCTCCCTACTCCGACCATCAAATCCCATTAGTTTATCGGATAGAACACTATGCTACGGACATAGAGAGACAGGTTCGACTCCTGTATGGGATATTACATGCACGTGTAGCTCAATTGGTAGAGTTCCAGATTTCCAATCTGGCTGTTGCGAGTTCAAGCCTCGTCACGTGCTCCATAATGGGGAGACTTTTGTCTCCCCTATTTTTAAGTAAAGAAGGGCGTTTATATGAGCAAATACAATGATTATATCTACGATACAATAACATCTGCTTCTCCTCGTGTAGCAGAAATATTAGGCAACGAGATGAATCGTCAAGAAGAAAATTGTGAACTAATTGCGTCAGAGAACTTTGTATCAGATGCAATTCTAGCGGCAGTTGGCAGTTGCTTCACAAATAAATATGCAGAAGGTTATCCTACAAGCCGTCATTCTGGTAGAGAAGGCCGTTATTATGGTGGTACTCAAAATGTTGATGAACTTGAAGAATATTGTTGCAATAAATGGCGAGAGGTTTTTAATACAGATTATCATGTAAATGTACAACCTCATAGTGGAAGTCAAGCCAATTTTGCAGCATATATGTCTGTGTTAAATCCAGGAGATACAATTCTATCTATGAGTCTTGAGAATGGTGCCCATTTAACTCATGGCAGTTCTGTCAATTTTAGCGGTAAGTTATTCAATATGGTATTTTATGATGTAGATAAAAATGGTACTATTGATTACTTTAACTTGGCTCAGAAAATTGCCATTTATAATCCAAAGCTAATTTTGGCTGGAGCAAGTGCTTATCCTCGCATTATTGACTTCAAAAAGATTAGAAACCTTATTGATGGAGTTTCTGATAAATATTATAGGCCACGTCCATATTTTATGGTTGATATGGCTCATATTGCAGGACTTGTTGCTGCGGGAGACCATCCATCTCCATTTGGATTAGCAGATATTATCACAACAACTACACATAAAACACTTCGTGGTCCTCGTGGTGGTCTAATTTTCTGCAAACCAGAACTTGCAAAGAAAGTAGATGGAGCAGTCTTTCCATTTGCACAGGGAGGTCCTCTAGAGCATGTTATTGCGGGCAAAGCCATTGCCGCAGAAGAAGCTTGTACACCAGCGTATAAGGAATATATTCATCAGGTAGTTCGTAATAGCAAGGCAATGTGTGACAAATTTATTGAGCTTGGCTATGATATTACTACTGGCGGTACAGATAACCATCTATTCCTAATTGATTTCAGCAAGACACATCCAAATCTTACTGGAAAGATGGTTCAGGATGAGCTTGATAAACATAATATTACCCTAAATAAAAACTGTGTTCCAAATGAAAAGCGTAGTCCAGTACAGGCATCCGGTGTCCGCATTGGTACTGCTGCAATGACTACAAAGGGTTATAAAGAGCAATACTTCATTGACAAAGCAATAGAAATTGATAACATTATTAGCCACCTGTAAAATGGTGGCTAATTTCATAAAAAGCACTTGACAAATGAGAAAAGAGCGCTATAATGATAATACAAAATTAATTGAGGAGGTTAAATATGAGCAAAACCTATGATATTGCAGGAGCAGAAATTGAGGTAGTTTCTGGCGAATTCACAGAGAACAAGATTAAGGGCCAGAAGTACTATCACGCAGAATGCAAGTGCAATAATAATACAATTCTTATCACCAAGAATATTACAGACACAATGGAATATGATATTGTGGATGATGTTCTTAGCAACATCTATGATATTCCACAGAAGTATCTTGCAAACGTTTTGCAGAATGAAAGTAATCTAGTCGTTATGATTGGAAGACATAAAAATGAGCCTTCGTTCTATACTATTTACTACGGATGCAATGAGAAATTTGACTCAATGTTTGACGCATATAAGTGGACACACTTCCATAATGATTATGCAGACGATACGCATATGTACACAGAAGTTCATGATGGGCATCAGACAGCAATTAAGTTTGAGTTCGAGGTATAAAGTATGAGCAGATGGTTTCTTGACTGCGCATCTACTACTCAACCCTATAAAGAGGTTGTAGATACGGTTGCCGATGTAATGTACAATCATTACGGCAATCCATCTTCAATCCACGAGATGGGACAAGATGCTAAAAATATTATCGAGAATGTACGAAATCAGATTGCAGAAGATATTAATTGTGAGCCTAAAGAGATTATTTTCACAAGCGGTGCGTGTGAGGCTAATAGCCTCGCATTCACTGTAGCAAATAAAGTGCTCACCACAAAACTTGAACATAAGTCTATTGAAACGTTGTGCAAAGACATAACACATTTTAACAATGATAAATACGGTAACGTCATTATACTGGACGATGATATTTTGGGTGAGAATGGATGGCTTGTTTCTGTCCATGCTGGAAATAGTGAAATTGGAGTGATTCAAGACCTTGCACCTATTTCCAAGTTTGCACATAGATGTAATAACATCTTTCACGTAGACGCTACTCAACTTTATCCAGAGTGTCGTATTGATGTAAAAGAACTTGGCATTGATTTAATGTCTGTATCGGCACAAAAATTCCATGGGCCTCGTGGTATTGGATTTTTGTATTGCAAAGATGGTATTGAATTGAAACCACTAATTGGTGGTTCTCAAGAAGATGGTAGACGTGGTGGCACATACAACACTCCTGCAATAGCTGGAATGGGCAAGGCTTTAGAAATTAATCGAGGTGTTATGCATGATTATATAAATACACTTACAAGATTTAATAGAGATGAAATTGCTAAAAGAATTCTTGAAATTCCTGATGTTCATCTAAATGGTCCAGAACTTGGGGCAAATCGCCTATTTAATAATCTTTCAGTACATATTGATGGAGTAAAGGCTAGTGACCTTGTAACTCTGGCAAGTATGTATGGAATCTATATCTCTGCCGGTTCTGCTTGTAGTAGTGGAGAAGCAATACCTAGTAGTACACTAAAAGCTATTGGTCTTACGGATGAGCAGGCACTAAGCACAATTCGTATCACAGTAGACGAAACGTTGAATCAACACGATATTTTTGCAATTGCCAAGATTCTAAAAGGTCTTATCGAGAAACTAAGAGAGTCTTGACAAATTGGAAATATCTGATATAATTACAATACAAAATTAATTATGACTAAGAAAGATAAAACCTATTTTAATGCAGCAAGGGCAGTTTCTGAAATGAGTGACTTTGAAAAGCACCATATTGGATGTGTTGTAGTGTATGGACACAGAATTATTTCTAGTGGTTGTAATATTATGAAAACCCATCCTTTGCAGAAAGAGCTTAATAAAGAACGTTTTGATGGTGATACAAACCACTTTCTTCATGCCGAAACCTCAGCACTTTTGCCACTGATTAATCGAAAAGATATTAACTGGAAAGATGTACAAGTTTATATATATAGAGAGTGGAAGGACGGCACAAAGGCTATTAGTAAGCCATGTCCCGGCTGTAGAAAACTCATCAAGAGTTTAGGCATTAAAAAGATTAACTATACAACAGATAATGGATATATCCAAGAAACATTTGACTGAAAGGAATAAGATTATGAACGAAACTGATTATGGCATTTACTGCAAGAAGTGTTTCTTAAAGAAGCATAAGCTATCAAAGAAGAACCTAGATAGAATTGTTTATACGCCATATGTAGAAGAGTGTGCCAATTGTGGCAAGAAAGAGAAGCTTGTTGACTATATTGAGGAGGACGACTAATGAAGACCTTTAATGATTTGTATGATATGTGCGATAGCATTATTGACAATGGTGTAATTGATGCATCTCCTGATGACGTAATGGAGATTATAGAGGCGGCACATACAATGTTTGATAATATTCTATGGTTCTTAAATGAGCACGAGAATCCTATAATGGACGCAGTATATGATAAGAGTGCGTGTTCGGAAGTTATATGTAATATTTTTGACCAGCTAAATTATTATTTGGAGGATTAATATGACACCAGAAAGATTAAATATTGTACAGCCTGTACTAAATACATTTGAAAATGACGATATTAAGGATTTTGCAATTGTTCTGTTAGACAATCTGCCTGAGTATATTTGGCATGTTGGAGCATCGTCTACTGGAAAGTATCATCCAGCCTATTCTCTTGGAGAGGGTGGACTAATGAGGCACCAAGTAGCTGTTGTTAGATTTCTAAACTTCTTTCTTGAGCTTGAGCAGTATGGAAGTGGAATGACCTCTAGAGAAAGAGATTTAATGAGAACAGCGGCGTTGATTCATGATGGTATGAAGTCTGGCACTCAGAATGATTATAGTAAATCCAAATATACAAAGTTTAACCATCCAATTCTAATGGCAGACGTAATTCGTTCTACCGATGGTCTTAATGCTGGTGAACGTGAATTTATTGCTCATTGTATCGAGAGCCACATGGGACAATGGTGTTCAGATAAAAAGACTGGTATTGAACTGCCGAAGCCTAAAGATGAATATCAGAAGCTTGTACATCTAGCAGACTATCTCGCATCTCGCAAGACTCTTACTATGGATTTTGAGAACATTGAAACTCCGAGAGTAGAGTCTAAGCCAGAAGAGTATGTACTAACGTTTGGTAAACATAAGGGTGAGAAGCTGATTGACCTATTCAAATCTGGTGACGATTATGTGATCTGGATGGAGGAGAACATTACTCGTCCAGATGTACAAGCTGCAATTAAAGCTATTAAGAAGAAGCTTGCAGAAGAAGACGATGAACTATAAGGAGGACAAAAATGAAGGTTGAGATTCTTGCTGGTGGCAATATCGAAAAGGCTTTTAAGGAACTAGGTATTAAGTTTAACATCACTTATCGTGGAGAAACATATAGGGTATGTGAGGTCGATAAGCAGGATGTAAAGATGATGGAAGATTGTGCTGAGTGGGCATCAGACTGGGGCTGGTGGTGTTTTACCAAAGGTAGCAATATGGGCACTCCTTGCAGCTTTTTCACAATTAATGGGCAGGAACTTATTGCTTGGGATGGTGTTAAGCGTGAAGACCTAAGATATAATTGGGACGATGAAGATGACCGTGAAAAGAAAGCTTATCATTATTCATTCAAGGAGTACGAGGATAATATTATGCCTCATAAGTATGATACTCTAACTGATTATATGGGTGAGGAACTTGGTGCAAGTACCCCTAAAAATGTATGTGCTCTTGCTGTTGATTTGGCTAAAGCCAATGGTATGACAATGAGCAAGTTGTTCAGATTTTATGAGGGTTAACAATACAAAATTAATGAGAGGAGAACAAAATGATTATTAACGATAGACGTGCTCTTGCTTACATTCAACATGTAACAAATATTCGTCCTATTGAGGGTGCTGACAATATCGAGCAGTGCAATGTGCTTGGATGGAATCTTATTTGTAAGAAGGGTGAATTCCATGAAGGTGATCCTTGTGTTTACATTGAGATTGATTCCAAAGTACCTGAGCGAGAGGAGTTTGAGTTCCTTCGTGCAAAGGGCTTTAAGGTCAAAACGATGAAGCTTGGCAAGTTTAATTGTATCAGTCAGGGTCTTGCTATACCTCAGTCTGCATTTAAGGAGCTAACAGGTCTTTCAGAGGGCACTGATGTAACTGATATTCTAGGTATTAAATATTCTGTACAAGAGGACAATGCTCGTAAGGGCAATGGCGATCCTAATGCAAAGTATAAGTCTATGGCTGCTCGTCATCAGAAGATTTTTAAGCAGAAGTGGGCACGTTGGATGATGCGTCGTTCTTGGGGTCGCAAGATTATGTTTTTCTTCTTCGGTAAGAAGAAGGATAATCCTCGTGGCTTTCCGACATTTGTTTCAAAGACTGATGAAGAGCGTGTAGAAAATCAGCCTTGGCGTATTGGTGATGGCAAGACTTATCTTGCTACTGAAAAGCTAGATGGCACTTCTTGTACTTATGCTCTTGAGCGTAAAGGACATAATAAGTTTGAGTTTTATGTTTGTTCTCGTAACGTAAGACAGCAGGACGAGAAGCAAGAATGCTACCATGACCATAATATCTATTGGGATTTGGCGTTCAAGTACAATATTGAGCAGCATTTGAAGGATTTCCTAAATCAGTTCTCTCAGCTCCAATGGGTATGCATTCAGGGTGAGGGTGTAGGGTCTGTTCAGGGCAATCCTCTGAAACTTACTGAGGACGACTTATATGTATTTAATTTCAAAGAGTCCCAGACTGGTCGCTGGTCTTCTATGGCAGGTGCGGGACAGGTGCGTGAGTGGGGCATGAAATGGGTTCCTATTCTTGGAGAAGTTCAAATGCCAGACACTATGGAGGAACTTAAGGTTCTTGCAACTGGCAAGTCCAAAGTTAATCCCGATGTAATGCGCGAAGGTATCGTGTATCGTTCTTTGGACGGTAGTGATTCTTTTAAGAACGTCAGTAGAGAGTATCTACTAAAACATAATGGATAATGGAGAATAACAATGACTAGACCCGTACTAATACTCCTTTGCGGAATTCCTGGTTCCGGGAAAACCACTTGGGCAAAAAATTACATATCTAAAAATCCAGATTTTGTACTTTTGTCTTCCGATGCAATTCGTGCAGAACTATATGGTGACGAAAATATTCAGGGCAACCCAGTAGAGGTTTTCACATTGATGCAGAAGAAAGCAGTAGAATCACTAAATGCTGGGTACAATGTAGTATACGATGCAACCTCTATGACTCGTAAGGATAGGGCTAGTATAATTAGTATGTGTCCTAAGTTTACACACATCCAGTGTAACATTATTTGGGCACCGATTGAAACTTGTATTGAAAGAGATGCTACAAGAGAACGTACTGTTGGCAAAGAAGTTATTGACAGAATGCTTAAGCGTTTCCAGATGCCTTACTATGATGAGGGCATTGATGAGATTAATATTATTCGACCAGAGAATTTTGATTGGGATTCATATTATGATTGCATTATTGATGCCATGAAAATCCCACACGATAACCCTCATCATCAATTGGATATTTATAATCATTGTATGGAAGCGTTCAATTATGCAGTAGAAAAACAATTTGATTGGGAGATTCGTGAAGCTGCATATTACCATGATTGTGGTAAACCATATGTCAAGGTCTTTGTTAACACGAGAGGTGAACCTTCTGATACTGCTCACTATTATCAGCATCAATGCACCGGAGCATGGATGGCTTGTGGACTTACGTTTGATATCCACACTATTTGGCTCATCAGCACGCATATGGCACCATTTCTAAATGAAAAGTATTATAAGAATCTTCCAGCATATCTTAAAAATTCTGTGGACTTGCTTCACGAAGCAGACCTTGCAGCACATTAAAGAAAGGATATAAATATGAAGAAATTTATTGGTTTAATTCTAGCTCTAGCGGCAGTCATTACTCTATGTACTGGTTGTTCTGAGTCCGATAAGGTCAATTATAACATAAGTAAACAAGCTGACTATTTTGAATGCGAGCGTAAGATTACCGTTTATAATGCTCGTACAGATATGATTATTCTTGAAGCAGAAGGATACATGAGTATTTCTAATAATTCAACTAATGAACTTGTTGTCACTTGTAAAACCGGTGCAAATGAGTACAAAAAGAATTATATTTACCTAAATGATTATACTATGTATGTAGTCGAAGACATTACTGGCACTCATACAGATCCATATCATTATAAGCTATACTTCCATACTGAGATTTTACCAGATATTGAGGTCAAGCCTTAAGCACATTAACCAATTGGTACGGCATTTTTGCCGTACCTTTTGTGTAATATGTCAACTTGACAAATGAGTAGTATATGATATAATTACAGTACAAAATTAAAGGAGGAACATTTAAATATGTATGTATATGAAGTATATGCATTACGTTCTGACGGTGAAACTCGTACTAAAACGATTAAGCGCAAAAATCCAATCTCTGATGATAGATGTGAAAAAATCGGAGGAAACTGGGCTGACTATTTAGCGCATACAACTAATTATAATTATGTTTTGTGGGGATGTAATTTTATCAAAGAATGTTAAGGAGGAACAAATATGTACCCTATCCAGATGAAGCTAAAGAAAAATGATAAAGTAGTTTCTGTATATAACATTTCTGTAGGAGTAAATGGAACTACTTCTATTGCCACATATTATGACGGAGAGAATTGGTATACAACAAATGTTACAAAGTTATATCCTATTGATCCATCTGAGACTAGTCGTAATAAAGCTGCAAAGAGGATTCGAATTCTTCATGCAGAATATGTGACTTCTGATGACGAAACGTTTTCTACAATGCGAGGGGCAATTGATCATGAATATGAAATTATGAATAATGAAGGAGAATCAATATGAAAACTATTCGAAGCAATGTGTTTGAAACAAACTCATCGAGCACTCATAGCGTGAGTGTTTCTAGCAAGAATTCTAGTTATGATAGCCACGATTGTTTGGATGGATTTAAGGATTATGATAATAAAGTCCATGTAAAGTTCGGTGAGTTCGGTTGGGAAATTTGCAGTTATTACCTACCATATGAAAAACTACAGTATATTGTTACTATGCTTGTAGAAACTGAGGGAAATAATATCACTCGTGTAGATGACCTATATGAAACTGACGGCTTTAAGCTTATCAATGATGCAGTAGCAGATTATTGTAATTGCGATGGAATCTGGATTGACGAAGATATGAAACTTGATAGTTACAATTGGGACGGAAAGGTGCATTACTATATTAGTCATAATGGTTATATTGACCATCAGTCTTATGAAGACTATAGTTCTGTACGGGATTTCCTAGATGATTATGGTGTAGGAATTACTCAGTTCCTATTTGATAGTGGTGTAGTAGTGCATACAGACAATGACAATTATTAAGGAGGATAAAATATGAGACAGGTAAGACGAATGACATTTGAAACTAATAGTTCTTCTACCCATTCAATTACGATTTGTCCGCAGGAAACCTATGATAAGTGGCGTGATGGCAAGGTTTTATTTGGAGATTGGAATCAAGACTTTATTGAAGCGGAAGAGCTAACTCCTCGTGATTATGAGGAGGCTGGAATTAAGTATGAAGCTTGTAAGTGTAAGTATTACAAGGGCTGGAATGAGCTAAGTGCAGAAGAGAAGAAGGAATATACTACAGAGTATGTACTAAGAAATAAGAAGAAGAAAGATTATGATGAGTATCTAACATATGATGAGTGGCGTAGCAGACACGACTGCCTTGAAACATATACTGAGCATTATAAGACTAAGAGTGGTGACGAGATTGTTGCCTTTGGATATTTCGGCTACGATGGTTAAGAAAAATTTATGAGCCTTTGTGAGTATTGTAAAAGTCGTTATTCTTGGGATTGTGATGATGGTCTTGCTTATCCTGAATATGGTTGTGAAAATTTTAGCCTAGATTATTGCACATTATCTGATGAGCAGAAAGAAAAAATTATTGATACATTGATGCCAAAAAGGAGCTATTATGATGAATGGTAATTGGGTAAAATACCAAAACGGTAATTATACTGTAAGCATTAATTTAGATACTGGAACCAAAATCAGAGAGAACGACCTAGACTTTTTCGATGCAGATTTTCCTGAGTCTATGGATATCAAAATCACCAATCGCTGCAATATGAATTGTCCAATGTGCCACGAGGATAGTAAGTGTGACGGTGCTCATGGTGACATTATGTCCGAGAGCTTTATCGACAGACTACATCCTTATACCGAACTGGCTCTAGGTGGCGGCAATGTTCTTGAGCATCCAGACTTCTATGACTTCCTTGTTAAGTGCAAGAATCTCAAGCTAATCTGTAACACTACTATTCGTCAGGAGCACTTTATGCAGAATCTAGACTTTATTCGTAAGCTTCGTGATGAGGGACTTATTTATGGTCTTGGTATTTCCATATCTAATCCTTGGCAGGATGGCTTCATTGATGCCGTGAAGGAATTTCCTAATGCAGTTATTCATGTTATCAATGGTATTGTAACAATGAAAGACCTTGAGCAGCTTCGTTATTATGGTCTTAAGATTCTGATTCTTGGCTATAAGGAATTTCGCCGTGGTGAAAAGCTTTATGAGAATGCCGATGCAAAAGAGCATATTGATGGTCTTAAGCAAGACTTATACAACTATCTGCCTGAAATTGTAGGGCACGGTTGGTTTGATGTCGTTAGCTTTGATAATCTTGCCATTAAGCAGCTCAATCCTCAGCGTATTATGTCTAAGGAAGCATGGGATGAGATGTATATGGGAGATGATGGCTTGGATGGTGAGATGACCTCGGCAAGTATGTATGTAGACCTCGTAAAGCGTGAGTTTGCTCGTAACTCTTGTGCAGTGGATCGTTATCCTATTATGGAAGATATCAAGGATATGTTTAACTTTTTGAGAGGTAGAAATGGATTGGATTAACATCAATGATAAATGGCCTGAGAAATACCAAGACGTAATTATATGTACCAATGAAGGTATTGTTAAATCAGCCCTCCATATGGGCAATGCAAAATTTAGCACATACCTTCAAGTTGCATATTGGATACCGATGCCAGAAGCTCCAAAGATGGAAGTGGCAGAGGTTATTGAAGAACCAGTAAAGAAAAAACGTGGCAGACCTAAAAAGGAGAAGTAATTATGGATAAGACTACAATTGGCAATCGTATGAAAAATAACTACGAGAATATTACTAGATATTATTTGACTCGTAGGATGCCCGTTATCATCCGTGTTGACGGCCGGAGCTTTCACACTTTTACAAAGGGTTTTAAAAAGCCTTTTGATGATATTCTAGTCAAGACTATGCAGGATACTATGAAGTATCTCTGTGAGAACATCCAGGGCTGTGTCCTTGGCTATACTCAGAGTGACGAGATTTCTCTTGTACTTACTGACTATGCAGAGCCTACAACTGACGCTTGGTTTGGGAACAATCTACAGAAGATGTGTAGTGTATCTGCTAGTATGGCGACGTTGGCGTTTAATAAAGCATTTAACGACAATATTGTAAAGTATATTGACAGCCATCTTGATGCAGATTGTGGCGTTACGAAAGATTTAGCTGAATATACAAAAATTCTCATTAATGCAAGAAATAAAGGTGCAATGTTCGATTCTCGTGTCTTTACAATTCCCAAGGAGGAAGTTTGCAACGCACTCATTTGGAGACAGCAAGATGCCACTCGTAACTCTATTCAGTCTGTAGGTCAGGCAAACTTTAGTCAGAAAGAACTTCATGGCAAGTCTTGTAACGACATTCAGGATATGCTTATGCTACAGAAGGGCATCAACTGGAATGATTATTCTACAACTCTAAAGCGTGGTAGCTGTTGCATTAAAACAGCAATTCAAGACCCTAATGTAGATATTAAAGATGGAGCATACCCTATTAGCAAGTGGGTAATTGATAATGAAATTCCTATCTTTACTCAAGACAGAAACTATGTCGAGAAACTAATTTGAGGTGACTTATGACTACTATTTATAAATGTGATACTTGTGGACAGGAATTTAAAAGTTCTAAGGAGTGTAGGATGTGTGAAGCATCTCATATGGCTCCAGTAGATAGAATTAAATGTTTGATTATGCTTAATTGTGGAAATGTTTGTGATTATTGCGACCATTCATATTATGTGTATGGTTGTGAACAAGATTGCGAATATAAGGATTGCAGACATTCAAATAATTATAAAGACTTTATTCCAACGGAGCCTTTGCACGACAAGAGTATTAGTGGTGTATGAAACATTCTAACTTATATTGGATGATTTATTGGAGTTGTAGAAAGAAGTATGGCAAATACGGAGCCAGACATGCAATGAGAGTAATTGCAAAGAAAAGAGGAATTAAATGAGTTATTGGGATTATGATGAACCTATGTGGGAACCTTCTGAAGCAGATGAGCTTTTTGATGAACTAAAATCAAAACTTATTGATGCAGCAAAAGCCTCCTTAAAGAACGATATGGAATCTCTTAAAAGTCGCAATGCATATCTTGAGAAGCGTAATAAAGAGCTAGAAGACAAAGCACGAGAAGTATCAAGAAAAGAAAGTGATTTGGAATACAAATCACGAAACCTTCGCAGAGAAGTAGAAAGAGAATTTTATAAGACTGCTATTGATGATTTATTTAAAGATGCACTTGAAAAATCTCAAATCTGGTTTGCAGATAATAAACCACATGAAAAGCCTAAGTGCGATAAATGTGATGAAAATAGAAACTGGGTTTTGACTTGGCCTGATGGTACAACTACAAGTAAGAAATGCACATGCTCTCAGCCAGATTATTGGTATGAACCACAGGAAACATGGATTGATTATATAAGATATATAGTCAAAGACAGTAATTATCAATCCGAAAGATATTATCGACTTGATAAAAGTTATCAATACACTGGTGACAGCAGATGGAACGATTACTCATACGGAGACTTTGGAATCCAGTTTGTATATGATAAGTTCTGCGACGATGTTATTGAGAAGCGTGAACAACTTGGATATGGGAAAAAGATTGGGTTTAAATCTAAAGAAGAATGCCAGAGGTATTGTGATTGGTTGAACGAAAGGAAAAATAGGAATGAAGAATAATTTACATATTGAAAGTCCGTTAACTCCAACTGCTGTAAAAATTTATACCGAAGATGGTGTACCATATCTAGACTATACTGGTACATGCTATATTGATGGATGTAAGTGTAAAATCCATCTTCCAAAGATTGGACTTGAGTTTACAAATGTAATTCAGGAAGAGGATAATGCTACATATGATATTTGTGGTAGTTATAAGCAGAAAATCGTTCTAGATTTCAGGGTTTTTGTAACTGATGGCAAATTTTATACATATAAAATTCTTGAACGTGATGTGTCAAAGAAGCAGCTTGAAAAGGAGCTTGGTTATAAGCTGAATATTAAGGAGTGATTATATGATTTCTAAGGAAATTTTTATTAAGATTATGGAGAGTCTTGAGGACCTAAACAAAAGAATGGAAGCAGCAGATAAAGCTATGCAGGCTCTTTGTGAAAATTTTGGCAGTTTTTATATTTGTGATGCTTTCAACATTACAATCAATCTACTAAGTGAGATTTTCAACGACAAGGAGAATGACTGGCTAGGTTACTTTATTTGGGAGCGTGATTGGCTACATAAATTTAAGCTTGGCGATATTGTTATCGGTGACTATTCTGTGGTAATTAATAATTGGGGAGATGTGTATGATTTCCTAATTAGTGAGATGAGGGACTAATATGTGTAAGTATTGTGATTCTGCATCTAATGAGTGTGAAATTTTCTTTGATCCTCTAACACAAGAGTACTTTCTTGATATTCAAACATCAGAATGGGATACATATAATGACGATTGGGTATATCAAAAAGAATACATTAGTTATTGTCCTTGGTGCGGCAGAAACCTTGAGAATAAAGTTGATTTCTTGAAGGATAAAACTCCAGTATTTAGATTTACAACTGAATATAATTTGGATGAAGTATATAATTTAGCAAAGCACCTTCAGAAAAAATATCCAAATCTAATTGTACTTCCACAGGATTTTGATGTTGATTGGATGACTATAGAAGATTTGGAAAACTGGGTTAAGTTTATGAGAGAACATTTTAAAGAGCAAACGAAAAGTAAGTGCAATTGCAATGGTATAAGAGATAAGTGTAATCTATCACCAAAATATCAATGTGAGGATGATTAAATATGAAGATTTTAGTTGATGAGATGCCTAAGAAGGCAAAAGATTGTTATTTAAATTCTTACGAAACTGTCTTTGGTAAATCTGTATTGGTGTGTAAATTATCTAATAATGAATGTAAGTTGTGTAAACATCAACCATGTGACCAACTTATTTCGTTTAAGGATTATATGAGCAGATCAGTAGTGGGTATTGATGGGACAAGACAATTGGAATATGATTAACACATTTTATTATTTTGAGTCTACATATATTGACATGATTCATGATAAACATCCAAGAAACATAGGTGATATTGTATACTGTTCTGATACAAATAGTTTGTATGTATACGATGGTTCATATTTTAATAAGATATATGCTAGTCCAGAAGCTACCGTAAAGAAAAAATACGGTAACAAGGTGCTTAAATGTCCCAACTGTGGAGCACCTCATAAAGAAACAGATGAACGGTGTGAATACTGTGGTAGTTATTTTACGGAGGAATTTTTATGGAATACGAATTTCATGTAGGCGATTATGTTGAAACCGTTGGTGGGTTTGTTGGATGGATTTCCGCTATAAGAAACAATGAATATATTATTATAGTTGACAAAAATAACAATACTTGTGGATATTATATGCCGCAAGAAAGCCACTATTTTAACCGCATCGGACAGTACGATTTTACAAAGCCTGAAAAGCCGAAAGAAATTGATAGGCTGAAGTCTAATGGCTGGTGTATGGGCGTTAGTGGTGATAATTTAATTACAAAAATCAACGAGTTAGTAGATGCCGTAAATGAAATGAGGAATAAATAATGGGTATTTATTGTTTTACAAGGCCAGACCAGATGGAAGGTCATAAGTTTACCGATGATGTTGCAGTCGTATGGGCAATGAGCAAAAAGTCTGCAATCAAGAAGTTCTCTGTGCTATATGAAGATGTGCAGGAGAATGAAGTCGATAAAATTGGTTTCTGGACTCATGCCAGAGTTTTAACAGATTATTAACGGAGTGATTTAATGAATAAGATTGATAGAATTAAAGAATTAACTGAATTGCTTAACAAAGCCTCAGATTCATATTACAATACTGGCGATACAATTATGGAAGATCATGAGTTTGATACACTTCTAGAAGAGCTTTGTTCTTTAGAGCAAGAAACTGGATTTGTTATGGCGACTTCTCCTACTCATAAGGTTGGATATGAAGTAAAGTCTGAACTACAGAAGGTCACTCATAACCACCCCATGCTATCTTTGGCAAAGACTAAAGATTGGAATGAGTTTATCATATACTTTGGCAGTAAAGATGTTATTGGTATGCTCAAGATGGATGGGTTAACGTGTTCTCTTCGTTATGTAAATGGCGAGTTAGTATCAGCAGAAACTCGTGGTAATGGAGAAATTGGAGAAGATATCTTCCATAATATTAAAACCGTAAAGACAGTTCCACAGAAGATTCCATATAAGGATGAACTCATTGTTGACGGTGAGATTATTTGTACATATGAAGACTTTGAGCCATTCTCTACTGAATATAAAAATCCAAGAAACTTTGCTTCAGGAAGTATCAGACTGCTTGATTCAAATGAGTGTGCAAAAAGACCTCTAACTTTTGTGGCTTGGAATGTAATCAAGGGCTTTGATAATGAAAATAGCTTCTTGCGTAAGCTAGTACTTATTGACGAGTTAGGTTTTACTGTTGTTCCGTGGACTAGTTCTTTTGATTGGGATGCGAAGGAATTTTTGGTCAATAAGGCTAAGAAGCTTGGATACCCAATTGATGGTTTGGTTGGACGCTTTGGTGATATTAAGTATGGGGAGAGCCTTGGAGCAACATCACATCATAGTAATGCAGCTTACGCATTTAAGTTCGGTGATGAAACTTATGAAACGGGACTAAGAGATGTTGAGTGGAATACGACAAGAACCGGAATTATTGCTCCAGTAGCCGTTTTCGATGAGGTTGACCTAGACGGAGCACTAACGACAAGAGCAACACTTCATAACCTTTCTATTATTGAGCAACTAGAACTCGGTATTGGGGATACTATCACGGTGTACCGTAGCAATATGGTGATTCCAAAGATTGACGATAACCTAACTCGTAGCAATACATTGAAGATTCCAACTGTCTGTCCTTGTTGTGGTCATCCTACAGAGGTCAAGTATACAGATAATAGCAAGGTACTAATGTGTACTAATCCAGATTGTCCCGCAAAGAAGTTGGCTCGATTCACTCACTTTGTAAGTCGTAAGTGTATGAATATTGATGGACTGTCGGAACGTACTCTAGAGCTTCTAATCTCTAATAATTTAATTAAGAATTTCCGTGATATTTATCATTTAAAGGAGCATGTGGGTAAACTATGCACCCTAGATGGAATGGGTAAAAAATCAGTTGAAAATCTATTAAATAGTATAGAAAAAAGTAGAGATGTTAAGCTAGAAAATTTCATTGCAGCACTAGGAATTCCTAATATCGGTCTATCTGCAGCAAAGGCTATCAGTAAGAAGTTCAATGGAAGCCATTATGATTTTATATTAGCACTATCTAATGATAACTATGACTTTTCTCAGATTGATGATTTCGGTGAGATTACTAATAAATCATTGCACGATTGGTGGCATAGTAAAGACCCAATGGTAGAATTGTTACCTATGGAAGTAAATTTTATTGTTGAGGATACGGGTTCTAACGCCAATCTTGACGGTAAGAGTTTTTGTATTACTGGTAGTCTTACTCGCTATGCTAATAGAGATGCACTTGTTAAAACCATTGAGGATAATGGAGGAAAATATGTATCTAGTGTGAGCAAGAAGACTGATTATCTTATCAACAATGATAAGACCAGTACAAGTGGCAAGAATAAAAAGGCTATGGATTTGAATATTCCTATTATTAGTGAAGAAGACTTCATAAATATGATTGGAGGTGCCTAAATGCAGAATATTGTTGGGGATTATTCAACAGCTATTATTGACATTTTTAAGGATGTTGTGACAAATTATGAACACAACCTTGAAATTATCAAGCAGACAGAAGACAGTATAAATGATATAAATCATGAAATAGAACTTTCTGCTCCGAAGGATATGTATAAGGGCTACATGATGTACAAGACATTGCGTGAGCTTAGACTTGAGCGCCGTTGTGCAAAAGAAGAAAACGAGCTACTACAAGAAATGTATGAATACATTACAAGTCAAACTGGTAAAGAGTTCAAAAGTAGAATGCAGAAAATTCAAGGGCACTCTGTTGAGCTTCGCAAGAAGCAGGAGAATAGAACGTATACACCTAGGCAAAGAAGTGATTTGACTATTACCGATAAGACCTGTACAGCATATAAGCCGTTTGAACAAATGTTGAAAGAATTTAATCAAACTAAGGTAACTATGCAAGGTGGAAAATTACGTAAATGACCTCTTGACAAATATTACAAGTGGTGCTATACTTACAATACAAAATTAATGAAGGAGGAAACCAAATGGATGAGAATATCAATGTAGTAGAGGATACTACTAACGAAGAGACTGCAATCAATGATGTAGAGAATGAGTTTAAGACTAAAGTAGAGAATGTTGTTGAGCAGATTCGTACACAGGCACTATTGCTCGGTGCTCGTTCTATGTGTGTGACTATTGCCAATATGATTGATGGTGACATCAATAAACCTGGCAAGCGTTCTATGGCTGATATGCGTAGAATCGTAAAGAAGGTGCGTGATTTCTGCCAGACTGCAATTAATCATACTGTTGAAACACCAAGTTTTGATGATGAAGAGGAGAAGACGGATGAGTAATCATAAACTTTTTTGCATTATGGGTGAGACTGCATCTGGCAAAGACACCTTAACCAAGAAGTTGTGTGAAGACACTGGTATGAAAGCCATTGTCAGCTATACTACTCGTCCTCGTCGCACAAATGAAGGTGATACCCATATCTTTGTGGATGATTCTGTATACGAGCAGATGAAGGATAATTTGGCTGCCTATACTGAGATTAACGGTTTCCGTTATTGGACAACAATTGAGCAAATTTATGATAATGATATTTATATCATTGATCCTAATGGCCTTGAAACCCTAGAAAACCTAGGACTTGAAGACATTGACCTTTGCTCTATTTATATCAACGTCCCAATTGATATTCGTCTAGAACGTGCCTTGTATCGTGGTGATTCTCTTGAAGATTTCTTTTCTAGGAATAAGTCTGAGATGAGGCAGTTTATCCAGATGAAAGCAGCAGGTGGATTTGATTATGCTATTAGTAATCTAAATGAGGATAAAGCATATGCTGTGCTAAAGTATATTGTTGAAGTAGAAACAGTACAAAATTAATATAAGGAGTGTACCGATGGAGAACAAGACATTTAGTATGATAGAATTATTCAGTGGTATCGGGGCACAAGAAAGAGCATTAAGACAACTGAAAATTCCTTATAAAATTATCAATACGTGTGACTGTGATAAGGATGCAGTACTATCATATGCAGCAATGCGTTTTGACATTGACAAAGCAACGAAAGAATATCAATTTCCTACACAAGATAAGATGATTGAGGAACTACAGAATAAAGGGTTTGGTTATGATTTTATGAAGGGCAAGCATACAATTACTAGCCGTACTCCTATTAATAAGCTTAAGCAATATTATATTGCAGATAAATTAAGCAATAACCTTGGTGATATTTCTAAGGTTGATAGACTACCATATGCGGATATGGTTACATATTCATTCCCTTGCACCGATTTGTCAGTCGCCGGCAAGGGTGAAGGTATGGTCAACAAGTGTTCTTGTGGATATTCTTGGCCTATTGATTTTAGTGATGATAACGAATCTCTAATTTGTCCTAGTTGTGGTGCAAAAGTACAATCTAGTACTCGTTCTGGTTTGCTAGGTCAAGTACAAAGGCTTCTAGCAGTATCTAAGAAGGAAAATACACTACCAAAGTATTTGCTTCTTGAGAATGTCAAGAATCTAGTTGGAAAGAAATTTAAGCCACAATTCGATGCTTGGATTCGTTGGCTAGATAGTATTGGTTATAATACCTACTATCAAGTCCTCAACTCTAAGAACTTTGGCATTCCTCAGAACAGAGAGCGTATTTTTGCCCTATCAATCCGCAAAGATGTTGATAACGGCAACTTTAAATTCCCAGAGCAGATTCCTCTAACAACTCGTCTAAAGGATATTCTAGAGAAGACCGTAGATGAGAAATACTACCTCTCTGGTGATAAAGTAGAAAGCATTCTTGCAAACTTTATTGCAAGACAAAACGAAGCTAGTGGCATCAACCTAAAGGATCAGGCAACGACATTTGATGGTCTAACAGATGTTGCACATACTCTTATGGCTAGAGATTACAAGGGCTTTGGCAATCAGTCTATGACTGGTGTTATTGAGCCTAGTATTATCAAAGTCGGTCAGCTAGATTCTAGTTTTGACCAGAGTGGTAGAGTATATAGTGCAGAAGGTATTGCACCTACAGTTATGTCAAATTCTCATGGTAAGACATCTGGCGGCTATACTTCGCCTAAGATTTTAGTTGATGAAAATTCAGATAAATTGATTAAGGTTGAAGTACCACAAACGGTCAATGTTAGAAAGTACGAAGTAGACATAGATGCTCTTCAAAAGCTACTTCGTGATGCAAAATCTAAGTCATCATTTACCAATAAAGATATTGCAGAAAAACTCGACCAATCTTTGACAACAGTAGAGCATTGGTTTAGAACCGATGAATGCTTTAGCATTCCGTCTCCAGATGTGTGGATTAGCCTAAAAGAACTTCTCAATATTACAACAGATGACTTTGATGAAAGCATCACTACATTTGAGGAAAGACTTGGAGTATTTGAGAAGAGTAATAGATGTTATTTAGAAAATGGCATTTCTCCAACAATTACTTGTGGACAAAACGAAAAGATTATTGTTTCAGAAAATGTTGAGCCATTCATTGTAGCTTCTCGTGGTCGCAATCCAGAAAATCCATCAGACAGAACTACTGGTTCTCCTACTGAGCAGAGACTTGAAGCCAATACGAATGGCACTACTAATACAATTACTACTGTCGCTAAGGATAATTATGTGATGGAGCCACAAATCATTCAGAAGTTTGGAGATAGAGGGACTAGTCAGTATTCCATTAGAGACTATGCTCATACTATTCCCGCCAACCCTATGAGTGATAGAGGACAAATGGTGATGGAGCCTGTCGTTTGTGAGCAGCGTTGTGATGAAGGACTAAGATTCTTCAAGGATGATGTTGTTGGCACTCTTCGTACTATTGATGCTTGTGGCGACAAGAGAGTAATTGAGCCAGAACTGACACAAATTGGAACTATTGACGGGAACGGGCATGAAATTCGCAGAAGAGTGTATGATGCAGATGGGATATCTCCAACTTTATGTGGAGTCGGTAGCGGTGGTAATACCGAACCAAAAGTTTTAGTTAAAGACGAGGATGTCAATCCTGTGAGAATTGGGAACATCTATGGTGAACAGTTTGGTACTGGATATGCTGGTAATGTGTGGGATCAGGATTCTGTTTCTCCTACTATTATGACCGCACAAGGAGGCAATAGACAGCCCCTTGTAGTGGATAATGTTAAGTGGAGGATTAGAAAATTAACCCCAACCGAGTGCTGGAGATTGATGAGCTTCTCTGATGAGGATTGCAATCGTGCCTCTAAATATGTGAGTGATTCTTCACTTTACAAACAGGCCGGTAACTCAATCGTAACATCCTGTTTAGTGGCTATCTTCTATTCTTTGCTATTCAACGATAATAGCACTAATTGGTCTGATTATATTGTACAGTACAAAATTAACGGAGGAAATGAATGAAGGTACTAGAACTTTTTGCTGGAACAAGAAGTATCGGCAAAGCTTTTGAAAAGCATGGTCACGAAGTTTATTCCATCGAATGGGACAAAAACTTTGAGAACATTGACTGGTATGAGGACATTAGTAAAATTACTGCACAAGATATTATTGATAGGTTTGGACACCCAGATGTTATCTGGGCAAGTCCAGACTGCACAAGTTTTAGTGTTGCAGCAATTAGCTATCATCGTCGCAAGAATCCAGAAACGGGCAACCTTGACCCAGTAAGTGATTATGCAAAATTCTGTGATAATGTTGACCAGCATGTTCTTGATTTAATTCGTGAACTTAAACCAAAATATTGGTTCATTGAGAATCCTCGTGGCGGAATGCGTAAAATGACGTGGATGCAAGGACTTCCAAGATATACCGTAACGTATTGTCAGTATGGTGATACTCGTATGAAGCCTACAGATATTTGGACTAATCACCCAAATCCAAAGTTCAAGCCACCTTGTCATAATGGAGATCCGTGCCATGAACCAGCACCAAGAGGAAGTAAAACTGGTACTCAAGGACTTAAAGGTTCAATAGACCGTTCTAGGATTCCAGATAAGCTATGTGAACATATCGTTGAAATATGTGAGAAAGGTTGAGTAATTATGAAGTATAGAATTGCGTTGGATTGTGATGATGTCATTAACAATTTGCATGAAGTTGTGTGCAAGGTATTTAATGAGGAAAACGGTACAGACATTACAGAGGATACATTTACTGCATACGACATCTATAAGTGCCTACCATTTGAAGTTGCAGAAAAGTATGCAGCCCTATGGAAGAGAGAAGATATTTGGCGTTCGCTAACTCCTGTATATCACTCTCAATGGGGCGCAAAAAAGCTAGTCGATGATGGCTTTGATGTATATATTACAACTGCAACACATTGGGAGAATTTCCCTTGGAAGGTTGAATGGCTACAGAGTTACTTCCCGTTCATTGATGAATCTCGTATTATCTGCGTTAGAGATAAGAGTATT